CTGCTAAGAATACTTTAAAAGAAAATAATGTAGAGTTGATTTCCAACTCTACTTCTACTTTAAGTACAGAGATTAATAAGATTCCTACTGCTATTAAAGAATCTGATACTCTTATTGGATTTAATAATGGTACAATGTCAATTAATGGTAATATTGTTTATTATGAAAAAGATAATGATCTTAAAAAAGACAATAGTATATTTTTAGCAGTCAACGGACCAGATTTTAAATATACTCCTCCGGATAAACGATTTATGTTTAAAACTTTAGATATACCTAACCCTAATGCTACATATGAAGAGAATACTGCAGCTATGATGCAAGGTTTAGATGGAGTTAACATAACATTTGATTTATCTAAAATGTCAGAATCTAATTGTTATTATTTATTAAAATCTATGTATCTTGATACTGTTAATAGAATTTTAATAAATAATAAACAAAATAGGAACTCAAAATTTATTATTAAATTTCCAGATAGAGTATCTAAAAATTCAGATGATTATTTTGATGTCGGAAATCAATTTATTTTACCATCATCTGATTATAAATTATATTCAAATGATGGTACTTTAATAGAAAAAGTTAAAACTATAGATTTTGATCTATCATATTGTAAAAATATAAAAGAAGTTAAATGTACTGGTAGACTCAATATCAATATAGACATTATGTATCCTATTATTAAAGATATTAATGATATATATACTAACGATAAACTTATTATATATAATGAACTAGGAGAATTTGCATTTAATAATGTAAATAATAATAATTCCACAGTAAATGGTAAATATTATAGTAATTATAATAATGAAACTATTGCTGATTATAGTAATAATAACTCCATTTCTAGAAAAATTGAAATACGTGTAGATGATACAAGATCTGATATATTAGGTAAACTCCATAATGTAAAAGTATTAATGAATATTTTACAATTTATTGATATTGCTAATATGGATGGTACTAAAAAATATAGCTTTAAGCAAAACAAATTTATTGATGCATCTAGATTTGGCAAACCTAATGAAATCGATTATGATTTCTTAGGAGATTATGATGGATTTAATAGTAGATATCTTCCATATGCTTCATCTGAAGTTGAAAATGCTGAAAGCTTTCAACTTAAATATTATACTCCAAAAAGTGCCACTAATAGTTTGACTAATTTAATACATAAAGATGGTTATTGTTATATAACTAATTCTAAATTATGTACTGATATAAAATTTTTAGAGGAAAAATCAGAGTATACTATTGATTTATCATTATTTGATTATAGATTCTTTGGTGATGAATTTGTAAAAATATTCAATAAAGAAATAACTATTAACAGTCATAGTAATTATCGTGGTAATAACAGTACAAATCCAACATTAATAAACTTATCTCCAATGTATATTAATTCATCTATTAATACTACACAACCATATGAATTTAAAGGATTAACTATAAAGACTAGTATTGGTATAAGTATTGGCATGTATTTAGCATCTCCTTATAAAACCAAATTTATTGATGATAGTGATAATAGTAATATGGAAAATATTGAGACTGATTTTGCGGTATTATTTTATAATGAAAATATAAAAACTGTAAAATTAACAAAAAATTATAGTAAATCTGAACTTTATATACCTTTATCTTTATTTAGACCAATATATATGGATACTAAATTAGAGCGATATAGTAATAATACATTAATAAATCCTCCAGTAACTCCAATGAAATTCATTTTAAATAATGATACTAAGATTAGGAAAATAGAGGATATAATTAAAGTTGATTTATATCCTATAGGTATTTTAGGACCTTATACTACGGATGCTTTTGCTAAGAAATATGATAAATTTATTCATATATTAGCACCAGAAGATTATCCAGGTCTTGGTACATTTGATTTTGAAATGTATAGATTACCCTTATATAACTTAGATGAATCTAAGAAATATAATTACTCTAAGAAAGTTTGGGAACCTGTTACAGCATTAACTGATGATTCATTAAGCTTATCTTCTATTTATCCTACAGAATATTCTAATTATCGTGATAATGTAAATTCATTCGGATTTGAAGTAAAGACTGAAGATAACTAATTTAATTATTCCCAGAAGAGGTTAATCCTCTTCTGGGTTTTCTTTTACAATATAGTAATTGAAAGGAGATTTTATTATGAAAATATCAAAAGATTTTACAGAAATGCTTAAGCAATCTTTTAGACACATTGGTAGCGATATCAATGCACAAAGACCTGCTACATTATCTGACCAAACAAATATTACTTTTCTTAAGACTATAGAAATAGATAAGACTGTAGTTAATCAATGCCAAGGATTTACATATGATCCAACAGTTAAGAGATTCATCTTAGGGTGCTGTAGCCAAGATAACTCTAAACAACGTATCTATGAATTAGATGCCGATATGAATATTGTTAAATTTACTGATTTTGAAGGTATGGATAAACTAGGTCATGTTAATACATTATTTATGGATGGTGATACTATTAGAGCTACGAATGGTGCAGCTAATGGTAATCGTATTTATAATATTGACCGTAATGAGTCTGGTGATCTTGTTTTAGGAGAATTTAGAGATTATCCAGAAAAATGCTATAATATAGGTAAAGACTTAGATGGTTCTGGTAGATATATCTCTATCGTTCCAGGTGAAGATAGTAAGACTCGTAGAGTTAGAATATATTCTGATGATACTATGGCTATTATGACTAGGAATGAATACTTTGTGCAAGTAGATGAAACTAATATTGATTCTAATGGTGCACTTCTTAAAGGTGATACAATTATCTTTGCTGTAGCACGTAGACTTATTGAATGCCGTTTAATTGGTAATGAATTTAAAGTTATTAGAGAAATCGAAATGGAGCCATTTTGTGAAATTGAAGATTTTGTTTATGTTAATGGCGATATTTATATGTGTGCCAATTCTCATGATTACGTTCGGATTTATAAGTATTCTTCTAAGAGGTCTTATTATAATCATATCAATAATGATTATCTTAATAATGGCATTACGGTTGGTAATCAGGTAGGTTACCATGGTAGAACTACAGATGGTAATGCATTAGTTATTGCTAAGATTAATAAAAATAACAATCTAGAGCTTGGTGATAAGAGAGCTATTACTACAGTGATTGGTAAAGAGTTTAAGCATTATAATGGTAATAACTCTTATACTGTATTAACTACAGCTCACTATAATACAGCTATCTATAATAAGGTTACTATGGATGAAAAGCTTAAGGCTCTTGATGACCGCATCAAAGCTCTTGAGGCTAAATAACAGTAACTTTATTGCCCCTAAACATTAGAGTATAAGACAATTATTACTCTATAGGAGGTCACTATGGGTATGAAAAATGTAGGAGCATTCCTAAAGGAAGAAGGAACGTCTCTTATTTTTAAAGGGGATGGAGAACTAGTATTCTATATCCCAGAGAATTATTTTAGAAATGATGGTCATATGAAATATGCTGAAGAGGCTGGTGAATATGTAAACACTTTAGGATTATTCTCTTATGAAGTATTTGACTCTAAAGGGAAATCTATCTATGGTATTAAACTATTCAGTCATCCAGTTCTTATATCTACTATGCCATCATCTATTGAAAAGGTAAAGGATTATATCTTAGATAAAAAGATTCCAGTTCCAGTAGATTATCGTATTCTACATTTTAAGAAAGATGATGTAGTTATAGTAAACACTGGTTCACCTGAAGATATTACTAACGTTGAAAACATGTTTAGACTATTCATGATCACTGGTAATATCCCTAATGTAATTGCATATGATAAGCTGCATTCATTCTTAATGGATTCTATCAAATTCAATGGTTCTTCTTTCGGTATTTCTGCACAGATGTTTGGTATCCTTGTATCTGAGCTTTGTAGATCAGTCAAAGATGAATCTATTCCATTCCGTTTAGCTAAAGAAACTGATATGCATAAGTATAAACCATTATCAATTAAGATGGTACCTAAGTATATTTCTGCATTTACTTCCATCACATCAGAAAACTGGGATGATGCGGTAGTCAACTCTATTATCAATAAGAATAAAGTTGATTCACCAATGGAAAAGATCCTTATGCAATAGCCATAATTAACATATGAATAAAAGTTTAAATAGTATCCATCTAGGATTCGTTTATAACTATTATTTAAAATCTATTAAGGAGGAAATAAAAGATTATGATTGGTACAAAAATCATTCTTGAAGACCAAAGTTATATTCCCTCTCTGAATGTAGCCGACTCTACTACAAGACCAATTGTATTTGCTGGTTTTACATCCGATAAAGGGACTGAAGAATATACTAAATGGCAAGGCGATGATTTCTTCGATCAATATGGTGAAATCTCGTTTGCTCGTCATGGTCAACCTTTACTCCAAGCTGCTAATGTAATCAACAATGGTGGTATCGTTTATGCGAAACGTGTTGTTGACCCTACTTCTCGTTTAGCTATGCTAGGTGTAGTTGCCCATGTAAAAGAAATTTCTCGTCAAGAATCTAGAATTAAATTTGATCCTTTGACTGGATCCCCTATTACTAAGGCTGATGGTTCTTATGTAACTGAAGACTTATATTGGAAAGCTACCGATGTAGCATCTATCTCTGATCCAGCACAACGTCCTACATATCTTAAAGACGAAGCTGGTGTAGATGGCATCGCTGCTATGTACAAAGTTTGTCAAGTTAACTACTCTGTAGAAACTTTGAGTGCTGAAGAAAACATTCATGGTAATGACTATGTAGCTACAGCTAAAGCATTCTATGACAAATATAAAAATAAAAAAGATAACAAATTCCCATTATTCTTAATCACAGATAATGGTCGTGGTGTATCTCAAAAGAATATTACTATTTCCTTTGATTCCACTTTATCTCGTTCTGCTCAAGCAGCTCGTTATGTATTAGATATCGATGAAAATGGTAATACATTAGAATCTATTGTATTCTCTTTGAATCCTAATGAAATCGAAGCTGGATATAACTTATTCTTTGATTCTGTAGTTAAACGTACTTCTAAGCAAGTTAAATGCTTTGGTTTTGAAGACCAAATGCAATTATTCTATGCTAAAGTAGCAGCTATTGCTGGTATCTCTGAAACTCGTTTACGTGAATCTGATATCATTGGTGCTCGTACTTGGAAAGGTGATGTATTCAAAAACTTCGAAGTACTTGAATCTACTAATGATGGTGTAGCTACAGTAAAACTTGATAGCTTTGCTGGTCATCCTTTAACTGGTGGTTATAATGGTGATACTTTCGGTACATCTCCTATCTCCAACTATAAAGGTGTAACTGATGCTACTTCTGTATACGCTACTGAAATGGCTAAAGTATACAATGGTGCTTTTAATGATGATATCTATGATATCGATAACAACCCAATCGATATTGTTGTCGATGCTAACTATCCTCATATTGTAAAACGTGCTATCGAAACACTTTGCTCTTTCCGTCAAGACGTATTCTTCTTCCGTGATATGGGTACTAAAGGTCTTACTAACCTTCTTGCAATTAAGAATGCTAAGACTTTGAATACTGGTGGTAATAACCGTTACGTTGCTACTTACTGCCAATACTACGATATCTTTGATCCATACACTCGTAAACAAATTACTGTAACTATTGGTTACTCTATTGCTCGTTTGATTTGTATGCACTTCTCTAATGGTCGTTCCTTAGTATGTGCTGGTCAAAGCAATGGCTGGACTATTCCAGAACTTATCGAAGGTACTTTATCTTACGTTCCTAAGATTACTCCTGCAGGCGACCAAGTTGCTGAAATGGATGATCTTCGTGTAAACTTTGGTAAATACTATAACGGTATCTTCTCTCTTGCGTCTGAATATACTTCTCAAGATATCTTCACCCAATTGAGCTATGTAAATAACGTATTGTCTATTCAAGAATTGATTAAACAAATTCGTATTGCATGTCCTAAATCCCGTTATAAATTCATCACAGGTACTGACTTTGAAGACTATAAACAAGACGTTCAAGCAGTTATTAACAACAACGCTAATAAATTTGCTTCCATCTCTATTGACTTCAAATCTGACTCTGCATATGCAGCAAACAAAATTGTTTATGCAGTAATTCAAGTATCTTTCAAAGATTTCGCACAAGCTGAAATCTTCCGTATCGTTGCTATTCCAATTGCAACTGCTGTTAGTGCTAATGCTTAAGGGGGATAAATAATATGGCTGGACGTACTGCTGGTGCTGTTAACTTTATCTTCGACGGCACTAAAGAAATTCGTGATTTGACTCAATATGCCTTGTTCCGTGGTGTAACTGACTGGGCTAACCTACATCAATTTAACCAATTTGAATCTGGTTATGGTATGATTATCGTATTAACTATTCCAAACTTCTTGAAAGCTTTGGCAGCTAAGAACGATAAATATCAAAAACTTATCGATACATATGTGCATGTATTGGAATATGAATTCCGTGGCTTAGATGGCATTGATAACATGACTTCCGATACTGCAGAATTGACAAATGGTGTTAAATCCATCAACGTAATTAATAAAGTTAATAGCCAATCTGGCTCTACCTTTACTATGCGTTATTTTGAAAAATCTGGTTCTATCATGACTAAAGTTCATGAGTTGTTCTTACGTGGTGTTAAAGACCCTACAACTCAAGTTAAACATTATCATGGTCTTATTGAAGATGGTACTATCAAAGAACCTGGATTTGACCAAGAAGTATTTAGCTTCTTATATATTGTAACTGATAATACTTTGATGAACGTTGAAAAAGCATTCTATATTGTAGCTGCTCAACCAACTAATGCTGACTTGAATATCTACAATATTGAACGTGGTGATATTGGCTTCAAAGAATTGTCTGTTGAATTCTCTGGATTCCCTATTACTAATACTATTATCAACCAAAAAGCTCAAAGCTTACTTGATTGGGTACGTAAAGGTACAATCTGGGATGAATCTGAAATGACTTATACTGGTGTAACTAATATGAAACCTTATAGCAAGGTTCTTACTCCTAATGGTGAAGGTAACACTGGTAAAGGTATTTCTTATACAGGTTAATAGATTTTAATAATAGAATAAACAAAGTGGACTAGGAGTTAATCTCCTAGTCCATTTATTCTTTTTAATTTAGTAACAATATATTGACTGCGTATGAAGCATTAATGAATTAGACACTACTCCTATAAAATCTATAATACATACTATAACATGCTTCGTGAATAAAACTCATATTATAAAAATCACAATTCCTACTACGCTTGATTTACGTTAATAATATATACATGGGAACTCCGATGTTCGGATTAGAATCTTATCTTTCATCAGGGGATGGATGAAAGATCCTCTCTCTTCTCTCTCAAAAAATTGCAATCTGCTAAAATAACACATGAACGGTTTCCTTCATACGTAGTCATATCCTTTTCGTAAACACTGTGTTGTGTTTCACCTCATCCAAAAAAAGAGACAATCAAACAACTTATGGTCATAGGCTTTAATAGCCTATGACCATATTTTGTTGTATTAATAACTATCTCCACCGCCACTATCTTCTTGTTGTTGATTAGCAGCATATTCGATCTTAGTTGTTTCTTTAACACGCATAACCATTTCCATATCAATATAACTTTCAAGCATTTTACCTTTTAAGTTATTGAAGAAGATTTGTTTAGCGTTATCATCTAAATCATCAGAGAATGCTTCCATTGCAGCTTGTGCTACATCATTAGCATTTTGAATGATTTGGTTAGTATTAGTTAGATTCAAGAACATCGGAGTTGGTAAGTTAACTTTAATAACCGCTGTTGGATTATTAAACTCACCTCTATAGAGCTTAGTCATAATAGATGATAAGAATCTATTAGCTACTGTTTGTCTATTATAGATCTTCTTTAAGAATCTACTATTGGACATAGATGCTTGAATAGCATAGTCCATAGATTGTCTTGCTTGTACTATTTCAAATGGTACATCAGTACTATTAACTGCCATAGATTGGAGTTTTTCCATTAAGTCAGTTTGTGGATCAATTTGTTGACCTTGCATAACTTCAAACTGTACTGGTGCATTACCACTATTATCAGTTGGAATAACAAAGTCATTGAATCTACCGATGATATTCAATACATTCTTCATAGATTCTAATTGACGCATATTGAAGTTTTGACGTTTCAATTGATCAATAGTAGTTAATAGAATCTTAGAGATATTCGTATCAATACCAGATTGTTTTACGTAGTATACACGACGATCTTGTGCACGAGTCATTGCTCCAATAGTATTGGTAATATATAGACCAATGAATAACTTAGCTGGTATCATAGACTTATATAAGTCAGAGATACCACGATACGTATCTGGGTCTAATTTATAATAGCAATGAACTACATCATCTGGTGGTAAGAAAGTTACATTATATTTATTCTTCTTACCAGCTTGAAGATCATGTTTCAATACAGTATAGATTTCTTTAGATAGATCTTTATTAAGTTTAATAAACTTAGTATCAATAGCTGAAGATAGCTTTCTAGCTACAGTCTTAACAATGCTATCAGAGATAACAGCAGAGTTCTTTGTAGCTTCTAGATCTGTAGCTACATTGATACCTAAAGCATTTACTGGTGTAGTTGTATCACTAACTGGGAAGTCATCTTCTAAACCAAACATGCTTTCATTTTCAAGATAAGCATATCCTAGAATAAGATCTTCAATTCTAATTGGAATAACTTTATAACGATTAAGTTCTTTAAAGATGCATCCATTTAGACCCCAATCCGCTTTAGTATCAATTCTATTGTCACCATGTACAATTAACCCATTACTTGTAGTATCATCATAGAATGGACTAGCATCTAACTTATCATTAGCTACTAGAGATACTGTACTTGTTGTAGCTTCATTAAAGTTTAATGCAGACTCTCTAATATGTTTAAGTCTATTAGCTGCAGTCTCATGAGCTACAATCTCTTTAGATAAAGCATTGCTCATATTGAATGAGAATTCAACATCTAAAGACTGTTCTCTTTTATTAATATTTCTAACAAATACATCTCCACTCTCTTTTAGATTAGGAGATTGTTTAAGAATACCAGATTCAGTTAAGCTCATAGATTCACTATGCATTGAACTAATGAACTTATTATCTGGATTATCTAATAGCTTCTTAATAGCTCTTTCATATGGTACGATATAGTAGAATCGTTCACCATATTTAGAGGTATTATATATAATATCTTGGAACTTGATAAGCAAGTCATACTTATCTTTAAGATTCTTAATATTATTATAAAATACTTCTTTATCACTTTCTACAGAGACATTCTCATCAGAAATGAAGATAAAGTCTTTAGAGAAGTGATCAGAAGAGATTACGTTATCACATAGTACACCTAATGCATCTTCAAGCATAGGCATATATTTACAGATCATATCAATCTCTGCATCAAATAAACGTAAACTACGATTATTGAAGAAAGCATTGTATGTACTACCATCATTATTTAAGTCTTTGAATACGCTTTCAAATCCATCTACTACTTTTGGATCATTTTGATATTCAACAGCCTTAGCATATAGTGTACTAATAGATGATAAACCTGTAGAGTAGTTAATATCATTAATAATCTTACCCATAGAGTCATTGATTCTATCGGTAAGGTGATTTAATTCACTATCACTGTCTGGTGGTGTATAATATGTACGACCGTATAAATTAGCAAGACCTTTACGGATGCTTCCTAGCAATCCCTCTTGCTTTTTTACGTTTTTATCTTCAGCCATTATCGTTCCTCCTTTGATTATTTAAATGTTTTCCGTATGCTATATAAACGGATCTGGCTATAGAGATTGATTCTCTATAGCCAAACTCCCTAGTAAGGTATGAAAACAAATGACTGATTGATGATAATACCATTACGTTTAGTTATCTTAAGTCTAAGTATAGATTGTTTAGCACCAGTTACAGTATATACAGTAGCTTCTACTTTATCAGACTTCACTGTCGGTATTGCTGACTTTGGTAAGTCAATATAATATCCGTCTATGCTAAGTCTACATGCTCCTGAAGATGCACTACTATTCATAAGCTCTTTATACCAATAATTTTCATGAAAGTTTTCATCTCTTACTGATATATTTTCATCTATTTGATATTTTCTTAATGAATCCATGATGCATTGTATTTGAAAAGCATCTCTATTATATACTGACACTACTGGTCTATGAACAGCTATCTCAGGATTCTCAAAAGATGGTTGTAATTGAGTAATCTTATCAATATTCTTTAAGTCAGATACATTAATCAATAGATTATCTAAATGAGGACTTAAGTCTACCATATAACTTGTAGTCTGGAAGTATGATTTCTCTGGTCCAATACCAATGATTGGATTGATATAAGTTCTATCATATAGAATCTTATCACATTTCAAAAGCTTACTTATAGAAAGTAAGCTTTCGATATCAGATTGTGTTAAAGGGAAATGAGTAACCATTATAATCCTCCTGGCATTTCTTTTTCACCATAAATAGCATTCATACAATTACTACCAAATCTAGTTAGAGCTGGCATACATTCATTATATTCAACTGCTAATGGTTTAACTAACTCGCCTTTATTATATACTTTGAATTCATTCTCTGTAGATAGTTTACCTGAAGCAAATAATGTAGATACTTGATCAACTAATTCACTATAATTAGGTAAACCAAACCATCTATGACCGATAGTTAAATGGTCTTGAGTTACAATATCTTCAATGATTGCAGAACTTGCATCTTTATCATCTTCGAATTCAATCTTACCAATCTCTGATGGAGAACTTAAATTGAATTCACGATTGATACTTGGATATAGTGAACTAAAGTCAAAGTCAACTAAGTTATCACATAAGAAAACTGGAATACCATTGATCTTTAACTTAACTGAATCATTAACCAAGTTAGGATCTGCTACGAATGCACCGTCAAACTTCTCTGATGGTTTCTCTCTAGTCTTATTAATATTATTACCAACTACTAATCCTAGATTGAAATAGAAGTCAATTTGTTTATTTCTTAGATAAATTGTTTGTCTATGTACTTTAGAGAATCGAGTATTATTCAATACACTAGAGTTATAAATATATCCAATATCATCCGTAGATTCTTCAATACATACTTGGACTAATACGTCGACGATGTTATAGAATACAAATGTTTTGAAATCTAAGAATGGTAACTTAGCCAAGTCTGTAGTGATATGATGATAATTCAACTTTTGTACACCACAGATTTGAGCACCAATATCATTCAACTTAAATGATGCAAATGCCGATTGACCTTTACGCCGAGATGCAAATTGAATCATTTGATCTAAGTATACTGTATATGCTGAGATATATGCATAATCACCACGTTCGGCATAATTGTTTTCCATACGTACATCAATAAAGTATTCAGCTTTAGGGTTTAACTTAAAGTCTGGATGACACATAATACTTTCTGGACGATATCCTAGATTACAAATACGTTGAATCAAATACGGAATATCGAACGCCATATTCCATGCCATTAAGAAATCGGGCTCTTCTGTATTGATTTGTCTAAATAGTGAACCTAATAACTGAATCTCTTGATCGAAGAATCTTACGTTAAAGTTATATCCAAAGATATTAAACTTACGTTGTCTTTCTTCATCACCGATAGCAAACTCAATTAACTTTCTTAAATCTCTTTCAATCTCTCCACTAGCTACTTGGTTTTCAAACTCTTGTACTAATGGATTCTTAGGATCTCTAAGAATATATGTATTGATTACACCATCATTAATATAAGTTACTACATTAACTGGAGCTTCACCTGGTTCTGGGAAATCACCTACAATATCAGAGATATCAACTTCGATATCCAGATATGCTTTTCTTACAGAATGGATTTCATTCTTGAATAATCTATTAAACCAGAATCTATAATGGTCTTCAATATTTTGATCGGAGAAGAATACTTGATTCAAAGTATGTAGCTTAGCATTCTCTCTATATTCACCATTGGCAATATTGTTTGTAAAGAATTTTATATTACCAGTTTTTTGAGCTATACATTTCTCTAATTCTCTATTAGGACATTGAATTGGCTCTAATTCATTTTTAGGTAAGAAGTCATAATGATGAGTTAATTTATCTGGATCTTTAGCTAAGAACCAAATGTATTCTGGATCTTCAATTTCACATACGTGTTTCTTACCTGTATTATTATCTTTAGCGACTAAACTTAAAGATGGTTTAGTCCATTTACCGTTCTCTTGTTTAAAAGGTTTTGCAAAGAATGTTTGCAAAATCGTTAAGTCATAGTTCTTTGGAAACTGATTAAATATGTTTAAAATGTTAGCCATATTTAAAATCCTCCTTCGTATTTATACCTACTTTAATGTAACTGGGAGTTTAATTTTTAATAATTCGACGTTTTTAGGCAATATAAGAATATATACATAGAACTTTAAAATAAACCCATAAAGGAGGGAATATTATGCAATATACTGAAGCTATTATGGAAGGTAATATTACCGTAGAAGAACCTGTAGCTAAACCTAAGTTTAGCGGGTCATCCATATTTAATAAATTTGCTACTGGTCAAGGTAAAAAAATTGTAGTAGAGAATACTCCTATAGATGAAAGTACTTTGATCAAACCACGTAAACGTGGTCGACCAAGAAAAAATAAAGATAATGATGAAATCAATGTAGGTGGCGATGCTGAAGAGATCGTAACTAATAAGGCTTACATTGATTCTTATGAAGAAACTAATGATTTGATTAAAGTTATGATTGGTCAAATCGATGGTCTTCAAGGTGAATTAAAACAAGAATTCAATGATATTCGTCTATCTAAGATGCGTGGTAAATATCAATATCTAACTGATATCTCTGCTACTATATCTTCTCTATCTAGTACTAAGTTATCTGCTATTAAAGAGCTTAACTCTGTTATCTCTAAATGTCATGATATGGAACTTAAACGTACTAAAGAACTTAAGCTTGATAATAGTGGTAGTGATGAAGCAGCTATCATGGGTCTATATGAAAATATCATCAATACTCCAAGACAACAACTTGAATCTGGTTTCATTCCACCTAGATTAGAAAGTGGAGATGTACCATTAATGGTTCAACAACAAGGCGGTATGGATATCTATCAACCTATGGTAACTAATGATGAATTGTTTACTCCAGAGCAAAATCGTATGATTATGGAACACAATCCAGATATCAAAACTGTAGTTGTATTTGATCCACGTACTGAATCTAGAGAGTTCCGTTGTATGAATATTAAGACTGGCGAACAAATTACGAATACAAGTTTACCTGATCCATTCTTATTAGAAGATATGAACTTAAACTTCCAAACTGGTGTAGCTCGTAATTCTAACTTAAATATGAACTTTCCATTAGCCACTAATGAAGGTGGAATAATTAAGCTAGTTGAATCTAATTATTAATAAAAAAGAAAAAAATAAAAGAGAAGAGTAGAGGTTGACCCTCTACTCTACTTCTTCCTGCATTAAGCTGGAGATCTTTTCGATCCCCAATTTTAATGCAGTTAAATACGGATTCCATCCAAAATCCTCATATTTGTTAATTACAGTGAGCATGTTCAAAATGTATTCACCGTTAGTTGCAACCAATATGGCATTATTTGATTTAATATACCCCTCCATTGGGTGGTAGATGGTGAAGTAATCCTCATAGCAGCAGAAAACACTATCTGCGATATGATTTTCAAGCATATCTGAATGGAATTTATCCAAGATACACTCTACCATTTCTACTAAACCATAAACCTCTTTATACGCTTCAATCTTATTCATGATATGACTCCTTTCTGCCTTGTGGGCTTAAACTAATACTATATCATCATATCACCTTAATAATATACAAGTATATATATCCACTATTACAAAAAAAGAAAAGCAGGAAGGAGTAGGGATTTAATCCCTACTCCTGCCAACACATTTACTTATTTGTATTATGCATTATACTTTCCAATAGTAGTATTGATCAAGTTAATCATAGTCTTGATATTATCAACTAAACTTAACATATGATCATTCAAACCAATAGAATTCATTCTATTTTCATCGTCTTCTAACCATGCATCCACTGCAGACTCAATAAGATTACCAATGGTAATTAATGCCTTAGGATCATAGTCATTCAGCATATTAATACCATTATTAGTATGGACATAACGGAATGGTTCTTCGCCATCTTGTCCAAATTCAATAGTAATCTTTCTATTAGATCCATGTGCAAAGAATAATACTTTAGAATTACCACACCATAAAATGGTTTCTAATTCTTCTTCACTATTAGAGTAGTTAAAGAATAATTCTGCCAATTCTGCAAAGTTATCATTGATAGCTCTTTCTGCTAATTTAACTACTTTATAATCATTTAAGAAATCAAAGCTTTTATTTACTGTTTGGTTAGGCATAGTATTTCCTCCTATAGGATACTTAATTGCATCTTCATAATTAAAGTCACTTATAGATTTATATTTTGATAGAATGCGATTTATTTCTACCATACTATCTGCTTCAAATGTTTTATTTTCAGTACGATATCTATATTTACATTCACATTCAAAAACCCATTTATCTTTGTCTTTAGAGATACAGATTTTTATATCTGATCTATATTGTACTAAAATAACAATATCTCCTTCGACTGTTGTAAAATCTTTAAATGTATAACCATATGAATCTAGTACTAATTTAATATCTTCTATAGATACAGTTGGTTCAACTTCTTCAGTTTCTTCAGGTTGATCATCTGATATTGTTGCAGATTTATATATGGTTTCAATTGAATTTTTAAAATCGTCTTCATCATAGATAATGAAACTAACTTTTATACCATATGGTAAAATATATACTATCTTAAATACTTTCTTTTCTTGTGTAATTGTAAATTTTTGACCATTTTGTAATTCAACAAGCATTTCATTTGTGCATAAATTATGTACATATCTGAATCTTCCGTCACCTATAAAGAATCTCTTTATGTATTCGAAGTTTATCATATTACACCTCATGATCTAATAAATATTGAGCCTTTTCTTTAGGCGACATACAATCAACTGTACGTACAGATTCAAATAGTTCAGCATATGTATACTTAGCTATTTCTTTAGCAATTTGATCTGCACGAGATTCTTTCTTCTTATCGTCATCACTAAAGAATATCTTAATTATTAATTTGATGATACCAAAGACTACTTTAAGACCATCTACTATTTCGCCTGCAGATACTGAAGTAGCCATCTTCATAGGATTATATGAATTAGCTGCGGCATATTCAAATGCCTTTCTACGAATACTAATATATGCATCTGGATCTGTTTTTTCCAAATGTATTAGATAACAAATTAGTTTTGGATTTCCTTGACCAATAAAGCCCATATTATTTACCTTCTTTCTTTAGTAACTCCTCTAATCGTTCAATACGTTTTTCTAATTGATAGATCTTCTTATGAAGAATAACACTATTATCATTATGAACGATCTTAACCTCTTTAGGTTGCTCAATACTATTAGCATTAGCTACACCAAAGCAACCAATTAAAACTGCACAAATAATAAGTTCTCTCATCATTCTCTCCTTAAATATCATTAGGATTGGACTCGTAATATTCATCCAAGAATTCTTTATTCTCTTTAATTATCCGATCAGCTTCAGCTTTATATTCTTCATCTTCGGCTTCTTTAATTCTAGGATCTTCGAACCAACCTTCTAATAGTAAGAATGCATCAATTACGTCTAATACTTTATCTTTCTTATCTTTAAAGATTTCAGTGTTATTATCAAGATATAATTGATGGAATAATTTAACCATCATATATAAAATATATGGATGATTTCTAAAAGTTCCATATGAGTTTAAGAATACTATATGATCTTCAACAAATCTGAATTTAATATTATTGATAGTAAATTCGATTCTGTTTTCAGATTTAATAATGTCGAACCTAACATCGCCATATTTATCACCTTCTAGATGATAAGTACAATCGATTTCTGGAGCGGCATTTAGGAATTCTTCTATTACATATTCAAATTTCTCAAATGCCCCAAAATACATGCCGTTAAATGTTTCCATTGTTATCCTCCTATAAAATAAATAAGAGATAGAGTGCTAAGACTCTATCTCTTAAGTATTCTTAATTATTTTAAATCAACTGCTTCGCCTAGAACTTTTTCTAAGATAGCTTTAATCTTTTCATTGTCAGCTTTAAGCTGAGCAATTTCTTTCTTAGCTTCATCTAGGTCTTTAATTAAAGCAACTTTGGAACGAGATACTTCAGAACGTGCACCTACTTTATAGGATACGCCTGCATTGATTACATTATCACTACCAAATGTAGTACCAACTGTAAACATAAGATCTTCGTTTGGACGGTAAGCAACGCCAACTGCACCTGCATTTGTGCCATGGAAATGACCATAACCAGCCATAACGTCTAATTTATGGTCTGGGTCAAAATCCAATGGATGTAAACCAGCTAACGCTGCAGCACCAGCAATACCTTTACGAGCTTCTTGATGGTTAGCTTTAACCATATTACTCAAAGCATTATTATTACCATTAACTTGATTCAAAGCAGAAGTCAATTGGTTCATATTAACCGCATCATTACCAGCTGTACCAGCAGCTACACCATGAATTTGTTGACCACCTGCAGTGATATTAGTTGTAGTAAATTCTACACGTTTACCATTAGAATCTGCTACCATACCATTTAGATCATATTGAGCGTTATCCAATGTATTACGATCTTCAATGGATACACCATTAGCATTATAATGAGTATCCACATCACCATTGAATACAGCTACACCATTTTTATCAATAGCACTATGAATTGGATCTGTATTAGCACCAAATGCTGCACTATCAATATTCAAGTTATTGCTTAAAGCTACAGTATATTTAGTACCACCATTTGCTGCTGTACCAGAAGTTACATTGATATTACTACCAGCTGTAACTACAGTATGTTTAGCAGCTTCAGTTGCAACTGCATGTAATTGAGAACCATTAACTGCATCAGTTGAAGTATCAGAAATACGTCCAGCTGCTACATTTGTTAAAGTACGTTCTTTGCTAACATCACCAACGGATACAGTTCCTACTGGATTATCACCAGCAAAGTTATATGTAGTACCACCAATACTTGCAGAAGATGTACCAACTACAGATTCAGCTTTAGAGTTATTGCCAATAGCTACAGATTCTGCTACACTTACAGAAGTATTGTTACCGATAGCTACAGCATTATCTGCATTGCTAAGAGTATTATTATTACCTACAGCAATACTGAAATAACTATCTTGCATAGTATTCTTAGTACCTACAACTACATCACCATATGGATCAACCATATGATCACTATATGCGATATTGTTTTCAGCACCAACAACTGTAGCATGGTCATATGCACCATGATTATTGCTACCAATATTTACTGCAGCTTCACCTTCAGCTTTATTACCAGATCCGATAGCTACAGAATATTTACCAGTGGCATTTGCACTATGACCGACTGCAACCGCATCTGTAGCTGTTGCATTTGCAATAGTACCAATAGCTAAACCATGATCACCAGAAGATTCTGCTTGGTTACCCACGGCAATAGAATTGTCAGCAATTGCTTTAGATTTGAAACCTGCAGCAAAAGCATAACTACCATTAGTTTCATTATTAGTACCTACGGCAGAAGCAAATTGACCAGTAGTCTCATTATTTACACCGATGGCACTGGATTGTTGACCAGTAACTGCGTTTTGATAACCAACAGCTGTTGTATAATCAGCAGTGGCACTAGTACCATAACCTACTGCTGTACCCATTAGCCCTTTGGCTCTTGTAGATTTGCCTACAGCTACAGTAGCTTGGTTTTCTGAATAAGCACCGTTACCGAATGCTAACGCATCTTCACCATTAGCTCTTGCTTGAGAACCAATAGCGAAGTTATTGTCTTGTAATGCTTGAGCAGAGGAACCAATAGCTACACTATTGCGTCCTTTTGCATAGCTGTATTCACCGCCAGCAATGGAATTAATTCCTGTTGCTTTATTACTAACACCATAAGAAACCGCATTATTACCAGATACATTATTATTGTAACCAGCTGTAAATGCGGAACTTCCTGTAACAGTATTTTGGGCGCCTACGGCATCAGCACCAAATTGACCTGTGATAGTATTGTTTACACCACCAGCCAATACAGTACCAGTAATTGCAGCTAATACTGCTGCGGATAAAATAACTTTGTTCATTTTTGTTGTGTTCATCATGAGAACCTCCTATAATATTAAATAACCTATATGATCTTCTTTAGATCATACCCTGTATAACGTGATATCATACATTGATATCACGTTAATAATATATGAATATATTATTTTTTATTAAACATATGAGCTACTGATGGAAGTATCTTATCGTTAGAAGTACATTTAACATACTTTTCTAAAGACCATCTATATTCAGCTCCATTCTTAGTTGTATGAGTATAAAGCTTACTTTCTACAAGCATATATTTATTCTTAGGTAATGGATTAATGAATCTATTATTACCATGAAGTCTATGTCTAATCTTACAAATAATGAAGTTAGATATAAATTTATTAAGTCTATTATAAATAGATTTACCACCATAAATATATGCAGTCTTAACATTAGTTTTACTAAGTATATAGAATACTTCTAGAAATCTATTTGCTACGAATACCTTATAATATGGACTTGTCTTAGGTTTATAATCCTTATTAGTTGATAATATAATATAAGTTCTATTATTAAGAGGAGTTATTCTCTCCCATGTTTTACGCCCCATAATAATAGTACATCCTAAAGTTTGTTGTCTCACTTTATTCTCAAACTCTGGAATCTCCATTATCTTTTCATTATTGCAATCAGATATACAGTTATAGTTATCCATTGTAACAACAGCGGATAATGTACATAATCTTCCCATATTTAAAACCCCTATACTGCGACTTCAGCTTTGATCTTTGGTCCTGGAATATATCCTTCTAATTTAATATCATCAATAGTGAAGTCGTAAAAATCCTTAATATCTTCATTTAAAACTAACTTAGGTTTACAAAATCTATCAGTTATAAATGTATCAAACATCTCATTCATATCCACTAATCCAAATTGCTCTTGTATTTGTGGGATATGGTTTTCATATATATGAGCATCATTGATACATACAGTAAGCCTACCTGGTTTGTAATTAGTAACTTGAGCAATCATGTGAACTAAAGCAGCATATTGAGCTACATTGAATGGATTACCTAAGAACCAATCATTACTTCTAATAGTAAGCATACAGTTAAGATAACCTTTATTAATATTCCATAGTGTTTGGAAAGCACATGGTTGAAGAGCCATTTCTGGTAAATCTTCTATGTTCCAGAGGGTTGTAATCATGCGCCTGGAAGTTGGGTCTTCTTTAATAGTCTTAATAAGATTATCAACTTGCTTATATTTAGCTAATTGATATCCATAAGCCTTACCAATAGTACCATCTTCTTGCATCCATTCATCCCAGATATGTACATTCATATCTTGGAGTTTACGGACATCATTAGACTGCATTTGCCAAATCCATAATAGCTCTTTAATAGCTGTTTTGAATCCAACAAATTTAGAAGCTAAGATAGGAAATCCATCTTCTTCTAAATCAATAGTGATACATACATGAGGTAATGAGATAGCTCTAATACCAGTACGGTTATCTCGCATCTCACCTTCACTCAATATCTTATTTGCAATACTAAGATAGTAGTAATCATACTTAGTTAATCTGTCGGTTGGTATCATCGTTTTCCTCCAATCTTATTCATAATATATCTAAGCAATAAGAATGTACCCATTGCAAGATCATAAAAAATAAAAATCTCAATGAGATCCGTAGTCATTTCTACATGTCTCCCAATGAGACCTTCAAATAAAAATAAAGGGATTAGCAACACCCAAGGTGCTGCTAGTATCCCTATAAAGCTAGTAACGAAAATCATTTCAACACTACCTTTTGTGACTATAATATAATTGCCAGCATAATAAGAATACTGATATAGCTGCTGACACAATAGCTATAGCAGATATGAATGAAAATATTATATCTGTATATCTAAGCGATTGGTCTGCTATCAATGCAAATATAACAGTCATTATCAATAACTTTAATGAGCATTTATCTCTCTTACTCAATATAACTTAACCTCCTATTGTATTGTCAGATTACTTGTTATTTCTAATATGAATAACAAGATAAGACTGTACGATAGCTAGGATAATTAATGCAATATTAATTATAAGCATACCATACGATACTTTCAAATTATATCCATCTGTGATATTTACTACACTTGGATACATTCCAATTACATTTAATGCAATAACAATTACAGATGCCATTAATACAAATACTTCAGTTTTCATTTTTTGTTTCCTCCTTATTGGAAATATAAACTATAAATCACTTTTATAATATATAACTTACAAAAAAATTAAAAAAAATAAAAGACTAGAGTTTTAGACTCTAGTCTTTTTAACTTTTTTACGACCACGGTATTCTGAAGATTGGTCATTTAACAACCAATCACATGCTGCTGCCCATGCCATGAATGCAAAGATAGCACCGAATGCTACAGTGAACCCGATAGGGATCACTACGCCTAGGCTAAATGGATATGTAATATCCAAATAGTGAGCAAATGAAAATAATGCTAAAGATGCGAGTAAAGATAATAATGTTTGTTTCATGATATGTGTACCTCCTAATTAATATAACTATATCATATCACCTTAATAATATATACCTATAGCATTAAAGAATTACAAAAAAGAAAGTGGACTAGTCTACGAGAGACTAGTCCGTTATATTAATCTTGAATAATCATAGCGACGATTAAACCAATCGCTGCAATAGATGCAATAATCTCTAAAGCTTGAGCTAATATATACGCACTTGCGAAATCATACATAATAGGACCTCCATTAATCGTCTATTTCATCTAAAATTCTTGTTAATTCCGACTCTGCAAAATTTGCATCTTTTTTAGTTAGATTGATATTGCCTAATCTATATTCAAAAAGTAACTCAAATAAACCAAGTGTATGTCCTTTACAGCTATTACAAATAGTATCGCTTTTCGGATTCTCACAACAAGTACAATATTTATACAGTTTATTAGTTATAGCGTATGCTAAGATATCCGCCTTTTTTAATTGGCGTAATGGGAATTCCATCCATGTTTCAATAGAATTGAATGGTTTAACAAAATTCTCCACTTCTTCTTTAAAATAAGGTAAATGACATCCTCTAGAGTCAGAATCAAGAGCTCCACCTAAAACTATATTGATATCAGCCCCACCAATAAATGGAACAACGCTATTTATTGCATTTATGAAAATCATATCATATGCATTTTCTACATAGTTGGTGGATTCTACATCAAATAAACTTTGTTTAAATTCTATTAATTTAATTTTTCTAGAATCACAATTCTTTTTATTTAGATGATCTATAAATCGTCTAACGTATTTCTTCTCTAATTTGATTTTATCTTTACATAAAAAATCACTTTGTACATTTAGAGCATAGACTGTGTTAATATTATTATCATTACAATTAACCATTCTGAATGCAGATTTAAGAAGTATAGTAGAATCAAATCCACCAGAGTATAACACTATAAGATTTACAGTTTTATCCTCTGGTAATCCTGAAATTATACCGTCTTTAAATGTAAGTCTATTATTCATATTATCATCCTATCTAACTAATACTGGACGAGCAGCCATATCAATCACTGTAGTGTCAGCATCATATTCCATATTATGACTAATAAGAAAACATTGCTCACATCCAACCATTGATATAAGTTGCTTCAATAAACCGATGAATTGAATCCGGTTCTCTGTATCAAGACCACCATCAATTTCATCTAACTTCAAAATATTATAATCTGTTGAAGAGTTAGATAGAATTGCAAATGATAAGATCATACTAATCATACAGATTTGACTTGTACTCATAGATGAGATATCATCATTCACTAATCCATTACCAAGACATGGTATTCTAAATTCAGCCTCGTTGATAACGAATGGTTGTATAATGAATTGACCATTGAATATTAAACTTAATAATTCATTAGCCTTCAAAATAATATTTCCCATATACGTTCTCATAAACACTGTCTGAATACCCGTAGTTGGGCTTAAATAGTAACGTATAGTTTCGAGAATCGAGAAATTCTTGTTATACAGCTCTAGGTCCCTGATATAGTCTTCTAACAACGTTTTATTCGATGCTATCTTATCTCTTTCATTAAGAATAGCATTTAAATCATTATTTAATCTATCAGCTCTAGATTTAGCTTCAGCCATTCTACCTTCAAGATTTTTAACCTTAAAGGCGATATCTGATAATGAATTAATTTGAGCTTGAAGTTCTTCATTTCTAGCTTCAAGTCCAATACATTCATCTACTAAAGACTTACACTTAGTATATACTTCAATCTTAAACCCTGTTAAAGCTATATCAGTTACAGTTTCACTTATAGCATCTTTCTCAGCCATTAATCTATTATCAATAGTATTTAGTTTATCTTTCAATGAAGCGATGTCAGAATCTAATTCATCGATTAGAGCCTTGTTTGCTTCATACTTTGCCGCTGGTTCTTTTAATGATTCAATGATTTCCTCATAGTTAGATTTAGTAGTGATAATATTAAAGATACCACGAATCTGATTAAAGTCAATCATTAGTTTTTCCATATGGTCTAAAGAAGCTAATAGTTGATATGGGTCGATGATATAATCAACAGGACTCTTTTCTAATAGCTTTCTGAAAGATAAAACCATGCCATGAAGATTAGTAAATCTCTTATTGAAATCGTAGAGTTCTTTATAGGACTCAATATCTTTCTCTAAAGATTTCAATAGAGTCTTAGACTCATTGATTTCTTTATTGATATCATTAATGCGTTTCTCAGGATGCTTAGATGATGCTTCAATTGCTTCTTTAACAAATGAGCAATCATCTATCTTACATTCTTTAGGTCTTAAAGCTAAAGACTTAGCTTTATCAAATAGAATCTCATATGCCAATATTTCAGATTCTAATTCACCCACAGTTTTAGATACTTCATTATAAGTACGAGATAACTCAACGGTTTGGTCTACGTACTTACCATCAGCATCTAGTGTAGTCTTAACGAAATCATATTTTTCTTTCTTAGTGGTAGCATCTAAACCATTATAAAGACTATCTAATACTGGGACAATCATTTCCATAGCATTGACTAATGCCTCTGCTTCGGAAAGATTCTTAATAGAAGAATTTAAACTATTGATATCATTTTCAAGTTCAGCTATTTTATCTTTAGTATCTTTATATAGAGATAGATCAGAATCACTGAATCCTCCATCTAATAAAGTACCACGTTTAGTGATCTTAGTTTGTAAAGACTTAAACGTATCATCTTTTTCTCTAGATATACTTTCAATCTTAGCATTAGCTACAGCTTCTTCAGATTTCCATTTAGATATATCTTTATCAAAAGATTGTAAACTGCTATCAATAATATCTTTTAGTTCAGTTATGCTCTCACTAGATAATTCTCCTTTAGAAAGATCAATAACTTGGGATTTAGATGCACTGATATAATCAATATTATCTCGTATCTCTTCGTTGATCTTATAATATTCTTCAAGATTATTATCTCTAGTTAAGATACCAATCTCTGCATCAATCTTAGATGCTTCAATTACTGCTTTATCCCGTTCACTAGATATATCTTCTACTTGTTTAGAGATATTAATAAATCTAGCATTCAATTCTTCTATATTACCAATCTGTCTAATCTTAGACGATATAGTATTAATCATATTCTTAAATGTAGAATACTTCTTGGTAATGATTTTATACATGTTGTTGTATACTTCAATACCATTAATTATACTATTAACAAACTTCTTACGTTCAGCCGGCTTCTTATCTGCTAATCCTCTATCTTCAGAAGATAGTTGAGATAATGTAAGGAAGTTAGCATCTAAGTTAAATAGATCAAATATGATGTCTTTACCAGAGGTCACATTCCAAGTAGGATTCAACTCAACTCGGTTCATTCCTTTATACACTTGCATCTTAACTTGACCTCTAGATCCATCATTCTTTACTGGATGAACGTATAAGATTTCATATAGTTCACCATTGTAAAGATATCTTAATGTTTTCTTACCTTCCAACCCAGGAATGATAGCTGTATTATCATCTTGGAGTGGAGATAATGCTTTTAATAATGTGGACTTACCCGAACCATTGGAGCCACGAATGATGACGATATTAGAGGTAGACTGTGATAAGTCTACCTCTAATATATTATCACCACGACCATTGTAAATACCTATGTAGTTTTCAAGTCGAATTGATAATAGTTTCATTACAATATACCTTATAGTTTCTTAATTATAAAATCTCGATCAACTCCTGAAGAAGTTATTTCTACTTGATCACCTAGTTGAATATTCTTATAGGATTCCTCTGTTGCATTAACAAAGAAGTCACCATTAAGTTCTACTAGATATACTACTCTTTCAGGATTAGATTTTCTAAGTTGGCTATTAGGTTCTATAATAGTCATATCACGTTTATCCGTTACTATATACAATGGTGCACCATTGATATAATCTTTATATACCATTCTGATAACCATATATAGTAGCGAGATTACAAAAACAATTAAAAGTATTGATATAGTTGGAAATATTCCCATATCATATAGCAGTCCTCTCTATACTAAAACAGATCTTATATATTAGATTGTTAAGTATAGGTTACTATTTTAAAGATCTATAGATAATAAATAGTAGAACTACTGATATCATAGTGGCAATATAATCTGTATCCATTTCAGGACCATGAATGATCCGATAGAATAGTCCGAATAAGAATATATATACCATCATTCCTTCTAAAGTAGTCATAAATATTACCTTTTTTTACGTGTAATAACGCAAAGAACTGTTAATAAGATTAGACCGACGTTAACTACAAAACTAATGTTAGAGATAATTGTTAGCATTGCTGCTGCTATTAGTATAGCTACTGTTAATTCTATCATATTATCACTCTCCCGTATACTTTTCAAGTATATGTAAGAGTGCCTTAGATATCTTATAACCAATAATAATAATCAATGCTGTCAAAATTACAGAAGTACTAAAGATGAATAATAGTACTCTACCCTCAGGAGCCTGTAGCATGTCATGTATTATATATCCGAAACAAGCAATATAAATAATGGCACCTATGATATAAAATAAATTGTTTTTTGAAACCATAAGTAAATTCTCCTTTCATTTATTATTGCTTTGTTCAAGATTATACGTCAATCTTCTCCGTAGTAGGATATGGTAAGCCCCATCTCCAATCAATAGAGAATGATTTACCACAGTCATTACACTTGAATTTATACAGTTGATATCTATTAAGATTATCTAATACTTGTTCAGGATCTTTACTAAAAGCTAATATGATATTAGCATAGCTTACAGCTTTACCATTAGAAGTATATAGATCAAAGTTCTTTGAATAGCACTTAGGACAAGTACAATTATCAATTATGGCTTCTTTCATATATATTCACCACCTTAAAAAATAAAACCCTCTAGGATACATAATCCTAGAGGGTAATATATTATTCCTTATCTTGCATAGCTTCGATAGATTCTCTAATTTGTTTTTCAATATCAGATTCTAATTGAAGTTTCTTGGCTTCTTGATCTTCTTCAGATATTTCTTTGACGCCATACTCTTCAATAGAGTCATCAATAGCTTTGTAAATGATATTCATTGTTGGAATTAGATCAGTACCTAAAGCGAATAACAAATCAATTTGTTCTTTAAACCGTGGTTCAAATTCAAGCAAGTCTTTAAATACTACTTTAGTATATTTAGCTTCCTTATCTTCAACCATTTCAGCATCATTAAAGTACTTAATGCTTAATAAAGCATTACGAAGTTCAAGATTAGTTTCTTGATCTTCAAATGCATCTTTTATCATAGCAATAAATCCTTTAAGATTGAATTCATGTGTAGCACCAGCTTTGATAAATTCTTTAGTAATAGTTGGATAATAGAAAGCTTTTAACCAACTATCAGAATCATCTAATTCATATTGAGCTAATACTCTAGTGACAAACCCATGTGGATTTGGAACTTTAAATTTGCTCATAAGAACTTGTTGTACAATATCAGTTGATTTACCAATATTGAAGTCAATGAAAGATTTAACTTTCTCTAAGTTCAAGTTATGGTAAACTACATCAATATATGTAAGAGTTGCATATAGATGTACTTGTGGAGTATCTGCTCCAAATAACCAGTTATAGAATGTAGCAAAGAATGAATAAATTCCATTATAATCTTTCTCAGCTATGAGTTTAACGAATGCATTGAAGTTAATCAATAGTGTATAGATAGAATCTGATTCACAGTTTACTGCTACACTAAATGGATTAGCTTCTAAGTATTCAGGTTCAATCTTATCATTATAGATTAAGATGATATTCTTACCACGAATATTAAGTTTACGACCATAAGCTTGTGTTTCAACATCTACATCTAAATCATTAGCTTCTACTTTATCTGTATTAATGAAATAGTTTTCATTATGATCATTAAGAAGCAGGTAGTCTGGAGATAAAGTAGATAACTTATTCCAGTATAATGCATTAGTATCAAGAAGTTTTACTAAATAATGTCCAAAGTTATGGATATCTATATTTGCCTGTCCTACGCTCATGAGAACCTCCTATTTAGTCTTCGTATACATGATACGACGAATATCACCTTCGGCAACTTTAATTGAATCGGAGTATTTAGCTTGGTTCATATCAAGAAGGATATCAGTATATTCCTTCTTGACACCACCAACTACTACTTTACCAAATTCAATTTCTTTGCCGAGTTTATTATAGCGTTCTTTTAGTGCTTCCATTTGAGTTCTGGAGAACACAAAGACTCTATGATAAATATCAGCCATTTTAAACCTCCTCAAAGTAGATTGAACAACTATCTTCCATATTAATTAAAGCTGGACGAAGTTGTTTCTCAAATGCTCGAGTTCTAGCAACCTTAGCAATTGTTTGACCTAATAAGTCAGCATCAAATGCTACCGCTGCAGGATCCCTAGTATCTGTTAATTCTAATCCAGCATCATCAGCCAGCATTATAGCGGATGTATATCCTTTCTCTTCACGGTATATATTTAGCATCTTACTAAAGTTTTCGTCCCAAACATTTGGCTCTTCTTCATTAGTAAAAGAATTCCATTCATATACACCATAGTTGAGTGGACACAACATGCCACCTACACCAGGATCTGATGCGGATGATGTATTCAAATCAATGATACCTAAATGAGATGGATCAATTGCACGTACATTACGTGCTACATTCTTACTATTAGATTCCCCAGGACCAGATGGACCTTTGATGGTATACTTTAATTGTAAGAACGAATCTCTATCATTAACCATATTACGGAAACCTTTAAGATTAGATTTCTGTAATTCAGCAATCAATGCCATAGGTTGAGTATTTAATTGCTGTTTTATTCGGTAAGCTTCCATGTTAGGATCATGCTTCTCTGGTAAACGTCTAAGCTTAACATTGATAAGCATGATATACATAGCAGCTATATATTCAGACCATCTAATCCGTTTACTAGATGCATCTAAGTTATTCTTCAAACGAATAGAAGAGAACTCACATGCCATCCATTTCAATACAGAATAGATATCTTCTTTGATGTGATCAGGTAAACGCAAACGTTTCTTAGTTGGAATATCATAAGAGTTTTCCAAAGATTCAATGATTGCATTACCTTTAGTGAATACAGAAGTCTCAGAAGATACAAAGTTATAACCTAACTTACATATCCAGAATTCTGTAGTATAAATTTGGTCTAATGTAGTCTTCTTAGTTGCATATAAGCTTATAGCTCTAGCAAAGGAAGCTACAAAAGATTGTAAGATACGATCATTATCCATAAAGGATTTAACTGCTGAGATATAGAAAGGTGTCTTCATATGAGCATTAGCAATCGCAAAAGTATAATACTCTGGATCGTTAAGATCATGATCAGAAATCTTAATTACATCTTCAAAGTTAAACTTATCTAAAGTTTCATACCATCCGAATCTAGCTAAGTAGTATTCAAATAGAGTGACTTTATGGTCAAATAGATATACACTAAACATTGCTGCACGAACTGTCTCTTCATTAGTTGTATTCAAATCAATGAAGTTACGAAGCATCTTTACAGCATTAGAATTTGTCTTTAGTGTAATAGATTGAGTCTTAGCAGATGATGCTGTAGTATTATTATAAGTACTACCATCTACTAATTGGAATAATGGGAAGTAGTCATTACCATTCAAATGGATATAAGCTCCATCAATAACTCTTGGAATCGCAATAAGTACATCAAAAGTATCTTCATCTTTAGTACAAGCTACATGATAAGTTACTTTCAATATCTTAAGATCAGAATCCTTAATAGAGATAGATGGAGTCTCATCACCTATAAGTAATTTTTGTACTTCATTATAGTCATCTATAACTTCAAAGTTAAGTACTTTGATAGTATAGAATTTATTTCTTTCACAAGAAAGAATAACGTCCTTTAAGTCTTCAATGATATCATCATCAGACTTATTAAAGAACCTATCATTGAACTTAGGTCTATTTTTATCGTTATATTCTGCGATAAACTTAGCTTGTGTGTTCATTGTCACCCTCCCCAATATTGGTGATCTTAACTTTAATTTCTGACCCAATTGGATTAGGTACATTCTTTTCTCTATCTTCAAAGGTAATATAACAATCCATATCTAATGCTTCAGCGATTGTCTTTATCTTTGCTAGAGTTATAGTATCTTTCTCAAATAGACGACGATCATTATTAAAGTTATCCCCAAATCGATAAGCATATTTATTGATATCAATATTCTTACGATTAACTGCTTCTTTAAGACCAATCATCTCTGGTAAGTCATTTGGTTTAATTCTTACATGGAAGATATTATCTGGATTAATCAAGATAGTTTCTTCCATAGAACGTAACTCACTAGATTTCTCGATTTGATCTTGCATACTTTTAGCATTAGCAAAATCAATAATCTTCATATTCTCTAAAGCATACTTATCTTGGTCTTTATCAGCATTGATGAATGTAGCTATACAACCATCAATAATAACACCATTGGTATGATATGCATTAGATTTACCAATAATCGGATAAACTTTACCATCTTCTTCTACTGCAACGTTAATGTCTTCAGCATTCTTCATTGCATTATCAAAGTCATAGATGGTATACATTACCCCATTTACTACGCCTTTTTTCATTATATGTGTCTCCGATTAAAAATAAAAGATATAATAGGAGGTTAGGCTATCCACCTAACCTCCATAATATTATCTATTATTCATTTTCAACTAGCTTATCATCTTTGATAAACTTCTTCAAGTCAACTGCTGGTTCGATTTCAACAACACGTTTACCATCTTCATCTGTAGCTGTGGCTGTAAGATATTCATCAAATTTGATTTCGTAACCATCTTCATCGATATCTGTTTTATTAAGATTCATCAATGCATTGATTACGGAAGACAAGATTACACGAGTGATATCGAATACGAATGCATTGTTAACGAATTTGTTGTTAGTCAATACATACATGAAACGATTCAAGAAGCGTTGAACTTCTTCGTCACTTAAATCATATACAGTTGCGATGTCTTTAACACCATCTTCATTTAATTCAAAACGAGCTTCGAAGGAGTTTTTACCTTCATCATCAACTGCACGTTCTAAAACGATACCAGCGATAAATGTACCATTTTTATCATTGACACGTAAAGCTGCTTCGTTTTCAAACTTAGTGTTTGCTAAGAACTTAACTGCACCAAATAGTACAGACTTTAATACGTTTACAAACTGGTGGGAACGTAGAATAATTTGATCTTCAGATTTCAAACGTTCCAATACAGTTTCAATAATGTTTGTTTCTTTTACGTCTTTTACCATGGGTATGTCTCCTTTGCATGGAAATAAAATAAATACGTGATCATAATACATGATCACGTATATAATATATTAATATTCTGTAAGTTAGTTTGTAACTTTTTACAAACCAAATCTCTTTCTAAAGTCAGGTAATGCTTCTATTTGAATACCATACTTCAAAGCTTTATCTACTTTAGAACTACTGAAACCTACATGAGGAACCACTAAGATATTTGTATCTCTAGTTACACTTGTATCTGTAACGAAGTATCCTAGAGGTGCCATCTTTTCTGCTAATGTATCATCTCTAAATCCAGTGATTACAATCTTCTTACGATTGTCTACTAGATTATAAGTTCTGACTACATTATTCATTTTCATGATAGTAATGAGATCTTCAGCAAAGACTTCACGTTCATTAAGAATAGTCTCTACTGCAACTTTACCAATCCCTTTTAACTTCATGAGTTTAGATTGCAATTCACTATCTGGTAAATTTAAGACTTCTTCAATCTTTAAAGCATGAAGAATAATCTTCCATGATTTGATTGCAATATCTGTAAAGCCTAGAGCACCAATGATATTATAATCATATATTTGCTTAGTCTTTAATTCGTTTACCCGCTCCATGAACTTCTTACTATTAACATCACCTAGAATAGTTAATCTATTAGGCGTAATATTAAGAAGATCAGTGAATGAAGTTATGCTTAGATCTTTAACTGTAGCTTCAGAGAAATCTCTAAAGTTTATTTTACTAAGCATATCTGCCATCCTAGCAATACCACGACCAATGCATTTAGGATTAGAACATGATACAGATTTGCCGCTATAGGACTCTACCAGTAGAGTACCACAGGCAGGGCAATTATCGATGAAATCCTCCATAGGTCTTGGATTATTATCATTCTCTACACAATCATGTCTAGATACATATGGCATTACATCATTGACATAAGTCACATCAATAATATCATTGTATCTTAATGATAATGCTTTGAATCTTTCATATGAATGACCACTTGCTAAGTTATGGACTGTGCCATTGAATTCCACTGGGTCAAACATAATCATCGGTGTAATTACACCATTCTTACCAACTGTATATTGGTAACCACGGAATCTTGTAGATCTAACCATAGCATTGAACTTGATTGCAATACTATACTTATTTACATGATTCTCTCTACCAAGAGCTTTAATGATATTCTTATCAGTATATGAGATAACTACACCATCATATGCAAATGGCATATACTCTCTAAACCAATCAGCTTCATCAGTAAACTTCTTGACTTGAAATAATACGTTGCTATAATAACCTTGGATGACTCTATATCTATTAGGCTCTTTAGTAGCAAAGTATCTATTCATAAACTCTAGTTCTTCTATACGACTATTAAAGTCATCAATAGAAGTTGCTAATGGTACTAAAGTAATATAATCAATATAATCTCTAGCATTAGCTGAACCGATGATACCAGCTATTGCAGTTCTCATATTCTTATAAGTCTTACCAGTAGCATTCTGGAATCTAACTAGATCTTCTTTAGTTATAATTGCCTCGAACTTCATACCAATAATCTCATTATCGGATAACTCATTAGGGAACTTATAGCCATATAAGATATCAGTTAAATCTGTAGCTAAGTCAGCATCTAAATCTCCTCGAGTTCTAGCACTGACTACCTTATTATTTACTTCAGCTTCTACAGATAATCCATCATATTTGATTTCAGCTACCATCTCAAATGGAGTTTGATAATTAATCAATCCCATCATAAGATGCTTAGCTAAGAAATCTCTTTCAAATATCTTTACCTTTGGATCTCTATCTGCAAATGCTTTCTTTGCATCCGATTCTAATACAAACTTACACTTATCTAAAGTACCAACTAATTGAGGATATTTATGAGCTGTATCTCTACCTCTATCTGATACTGTAGAATGATTAGAATCCATTGCAGGTTGCCATCTATTCGTTGGGATATCAATGAATGTATCTCTATATAGAGTATCATTGGTTTCCTTCGGATAAGATACAATAGCTTCTACATAACTTTCGTTATTAGTAGCTTTACCTTTACCTTGGAGCTTAAAGTGAACTACATCAGAACCAACTTGGAAGTTAGGATTGTAGACTTTATAAGCTTCTAAGAGTAAATCATATACACCATCTTCCAATGGCAATACAGCTAGATCTGTATTATTATATAGAATATTGCTGATACGTAAAATCATATCAGCATCATCTATATCCTGAATGGTCCAGTTTTGTTTATTCAACAAGACTGAAGTCCGTTCATTAATCAATCTTAAATTCTCGTCTTCAAAGACGTTATCAAGACTACCACGTAAGAGAGTCGTATAAAGATCTCTTAGTATCATGATTGCCTCCTTATTTATTAAAGTACTTAATATCCCTAGTTACCCATAAGGAATCTGTTTCACTATAACCTTCTGGAGGTTCACTACTCATAGCCCCTTCCATGAGAGCTGGGATACCTGGTTCAACAAAGTTATCATATATTGGATAATACTTACCATTGAATTCTTTAACTGTAATCTTCATCTTAGACTTATCATTCTCTCTTAGAGCTTTAAGATAAGAATAATCTTCAAGCATCGCAGGTGTATAGAAATCTTCATCTGGAATATCATACAATAATGCTTCTTGATATTTCTTTGGAACCTTTTCGAATGTTAGTTTTAGACCAATAGCCTTAAGATATGCATTTACAATCTCAGCAGATCTAGATTTAGCATCAGCTGATAAAGTAATATCTACATCATTAGGATTCTTAGTCAATAGATCTTTAATAGATCTACGTCCAATAGGGGCTGTACTATAGAGCATCAACATAATTACATTGATATCATCACCAATATGAGTCAATGCACTAATTTCCATTTCCCCTTGTCTGATAGGTGTATTAGTATATACAGGTTTATACAATCCAGCAGATTTGTTACGACTGTTTTCACCTTTATTGTTACTAAATGACATACTTGTTGCTGAGAACTTTTCTTCTGCATATTGTTTCAATCTACAGATGTATTGTTTAGCTACAAGTACTGGTCTTAAAGACTTAACCAAACGATAATTCTTATTAGAAGAATCTGGCATAGGAGTATATACATACCCATGTAATGTCTCTGGGAACTCAGCTAGAACTTTTTGTAAAGTTTCTATTGTAACTGGTTCTTGCATTGGTAAGATAGATAGAGTAATATTCCCATCATCGATAATAGAATTCAAATATTCCATACGTACTGTAGGATTACTACTATCGATAAACTCTTGCATTTCTCTAGCTTGACTAGGACTAAAGAAACTTACAAATTTTATAATCTTCTTAAGAGATCCATTAGTATCTTGCTTATTAAGATTACGTACAACTGCAGCTGATGCAGAATTGATTTCCATTTCAAATAATTGAGATGGATTCAAACGATTGACTACAGTTGCTTGGTTATATTTCATCTCTACCCTTTGACCATCTTCTGTCATAGGCATAAGATCATCAGGTAGGATATTAGAAATAACACCTTTACCACCATATCGGTTAGTTAACTTATCACCAATATGGAGTTCATTCTCTTCTAGGATATATACATCCATCTGTAAGTTAGAATATACGTTATTATCTATATTAAACTTAACTCCATCCAAGATTTGTTGACTTGTATGGACAAGCTTTTGTAGATCGTATCCTAACTCACATTTATAGTTAGCCTGAAGTTTATGTACTGTATGGATTAACTCATCGCAGAACCGCTTATTGTCTTGATAATACATATTAAGCTGAGTATTGTAGATAGAGTTCTCCATCAAGTCTGGATTATTAGTATGGATTTCAATACCAACTACTTTACCAGTACTTGTAATCTTTTCATCAGACATATTGATATCTTGTAGCTTATTGAATACTTGAGAGAATAAGGCTTCTTCTTTATTTTCTCGACGTACTGCTGCTAAGATACCTTCTTTGATATCTTCACCGATATCTGGGATAACCTTATAGATATCCTTGTTACCATATAGATTAAGTAAGATATCATTTTCATTGATCATGAATGAAATCTTCTTAACTAATGGAGATTTGAATCTCTTTGCACAAGATTCACTAATTTCGATAGCATCTTCTGTTGTCTTATTCTTTGCAATATACATCAATAAGACATTGATACCATCCATTCTGTTGTTGTACTCATCGAAACCTTTAGATTTAGTTACTACTTCTCCTTTCTCAATAACACTGCCTACGACAAGATTATTAAGAACTGTGTTGTTAATCTCATATCCAAAGGATTCTGTGATATACTTATAATCCAACTTATGAAGAATGTCTAATGTATTAGATTCTTCATTATGGACGATAAGATAGTACTCATGACCTGGGGTCATAGCATATCTTTCCACTCTAGCTAATACTGTCTTACGTTGATCAGCTTGTTGGAAAGATGTTGAACGTTGTCCAAATTCATTCTCAAAGCCAGTTTGAATGAATGGAACTTCAGATTTACATAGTGCCATAGATTGCTCTGAATGAACACTATACATAATCTTACGACTACCAGAGCTACTAGCTGGGAATGGTTGAATTAACTCTTTCCCTAGTACCTGTTCTGGTATTTGAATTCTTTGTCTAGCACGATTAATCTCGTCGTCTAGAATCAATGTGTTCGCCATTGTGTCTCCTTTCTATAAGTATTATAAAATGAAATACAGAAGAGTAATCAATACTCTTCTGTATCACCTTTATAATATATAACTTAATCTTCCAATGCTCTGAATGAAGCAATAAGATCTTTTGTAATAGATGCATTAGTAACTTGACCGCTTGTAGGTACTGGAGCAATTAATTCATCCATTACATCACGAGCCAAACGTAAGAATTGCATACGGAAGTCTTCTCGTTCTATAAAGAACTCTTTGAAATCACGAGTTCTAAACTTAGTATCATAGCCATCTAATTCTAAGTAAGCACCTTTAGTAGCAATCTTACCAGAATCTTTAAGCATAACCATTAATGAATAAAGTGGATCGAAACCATAGTCTTGAGAGAAAATCAATGGAGTAGATTTACCAGCTTTATTTGTACGAGATTTACCTAAAGAAATATCTACTTGGGCACCAGAGAACCCAAAAGTTTCTTCTTTAAGTTTACTATCATCAAATCGAATGATGTTATTTGCTAAATAGGTTACAGCTCTACCGCCAGGTAAAGACTCACCTTGTTTAAGATACATTAATTGACCTTTAGTATGCATAAATGCACTCGCTTCAATCTTTTCAGTAATATGGTTAATTACCAATAAGATAATATTAGTTGCTTTGATTAATTGCATTACACCTTTAAGGAGAGATGTATTTGCTTTAGCCATTGCAGTAGCCGCCATTTGACCAGATAATTCACCTTTATCTGCAATACGTTCTGGAGCTAATAAAGCAATGGAGTCAATAATCATAACAGTTGGAATAAACTTAGTAATTGGATTACCAGATGAATCTCTCATTCCAGTATCATACATAAGTTTATCTTTATTCTTGATTTTAGTTTCATATATAGCATAAATCTCATCATAGATGGACTCTGCAGTGATACCACTACTCTTAATAGAAACTCGATCAAATAATTCTTTACCAATATATCCAGTTAAAGTCTCCAAACGTGGAATAGTGATACCACCTTCCATAGATTGGATAACCATTTCAGCACCTGGGAACTGATTAATGATGTTAGCCGCTGCTTGTACTGCAAATGTAGATTTACCAGAACCAGAACGACCAATAAGTAAGTTATAAGACCCATCTAGAATGCCACGATGAGTTACTGTAGTCATCTCACCTTTATCGTTATAACAGTTTAAACGATAACCATTCAATGAATCGAAATTTAAAAATCCTGTTGGGTATGCAACGTCATATAGACCTTGCTCGGGAGAGTAGCCAGTTACCTCAGCTACACGTTCAATTAATAAACCCATAATAAAATCCTCCTAAAAAATATTATTATAAGTTACTAATAAGTTCCAGGAGGAGTAAAAAATAAAAATACCCCAAGGTAGTTAAACTACCTTGGGATAGTGTTTAGAATATATAAAGACCTTGCTCTTTAAGTTCTTCTGCTATATATAATACTTTATCATAATCTGCAGATAAAGCTAACATAGAGCATCTTACATCTTTACGAACTTTTTGTAGACGTAGACATTCTTGACTATACTTAGTTAGTACACGTTTAATTACAGTCATAGGACGGTCATTTAACATGAATAGCATAGCATTAGTTTCTAAGTCAAACATCCAGTTCTTAATAGATGTATTAATCTTAGGATCTTCACAGGATTCTAGCATTGAAGTTACAAAGAATTCTTCGAAGTTTTCATAGAAGAGTTCACCATATAAGTCCATCAAATCTTCTTCACAAGTGTTAGCTGGGTCCATATATCTCATGATTGAAGTATTGACACGACTGATATTAACTGTCTCATTCTTACTAGAATAACGTGCTACAGATAGTATAGTTGTTAATTGCTTATTAGTACAATCTACATAATCTAACTTCTTGTAGATACGTTCATTGATAACCTTAGAGATCTTATTTAAAGCTGTAAGAGTTTTACCAAATCTATCTGGATCAAATGCTGATTCATTAATAACTTCAAATATTTCATATATCTCATTATTGAGCACACGAATTCTATCCTCTGATAGTTGTGGACGATTTTGAACCATAATCATAGCAATATATTGCCATGGTTCAAACTTAATGTATAAGCATCTAGAGATTGGTTTAACACCTTCGCCTAGATAGTAAATGATATCAGATAGATTGTCTTCAAAATACCTATATGCAATATCATGATCAGTCCAATCTAAAGTATTCAATTCATTCACTATAGTATCAGCAGATTTCTTAATTACTGCAGAGAATGGAATATCCTCTGCATATATCTTAGAGGGTTTTACATATTTATCAAATAGACCCATATTTGCTCCCTTTCTTAATAACGTTCTTTGAAGTCATCAATCTTGGAAGATTTATTACCTTTCTTACCATCTACATTGATAACCAATACGTCATCTTTAACAGAATCAAAGAAGTTTTCTTTAACCTTTAATGTAATATTTTTAAGACCAGAGTTAGATAAGTTAAACATATCATCATCTTCTTCTAGTTTCATTCCACCAATTTGATCAAAGAAACCATCTTTCTTTTTATCTACATTAGAAGTTCTAGTTTTATATTCATTATAAATCTTTTCAACTTCTTCTGTAGGAAGTTTAATACCAGAAGCCATGATGCATACACGTTCTTGACCAGCTGGTACTGTTTGAATATGTGTAAAGAATTCAAATGGTTCACCTAATTCTTCACGGATTTTAGCATTGTCAAATCCAATGTTTTGACTACGTTCAGATGCATACATAAATACACCAATACGTTTAGCTGTTGGAGTAAAGTCCAAGCTCTTTGTATCGTAGATCATTTCTTCAAATAGTCTATCAAAGTCGGCTTGTTTCTTAATACCATCAAACTCTTTAGTTTCAATAGTCATAAAACCAGGAGTTGTAGCAATCTTATACAAGTCAGTTTCATCAATATTTTGATCAGAATCAACTAAGTCTAAACCAAGCCATGTACGCATACGTTTACAGAATTCGTTATTAGCTTTACGTTCAGCTTCTTGTTTATTCTTGCTAGTAGATAAGAATTTCTTATTACTAATAGCTTCAACTGTATAATTATCTTGAAGTTCTTGGAAGTATTCTACTGTATTTTGTAGACCACGAGCATCATCTTCAAAACCAGTGAATACCACTAGATGAACGTTGATGTTTAATACTTCACGAATATATTTCGCTAAGATCGTAGAAGATCCACAACCTGTACCACCTTCAGAAGAGGATACAATAACTACCGCATCATCATCTGGATCTGGTAAGGAATCGATCTTAAGCTTTTCAGATTTCAATGAATCAATTGTAATACTTTTAGCACGACCACGTTCTTTACCACAGCCACCCATACCAGCACCAATGATTACATTAATATCATCATATTCTTCTTTCATATCTTTGCGAGTTGTATTAATAAGAAGTACATCACTTCTATCAAATACCCCTTGCTCAATAGCTGTCATTGCCGCTTTATTACCTGCGGCACCAATGCCAATTAATTTTGCTTTCATAATAAATTCTCCTTCTTAATATAAAAAATATATAATATTGGATAGGCTTTAATAGCCTATCCAATTATTACCATAATGTATCAATATGAATTATAATCTACATACCACGAGATTGTTTAAGATATGCATAAGATTCAGCCATGATTCCATTTACACCTTTAATCCATTTATCTGCGGCTTTAGCATATCTCTTACCTCCGTAGATCATTGAGTTTAGACTAGTTTGTCCCTCCTGATAATAGTTCTTACTAATCCAGACTGCACCATTAACTATACCATCATACATTGTATTTCCCATATGGTGAGCTGCATTTGGATTAGCATCTATAGCATTAATACCGAAATAGTTGCCTCTATCTCTAGCTAGATAAGATCTACCATAATCAGATTCCCATGATGCATGAGCAAATATATAGATAGGATCTAGACCAGATTCTTTGGAGGCTTCAATAAATACATTACCTTGACCTTGGAATGGGGATGTACCACTTGGATCAAAGTGTCTAATAATATTATTCATATCTTCTGTAGTTACATATACTGCTTTATTAGATAAGTCAGAGTTTTGATCTACAGAATATCTAGAGTTAGCTTTCTTTTTAGCTTCTGCATTAGCTGCAGCTTGTCTAAGTAGTTCCTGTCTAGCTAGTTGAAAATATTGTTCTAAAGCCTTAGTTGTATTTGGATCTACTTGATCTTTTTTAGCTGGCTCTTTCTTCTTATCGTTCTTAATAAGAAGATTGTCTACTTTGTCACTATAATCATCACTATTCTTTACTATAGCTTTCAATACAATATCTAAGCTATTATTATCATCTTGATGACCAGTTTCTAGTGCCTTTATTGGTAATATAGATACCAATATGGCGATGCAAAATAAGGTAATTTTCTTAACCATTATATTCACCGTCCCTATAATATTAAAATACAAAATAAAAGCGATGGAGTTTATCGCCCCATCGCAGTGAAAGATTACTTATCTTCTTTTTTTTGATCTTCTTTCATTTGCTCTTTTAGAGCTTGCTGTTGATCTTCTTTTACTTCATCAAAACCAAGACCTAAGTCGCCAATTTCATGAAGTACACCAATTTTCTTTTCCATAGTTATTCTCCTTTATTAATATAAGAATACACATTATCCTTATGTTTACGTATAGTATAATTTTATACTACCAACATTCACTCTTATAATATATAACCTCTAAACATATTAGTAAAAGTTTAAATACTTTTATTGTTGTTGTGAGTGATGTGATTGTACAATCATGTTTACCTCCTTTAAAATATGGAATAAGAGATTGTATTGTGGACTACTCATCTAGCTATGAGTAGTCCGAATACGATTATGAAAAAAAAATAAATAAGATTAGGAGATGGGATTAACTCCCATCTCCGTCTTTAAACTAGAACAATGGAACACTTACTGCATCCCAGAATCTGCTATGTTGGGAATGGGTAATCTTGCCTTCCCAAAGAAGATCGAATGCGATACCTTTCATCTTGAATGCATCCTCCCAACTCCAAGGGGATTCTGTGCCCTTGTTGTTGTCTTCGAAGAAACGACAAACTTCATCGAAGTTTGTTAAGTCATAATCTACTACGTTTGCTACTGATGTAATTGTTTGAAGTTCTAACATGATATACCTCTTTCTGCCTTTGTAGGCTTAATACTATAAACTATATATCATCATATCACCTTATACAGTTATATATATCCACTATTACAAAAAAAGAAAATCTATCCCCTTAGGATTACTATGATCCTAAGGGGGTTTTGTTTATTGGCGTCTAGATACTGTCTTATCTTTAATAGTTTGTGGAGTCATATTATTAATATTAATCAAGTTAGTATTAATATGAGATCCTATCATATATACGTTCATCATATTCTTAGATAATACATCTGTCTTATCTACAGGGATATCTTCTAATGATACTGTACCAAGAGTAGAGATAGTATTATACATAGCTTGCTTAGCTTCTACTGAGTCAGCACGAGCACGAGAGAATTCTGTTAATGTATCTTCCATACCAGATACTACAAGTGATTCCATTTCACGGTCAGATGTAGCACCATTCTTATCATGACCTACAAGACGACCAGTTTTATTATCACGAGATACTATATTAGTAGAGATAGAGTTCTTCTTAGTTAAGAACTGTTTCATCTTCTTTAAATGAAGATATACTACCAATGCTTCTTTAGTCCATACTGGTTCACCATCTTTATTTACATATAAATCTGGTGTAGCTACCTTTTCCATTAATGGTACTCCAAGGATATTAGCCGCTTTCTCAATTTCAATGAAAGTCGGTTCAATTTTAAAGATACGTGTTTGGAATCTATATGGATATTTCTTAGAGATATAATCTAAGAATTGTTTATCGTTCATGTCTTTAAATAGATTAGCATAATATTTAGACATACTTTTAGTCGGATCTAACGCATCCATTACTTTATATACAAGCTCTTCAGCTTGCTTACGTTGTTTAGTCATATTAGCCTCCTTTGATTTAATGAATTGTTCAAGATGGCTAAAATTTACAAAAAAATAAGTGGAGGCTATAAAGCCTCCACCGTTTCATAGAACCAAGGTTCTCTTACAATGAAGTTAAGATAAACTTGATCATAACCTTCTAAGTGAAGTCTATTTACGAGCATCTGAATAGCTCTACCCAATTTAGGATCTTCGCTATTGATATATACAACAACGATATCTTTTCTATTGCGTGTAGAGAATACTTTATTTAGAGCATCATTGACATCTCCTTTAGTATATGCTTCTGGGAGATATTGACTAAAGATGCTTTCATATTCTGTAGTATATCCAATAAGATAGAATACATCAGCATCGAGTTTAACTGGTTCACAATTCCATTGTCCGTTGTCATGGAACTCCACATAGGTATCTATACTGCCAAGTGTATCAACTTGGTCCCAATATTTATAAATTTCCATTTTTCAATCCTCCTACAAAAAATAAAAGTGGCAAATTTTACTTTGCCACTTTAACTTTAAATTATTCTTTCACATTTCCAGAGATATGTGTAAAGATCTAGTTCCTTTACCCATATCTCTTTATAACCAAGTTCTTTAGCTGCTTCTAGACATAATTCTAGAATTCTATCAGGATTAGATTTCCTATGCTGGTTATTATATAATACTAGGATATCTCCTTTTTTGGTTGCAGCCATTTTCTTAAGAATATATTCTTTATTGATTATATTTGTATTTTGGGTTGTTTCATAGAGATAAGGAATCTCTCTACAAAATCCTCTACCTCCTATTATACGAACCATGTCACCATCTACTTGAATTGGCTTGCCATCCCAGCATCCGTTTTCATAGTAGTCTACTTGGAATTTTACTTCAAGTAGAGAGCCAATATAGTCGTGATATTTGTACACATTCGTCTCCTCTCTTATTATGGACATAGAGCATGGTCCATATCTCTTTAACTGATAAAGATCTGTTATTAGTTCATAACGAAGCATATCTCTATGCTCTTCATCAGTTCTTTTGTTTCTTCCTTTATTGATCATATACTTTCGTTGTTCAATAATAGAAACTAGCCCAGTTATATTATGTCTAGGCATATTTAGGGTTTTTAATAGAAGATCCGTTTTCTCTTCGAAATTGCTTTCTACGGTTGCATCTATTATTTTGCGACACTCGAGCAAAACCTTTCTATGCATTTTGCACCTCCTAAAAAAGGAAGCCCTCCGAAGAGGGCTCTTATTATTGATCTAAAGAACGACATCCGATCACTCGACCTTGATCGTCCCTTACCTGCATTCCAGGAGTGAATAGATCGTCTCGACGAATACCTTGCTGTGCAAGAGCCGAAATAATCATGTTTGACACAATATACCCTACTCCAGGTGCTTGGGCAGGAAGCCCTTCAACTTCTCCAAATGTGGTATGAGTTCGTGTTACAACCACTTCACCAATTTGAATTTGACCAACCTGTTCAGTGAAAGATGCTACACGAGCATTACCTGTAGATTCGATAGCTAATACAACTGTATCTCCATCGAATACTGTTACTGTGTGAGGTGTTAGGTTGATAATTTGTAATTGAGTTGTTTCCATGATAGATCTCCTTTCTTCCCGTGCGGGATTAACTAATTTACTTTGGGTCTATCACGGTTATAATATATAACCATATATATATATACAATTGCAAAAGCTATCCCCTTAGGATTTCTATGATCCTAAGGGGGTTATTTTATAAAGCACTGTAATGAATTAATAATGTAAAATACATTAATACTGATCTATGGTAACTATTCTTGGTAGCTAAACGATTACGTCTATGAACGTATCGTTTAGATGATTCCATTAACCATTTCTCTGTAATATCCTTAATACGTAAGATATTCTTATCTTTACTATTTGGTTTAGGTTGAATGGAGAACTTAATAAACTCAGCTGTACGTACATCTTTGTTTTTAGACTGAGCAAAGTATGTATAAATGATTAGACTAACAAACTCACGAATCTCTGAGTTCTGTTTAGTATCATTCTTTACAATATATTCAATAATATCTTTAATCTCATCGGTCTTAACTAAAGCATCTGCAGACATCTTACAGAACTTATAATTTACTGATAAAGTTGTAATTTGATTTACAGCTTTATCAATAAGACGTTCTGCCATTAAGTTATCCGTATCTGCAAGACGGTATCCTGTATCGGAATAGTCATCTGATGCATAAGTAATATATTGAGATTTGTTTTCATATGCTTCATAATATAGACTAGCAATATTCTTCATGAAGGATTTAATACGACCATGTAGTTGTTGGATTAGATATACACAATCATCATCTTCAAAGTCTTTAAATCTATCAGTATAAGTATCTAACCAAGTATTAGAGATAGACTTAACTGCATTTATTACATTGCCTTTAGATTTAAGATCAAACTTACCAGTTAGCATATTATTAACTACATAGTCCATTACCCATTTATATTCAACTGGTTGGACTTTCTTAAAGAAACCATAATGAATAGATGGATAGAACTTACCGGAGAATGCCATATTAACTATAGCCATATCTAACATCTTAGAATCTCTAGATTTCCAGAAATATCTAACTAGACATAGTAAGACTATAGTACATTCATCTTTAGCTGCAGCTGGGTTGAATGATGCAATCTTAGCATAATAAGTTTCTTCCATGAAATTGGAGATAACTTTCTTATCAATCTTCAATGTATTGAATAATTCATCTTCATCTTTAGGAGTAAAATAGATTCTTCTATATGGTGCTATATCATATAAGTCTTCAGATCTATCAGATATAAACTTACCAATATATCTTTTATAATTAGACAGATTCTTCTTAATCTGTGTTTCCACTATAGGGTATATCTTCTTTACGATAGCTTCTGTATTTTTCATTATATACCGCCTTTCTGATTATTAGTTTGTTCAAAATGGCTAAATTAACAAAAAAAAAGAAGAAGGGAGCGAATCCCTTCTTCTTAATCATTTATCGTAATCGATCTTCATGGTATCGAATAATACAATCTACAATATTAGCATATGTTAATTCATCTAATTGCTTCTTATAATCATTAACAGATGGGTATCCAGCATTCACATCTGTAATAAGATTAAGCATATAATTACTTCCAATATCTCCATCTAGATAAATCATTTTATATGGTAGATATCCAGCTTTAATTCCTTTATAGAAGTAATCTAAGAATTCTACAGCATCATCTGGCAATCCATAAGTATCTTTATTCTCTTCTTTGAATAAAGTTAATGCGTAGTTTACTGATTCAATATCAAGTTTAATAGCATCAAATACTCTAGACATAACTCGAATAGCACAGTCTTCTACAGTATCAATACTGAATCCTTTCTTAAACTTAATATCCCTTGTCTTAGCATTAATGCTCTTAATAATTTGAGGGGATTCAAGTAAAGCCCTACTAATCTTACTAATCCAATAATCAACAGGATCTTTTTCATCAAAAGAATTTAGTATGAATAACGCATTATGTCTAGTTAGTTTGCCATTTAATAATATACTAATACAACTTAATTTATAATCATCTTTGATAATATTACCAGTTGTAACAGCGAAAGGTATCTTTGACATAAGATTTAATACATCTATGCTTCTATATAATATAGCATTATTAGATACTCTAGTAGGTGGCATATCACGCATAGATTTTTTGAGTATATAATCATTTGCGAATGTATTAGCATTAATATTTACAATAGCTTCTTGAATGATTTCAGTTACATCTTCTTTAAGACCATATACAATATCTTCAATATCAGTATCATCTTTATTGACGATATTAATAGTTAACTTCTTATGATCAAATGTAACCATATCACTTTGTATGCAGGATGCATCTTCATCCATAATGTCTCGTTTACAGTCATTCATATATAATGCAATATAATATAAGTCCTTCTTAGTTAAGTTAGGATTATTCAAAGTATTAACTATATTTACTGTATTATTATCTGCAAGTTTATTAAATTTATAATCTACCATTGCACGATAGTATTTATTTCTAGTATTAATAGAGTTATTATTAATTGCTTCTTGTGTATACATATTATTCTTCTCCTTCTGTTTCAATAGCTACGACTGCATTGATTGGATGATTCAAACATAATTCCATATCCAATAATTCCACAACATCATCTAGCTCTGGAATATTGGATTTCTTATATTCAAAATAGTCTTCTGCAGTCTCAATCCAAAGTGTTTCTTTATCATAAGAATATGATTTGATTTGATCAATATTAATACGACGATCTTGCAATCTAATAAACTTTACCATAATGAATACCTCCTAGATATCAAATTCATCTAAATCAAAATATTTGTTAATAAATGTAACTTCATCGTAGTTCAAGAAGTCCTTATCGCTAAAGTTTCTAATATCTAATGCTTCTAAGATCTCTTTATCTTCACCACCACAAATACGTCTAATTAAATCCATAACATATTTTATTTCAGCACCCTCAACGCCAACTTCATTTAGCATTCTATTCAAACCTTTACGTAATTGATATTGAAGGATATAGATTCTATCTTCTATTGATTTTCCATTATCTTTTGATGGTGGTATAAGATCAGTAATATCAAATAATGCTCTATATTGGTTTAAAGCAATATCATTACTTAGAACGCTATTGAAGAATTCACCATAAATACGTTTGTATTTATAGTTATTGAATTCTGTTAGTTTATCAATGATTGCTTTCTTATTAAGTAATTTAATACCAGTGTATGTCTCAAACATAGTTACAGCATCATCATTCTCTGGTATAATTACTATAAGTTGTAAATCATGAATACGTTTATTGAAGTCATATTCATTTAATAAACTTTGCATCTCTAATAGATACGTATTGATTATGTGTAGTGTCTTCTTATAATCAATACTATCAAGAATATTTTTGACGTATGCATTGAATTTTGTTTCTTCCATTGTTATTTCCTCCTAGTGTGTTAAACCATATACTGTAAATCCTAATAAGATTATACATATTGCAAATATAATATAGATAACTATATCTATTCTATTACTTTGAGTTATATCTTCTAATAGAGTGATATAATTTTCTTCTAGTAATATAACTCTAGATTTAGCATCTGTTAATGATTTTCTTAAACGTTTATTTTCTTCCCGTAATGCTTTAATATCTTTACCAATTAATTCTACAGTACTACCTACTTCACTTCTAGTTAATGGGATAGCATTAATCTTCTCAGCTTTTCTTTCTTCATCCATATCTATTTCTCCTAATGAGTGATTGCATATCCAATAATTATACAAAGAATTACTATAACCAAGGCAATTAGCCCTAAACCGATATTGATAAATATAGTAATATCATTATCAATACTATTAATTTTTCTTTCAAGATATGCTACTTCTCGATCAAGTTTAGCATCTAGATTACGTGAAGACGTATTACAGTTTCTATATAATTCTCTAATACGGTCGTCCATCATTTCATTATCTTTCTTAAAATAAAGTACTACTCCATTAAGCTCTGCTCTAATTTTATCAATTTCTGACTGCTTATTAAAAAACATCATATACATTCCTCCTAGTGAATCTTTGTAATATAAATAATGACTGATACTATTAAAACTATAATTAGAGTAATAAGTAAATCAAATACAAATTGAATCCTATCTTCAAGTTTCTTAATTTTAATAGTCATTAACTCATTATCAGATCTAAGTTTATCAACATTTGAATTTGTTAAGAATGCAGCTCCTTCAAGAGCACTTAATCGTTTATTTTGCATCTCATTATATCTAATCATACGATCTATATCTATATTATTAGACTCCATATTTATTCCTCCTACTTTGATATATTATCGCAATCTATTAAATACTCCTTCGATTTCAGTATAGTCAATATCGAAGTAATCACAAATTACTTTGATATCTATCATATTAAATTTATAAATTCTAGGGTCGATTTCTTTCCCTAGTATATACTTTAATTCAAATCTAAGTTCAGATTTAGTCGCTGCACCAAGAATAGATGCAATAGTATTTAATACAATATTAGTATCTGGAACAGAATCAAGATAAGTATACTCATTGGAATTATAATTGATTCTACTTTCACATATAAGCTCTCTTATAGTTCTAGATAATTCAGTACGTAACTCTTTTTGTTTATTTTTAATAAGAGTTAGTACGTCAGTATACCTATCTAAATTATAATCATCATCACAAAATAGACGAGTTACTTTAGAAGCATTACTATAGGATACAGTTCCTGGTAAAAGTCGTCTAAAGAAGTCACCATAGACTTCAACCAGACCATACTTTTCTATATTATCAATAATTAGATCAGTATTAGAATCAGTTAGCTCAGTATTAGAATACTCTTCAAATATCTTTATTGTAGTCTCATTAATTGGTGAGATTTCAATAATGTTTATTTTCTTTAGCATATTTTCATAGCCACTATCATTTATTGATTCTCTCTTCTTCATTAATGCATTAACTATTTTTTTATAATTCGAAATTTTATCCATATCCATTACCTCCTATTATAAACTTGGATATATCATTACACGGTTATAATATATGATCTCTCTGATTATTACTTTGTATGAAAGACACTACTTTTCTATACCCTTAAACAATAAATTAATAATAATCTTAATTAACTAAAGGGAGCATAGAAAATAATGTTTTTTGCTGAAAATGTAGAGATAAAGAAAAAAGAAATCCAAGTACTTGTACAAGAAAAGTACTTTGGTAAAGATAGAGATACTAAAGCTCTTGAAGATGAGTTTAAAAATCTTATTAATAAAAAAGGAAACTATAATTGCTCTAAGATCGAGAAGATCTTAGAAAAGAAATTTGGATTCCATAAAGTAACTATTCTTATTGATAATACTGTAAATGAATTGAATGCCTATACTTTCTGTGACTATGATGAGTCTAGAAAGATTTCTATTAAGAATGGTGAATATAAACTACAACCAAATAATGAATACAAAGTATATATCTACTATACTCGTGGGATATTAAGTGGTGTATTATCTCCAGCTGAGTTGGTTGCTATTACACTACATGAAGTTGGTCATCATTTTAGCTTAAGAACTAATATTATCAATCTTAATACTAAAATGCTACAAATTCTAGTAGATGGTGTATTAGATATACAAAAAGCTTTTAAAGTTTCTAATAGTCCAGATACAACAGATGGAGATAGAATCTTAAATACTATTAAGATCTTTGCATATTTAACAGTGCCTGGATTATTATGGATTTTTGTATTCTTTAATGTATTAATCTTATTCGCATCCATGATGGATGGTGCGGTGACTGCAATCACATCTTTAGATATGCTTCTTACTCCAGAAGGACGTACTAAACTATTTAGATTAGTTGAAGATAAATTTAAAGATGTATTCATCCGTGTTCAATTACATGATCCAGAAGAAGAACGCTCTGATAGCTTCGCAACTATTTATGGTTATGCACCAGAATTAGCATCTGCTCTAAGTAAGATTGAAGGTAATATGCTTAACCAATCTCCTGCAATTAAAATGCTTCAAAGATGGTGGACAGTTCCATTGTATATGGTAATTGGGTTATTTGATCCAAAAGCTCATGGTATTCAATCCGCTAGACGTATTGGTGGTATGGTAGCTACTTTATCTAAAGAACTTAAAGATAGTTCTAATAATAACAAAGAAATCAATCAAGTTATTAAAGACTTGAATGCTGTTGAAGATAAATATGCACAATACTTAGAAGACCGTATTGAAGAGAATGATTCTAAACGTGCATTACCTCCATTAGCTGATGTAGCTAATGCTAATGTATGGAGATACATTCTACGTAATAAACGTGACTTAGAGTTATTGTCTTATGAATCCTTAAGAAAACTTATTTTACCACGATAAAATTTATCCCCTATGGAGTCTAAGCTCCATAGGGAAATTTTTGTATAGCTTCACATGAGAGGGTTTGTTTCGTAGAATAATATTTTTACAAAGGAGAATTTAGTAAAATATCCATAAGTTGCTACTGCTATACACTACCTATGTGTTAGACATGTAGTAATTTACAAAAAAATAAAGCCCTCCGAAGAGGGCTATTTTTTTTATAGATGCAATCCAGGCATTACAGAATCTTTGCCATACTTCTTAAGAAGCATAGCTACTTTTCTGAATTTGCCTTTCATACAATAGTATGCAATTAGTGTCATATAGTTGCTTGGGATCCAAGTCCCGATTGCGTCTGATTGAAATCTTGGATCAGCGTCTTCATCATCTCCTAACATTGAGGTGTAATAGTTGACCTCTATAGTATCGCTGTCATTCCAGCATCTCCAATCTAACTCTGGGTTAATTACATCAGCATCATTGAAATACCAGTCCCGGTACATCCAGAACATGTATCTCATTGCAGTCTTGTCATCTCTTAGATTGCCTACATTCCAATCTAAGCTTTCGCTATAATTATCAAAAAGATCATATTTCAACTTTTGTAATGCGATCTTTTCTTTTTTAGTAGTTGCTACAGCGAAACGATGACCTTCTTTATTTGTTACAATTTTCATGATATACCTCTTTCTGCTCATGTGGAGCTTAACTAATAAATATAAACTATATCATATCACGTTAATAATATATAACCTCAAATATCTAGTATTACAAAAAAAGAAAGAGAGGTAGTTGAACTACCTCTCTTGATATTATTTAATTACTTCATATTCTCTAATAGCAAAGTCTAAGATATCTTCATATTTTCTAGCTTTAAAATTACCAAAGAATTTATTGTTATATTTATCAATTTTACATTCTATATAATTTTTACTATCTGGTGCAATAGAGAAAATCATATATCCATTCTTACTTTGTAATTTAATAATAGTACCAACTACAATCTCAGCAGGGAATATAGAGATAATATTATTGGTATCATTACCAAATTCTAAATATAAACCTATAAGCAATTCTACTAAAGGTAGTGTTGTAGCATTAAATGAGATATCTTTAACACCATTAATTCGAATGTAATAAATGAATTTGAATGCCTCAAATCCATTCTTAAATTTATATTTGGAAGATGTATATTCATCATTATAAAATAATAATTCAAATACATCATCTTTAACTTTTATTACCATTCTAAAGGAGTTACATTGAATGATGTATGTATCATCGATAAATGTACCTCCTATACCAGGACATATAAGATTTGCCACATCGGCTAATATTTTAACATCTGGCTTATCCAATCCATTAGCTTCAATAAATCTATCTGTTATGAATGATATTGGATCTCCTTCATAACAGTCAACGCTATCTTTTTTGAAGTTTGTTATTAGTATAGTAAATGTATCATTAGCAGATTTAACTATTTTGCACACATCAACATCGCCATCAGAAAATATGTGTACTAATACATACTCATCGTTATATTGTCTAATTAACATAGGCTTTATAAATCCAAGCCTTAATAATTCTTCATATACATCATATAATCTATTTAGTGTAGACATTTTTCTTACCTCTCTTGTTAGTCTAGCAATAAGCCCAATCTAATGCTTCTTTACATGTATCTACAGTTTTATCATAATATGTCCTCTTACCATCTAATTCATGGTAGAATTCGCATAATATCTTACCATCGTTATATGTAAAATACATATCACCATATGGAGTTATTAGACGTATAGATACATTACTCTTTCCATCAGTATTAGGCATAATAAATACTTTTTTATATCCAAATTGTGTATACAAATCCATGATTAGATCTAACATCATATCATTTTGTTTATCAAAATACATTTTGATATAGTATTGTAACATAAATTGGATGAAGTTAAATACATCATATCCACTAATGAATCTATACGATTTAGATTTATAACCGTCATTAGACAACGTTAATTCAAATTCATTACCATTATCAACGATATCAATATTTATAATATAGTCTCTGATATTGTATCTAATATGAGTATCAGTGAAGTCATTAGCTGGAAGGATAATATGACTTACTGCATAGTTTAATTCCGGTATAGATATACCGTCCAATTTATTATACTCTATGAATAATTTTTCAACACTTTCAAATGGATCTCCAATAATAGTCATATCGTATCCTTTTTTGAAATTAGATACACTTGTACAGAATGCTTTTGTTTCTGCATCATAGTATATCTTTAATGTGTTAATATCATCTTCATTATATATGATATAAGCTAAAATGTATTCTTTATTATAACTCCTAATAAACATTGGATTTATGCTTGGTAAAAACTGACGTAATTTGAAATACACATTATATAAATTATCTTGATCAATCATTATATTCAATCCTTTCTATTATACGTTTCTACTACAGATTTAGCCCATTCTAATGCAGCTTCTGGAGATTTAACTACACAGTTATTACCACAAATCATTGCACTAAACTCATCTTCCCAGATAGTACATTGAATCTGATCATCATAATAATCAAATTTATTGAAGTTTAACTTAAGTGGATTAGAAAGTGCTAGGAAATACTCTATATTTATATTACAATCAGATAGCTCATCTTTTTCTATATAAAGCATTGGGCTACCAAATTCTAATAATAGATCAGCATATAGAGTGATTAAATCTTCAGCACCTTCATAGTCTTCATCTAAGTATATACTACGTAAGTTAGCTATAAAATTATATACTTCATAACCAGACTCAAATTTATATTCTTTTGATTTGTAGGTACTCTTCTCACCATGTATTATTACACTAAACATCCCATCTATAATTTTAATACTAGCACCAAAATGATTTGTTGGTAAGAATACTATCAATGTATCACTTGACTTATCTAAATAGAATCTGTCTTTTAATGCATCTTTAAGAATATACAAATCTACTGTATCTAGATTTGTATACTTAGCTATAATATCTTCTATACATGCTTTAGCATCATCTGTAGTCATAGTCTGCATTATACCAAATCCAAATTCAGATATAATGATATCGTACAAATCAGTTACTTCATTGATGGTAACTTGTATAGTATATCTTTTATCTAAGAATGTAAATGTGATATACAATCTTTCAGGATTATCATCTACTCGTTTTAGCTCTATATTGTTTATTAAATATAGTGCAACGCCTCTAAGATCCCATTGTAATTTCAATAGTCTATCTAGTTCCATAATATTACACCTCTCCAAATAAAAGTTATCCCATAGGAGTTAATCTCCTATGGGACTTCTTTCTATTTTACAATCTTTACAATCATTGCTTTAAGTACAGTATCTTTACCACTAATACATTTAGTACCAGCAGAGATAGAGCTTCCTGTAGGAAGTTCAGATACTTTAATATCAGTCATTCCATTTTCGGTAGTCAAACGAATACTATCATTTTGATTTACTATATGGATACTGTTGATTCTATCAGTCTTAGATAACTTAACGACTGAACTACCAGCTTTAGCACGTTGACTTTGAGGTAATGCATTAATATTGAATCGGTTAAGATATCCATTCTTAGTCACTACAACTACATCAGTAATATCTTTACCTGCAACTAATGTCATACCATCTACGTACTCTACTGTCTTACCACCAATAGAGCGTACACCTCTAGCGGAACGACGTACTAATGGAATCTCTTTAGCAGAGAATCGTAAAGCTTTCTTATCAGAGAATGTAATTACATCTAATGCATCTCCACCAATGATGATTGTCTTAACGAAATCACCTTGGTCTAGTTTAGTATAGAAGATACCACTAGCTGTTAATGATACGAAATCATCTAATTCCATTTTCTTAATGAATCCTAGATGACTCAATACCATTACATACATCTTTTGTTTAGACTCAGCTAATTGTTTAATTACACTTTCTGGATAGATACCAATAATATTAGATGTGAACTTAGCACTTAAGTTTCTAATATCAATACCAGCATTAGACTTATCGCATAAAGGAATCTTATGTACTGGATAAGAATAACACTTACCGCCAGCATCAAATAATACGATATTATCAGTATTACTGATATTGATTGCCAATTTTGGATTATCACCTTTGATGGATCTAATATTATCAGTCAAACCAAGTTTACGTACATAGTTTGCTTCAGTGATAACAATCTTAAATTCACCTTCAGGGATATTAGACGCTTCAGCTTGAGAGATAATTCTAGCATTACGTTTCTTACCGTATTTATGCTTTAAGTCTCTCAATTCAGCTTTAAGTTCTTCGTTCAACTCATTCTCATTACGAATCTTATTATGATATAATGTCTTGAGTTTGAGTAATTCATCTACTTTAGCTTTATATCTAGCTAGGTTATGTTTAGATAGATTCTTCAATGGCATATTAATAATAGTCTTAGATTGAAGATCAGTAATCTTGAATTTCTTAACCATATCCATGATTAGTTCTTCATCATTACCTTTAGACTTCTTAATACGTTCAATGATAGAATCAATATCACCACTAGATACTACTTTAACTAATGCATCATACTTATGGAAATCAGTCATAGTATTTTGCAATAAGTTATAGTAAAGTCTAAGTTTAGTTACCTTACGGAAGTCAATGAATCGTAATAAATATTGACGGTAATTCATACGAACTACATGACGTTCACAAATTACTTCAAAGTTTACACGAGCACCACGTTCAATTTGTGTATTCTTAAAAATAGTATCTCTAACAAAGTTAGGATCACTACCAGCTTTAAGAACTATAACACATTCCATTTTATCATCACCATCAGAGTTATGCTCAATGGATTGGACTTGAGTTAATACGTTCTTAGACATCATTTCTTCAATCTTATCAGTTACCGTATTCAAGAATACATAGTCTGGTAAGCTACGAATAAACAATGCTGGTTTGTTATGGAACTCTCCGATATCAATACGACCACGGACTTTATAGTTACCATAACCTGTATCACAAATTGATTGGAAATCTGTATCAATAATATCACACTCCATTGGTGTGTCAGGTACTAATACAAATTTAGCATTTGGACTATCAATCAACTTAATGGTTACATCAATTACTTCAGAGATATTGTGTTTAGGAATATCTACTTTGAAGCCTGGTGTAATACCAAATGAACCATTGATCAATAGTATAGGTAGATTAGGAGCTAAATACTCTGGAGCCATACAAGTCTCACTATAGTTCTTCTCCCAGTCTACTACTTGTTTAGTTTGTTTTAAATCACCGATAACTACATCGGTTGTAAAGTTAGCAAGTTTAGCTTCAGTATAACGCATAGCTGATGGATCATCACCTTGGAAGTTACCAAAGTTACCTTGCTTTTCGATTAATGGAATATTATTTTCAAACCAGTTAGTCATAGGTTTCATTGTCATATAGATAGATGAATCACCATGAGGATGATACTTATCCATAACTACACCGACAATGGAAGAAGACTTAACTGTCTTGACACTTTTAATATCATTATACATTGCGTAAATGATCTTACGCTGTACCGCTTTGAATCCATCACGGAAGTCTGGTACAACCCGATATAGTGCTGAATATACAGCATATGTTCTCATATCTTCCGTATACTGCTCCAGCATATTTACTTCTTTTTCCTTAGCCAAGTATATCCCTCCTTAGTTACTAAAATGTTAAGCGTTTTATGAAAATGTACATTCCCATTTATAGCCTAACTAAGGAAAGTAGAAGGGTATATAGATGAACTATATACCCTTTTTAATAAATTAATTTCTTGCCTCTTCGATAATAACACGGTTAATTTTATTAATTTTATTATCGGAATCAAAAGAAGTGAATACGAACGCTACACGATCTTTGATTGTATCAATAACTTCTGCAAAGCGTTCATAGATTTCTACAACGAGAACTTCTTTTTCAGTATCATATTTAATGATATTACCAACGATCACATTACCTTTAACAGTTGGATCATTGTTGATAACACTGCGGAATGCAAATACATTCAACGTAAGTTGTTCGATAATAGGATTTGATAATATACCAGTAAGTTCTTCTTTAACTGCTTCTGGTAAACGAGCATTGAACTTTAATGGTAATTCAATACGAACGTTGTTGAATTGTGGTTTTTTGTTTTGTTTTTGGTTTCTCATTGTCTTTCACCTTTTAAAATTAAATACTTGTTGAGCCGATTCCACCACGACGCTCTTCTTTTTCATCTTCATGATCATCATCTGTAATTAGATACTTCATAAAGATACCTTGAGCAAAGTGTTTACCAGCTTCTATAGTTAATATATCATTAGAGTTATTCTTAACTCCGATGATAATATTACCATCATTCTTTTCGTTATCTACATAGTCTGCATCGATAACTCCAATAGTGGATTTGATTACCATATCATAATTGTATCCAAAAGAACTTCTTGGAGCAATTATCAATACTTCATCAGGCTCCATATAAGCCTTAATATATGTCGGAATAATAGCAGATTCACCTGGATTGATTACATATGTTTTCGGAGCATAGAAATCATACCCAGCTGATAATTCTGTACTACGTTTAGGTTTTTTAATAGTGAGATTTTCTAAGTCATCTATAAATTTAGAATCAACTTGTTTGAATAGTCTCATTATCTAGTTCTCCTCTCTATAAGATATGATTCTTTGATACAAATACAGTCTTATACATTTTACCATATCCAAAATATTGTTTGGAGAACTCTAAACAGTCTATTTCAGATTTAGCCGCATATAATGTATATCTATATACTCTACCATCAAAGAACCAAATTAAAATCGGACCAGGGTATCTTTCAATAACATCTGGTAAGAATAGTTTTGGATTTGAATTTAGAACAGTTAATCTTACACCATCTAAAGTACGTTTATAAGTACGTCGTTCAATACAACTCATATTTTGCTGTACTATGAAATGGTATATATTAGAACCTATTTCTAATAGATTATCAATCATATCTGGTTTCTTATATATAGTAGTCCATACTTCATCAATTGGAGATGAGAATACTGAGCTAATATATAAAGATAGATTGACTGCTGCACGAGATGGCTTTCTTCTAGTTTGGAATTCAGATACCAAATCTACTACAGTATTAGAATGACCTCCAAGTAAGCAATAATGAGTTATCCAAGAGGTTCCCATATTTTCATGATAGTAGATCTTAATCTTATCTGCATATTCACTTTCTTTAAGATCTTTAGTATTAGAATGACCATCTATCCAAATTATCTTTTTACTATTTTCAATCAAAGTTTCAAGTCTAGATATAGACTTCTTACTATTCTTGAAGAAGCCTACACCTAGAATGATAACTGTATGATCTTTACTAGTTAGTTTAGTAATATCAGATTGGGAGTATTTATAATTTACGAGAATATCATCGCTTGTATCGTCACAAAATTCCTCTTTATGATTATAAACCATATTAGCTGCAAGCATACAGTCTTGATTATCTTGATAGTAAATTATCATAATTCTACCCTCTATTAGAATACGTATTGTGAGATATCAACGTCTTTCAATAATTGAATCTTATCGTTATCAATCTCTTTGATTTTTTCGATTTCGTTCTTAACGTCATCGATTGTGTATTTAATCAATACACGATTACCCTTTTCAGATGGATCTAGAGTTGAATTGAATAATTGATCACCATTCATTTCACCTAACCCTTTATAACGGGTTACATAAGTTGGATTCAAACTTTCAAACTCTTTCATCAATCCATATAAAGATAATTTATTACCATCTACGATAAACTCTGTTGGAGATTTCATGATGCATTGTGTTACAAATTGACATGCATTCCATAGAGTATCACTAAAGTAGATAGTTTGATATTTAGAATCTACCAAGCCTTCGATACCATCTTTAGTTGCTTTCAAGAATGGATATCTAGATTCAATAGCTTTCTTAAACTTAGCAGAACCTGGGGCAATACCTTGAGAGATTAATACTAAGATATACTCTAAGAGATATACATCAATAGCAAATGAGTTAGCTACTGTATCAATATCTCTAATATAGTTTGTATTCTTATTAAGCATCTCAACTACATCAGATTCAGTTAACTTAACCTTGTTAGGTAAAGCTAGTTTATGAATCTTAAAGAATTCTTTTTGTAGATACTTATTATATGCTGTACGGTCAGTGAAGTATTTCATCTTACCGTTAATCTTAGCACCATATAAAGGTGGTACTGTAGCATACAATCTACCAGATGTAATCAATGGTTGCATATACATTAAGAAGAACTGCAATAGCAGACATCTAATATGTGCACCATCTGGATCGGCATCTGTTGCGATAATAATCTTTTCCCATTTACATTTTTCAATGTCAAATGAACGTCCAAAGCCAGCACCAATAATAGCTGTAATAGCTGCTACTTCTTGGTTGGCTACAACTTTTTCACGAGTGGCTCTCATTGCATTAATGATTTTACCACGAATTGGGAATAAACCTTGACGAGTATTATCACGGTTATTCTTAGCTGGTCCTGTAGCGGAGTCGCCTTCCATGATAAATAACTCTAAATTTTTCTTACCAGTCGGTTTAACAAACTTCTTAGGTAACCCGCTAATGGAAGATACTTCCTTAACTTTAACTTTAGCACGTTCACCTTCCGACTTGGCTCTGATTTCTGCAATATCTTTGAAATACTTACAAATCTTTTGTAGGTCATTATTGTTACGCTTAGCCCATTCTTCTAGACTAGCTTCAGTAAGATCTCTAACAAAAGGTACTAAGTCAGCATTAGATATAATCTCTTTAGACTGACCAGTAAACTCTGGTTCCATGTGGGAGCAAGTTACAATTGCTCTAAGACCAACACGGACATCGTTGTTTGTAATAGTTAACTTACTCTTTGCAGGTAAGTAGAACTTATTCATATAATTTCTAAAGTATTTACTCATACCAGCAATAAATCCTTCTACATGAGTGCCATCTCTTGTAGGGCAAAAGTTACCGTATGAATGGATGATCTCATTGTCATCCGCAGAATCAAATGTGAAAGCAATCTCAGCTTTCATCCACTTATCATCACGTAATGCACCAAATCTAATTGGAGTGATGATAGGTTTACTTACAATGGTATTTAAACCATCCATCAAACCATCAACGTTTACTATAGTTTCTTTAACTTTAGCACCATCAATAGCTTGACCATTGAATACTACTTTAGCACCTTGCTTTAAAAGTGGTACTAAAGACTTAATAAGCTTCAATACATCTTGACAAGTTACAGTTGTCTTACCCATAGTTTCTTCATATGGTTTAAATGTAACTGTAGTACCTTGCTTATTTTCAACATATTTCAAATCTGTAATCTTAGCTGTCTTAGCATCACCGAGTTTAAACTCAACTCGTTTACCTTTACCTAAGATATAAGATTCAACTATAAAATATTCGGAGCATGCATTTGTTACTTTAGCACCTACACCATGACGACCAGAGGAGAATTCCCCAGGTTTCTTATCATAGTTAGAAGATGTATGTTGAGATGCAAATACACGCACTAAACTATCATGTGGAATACCACGACCATTATCACGAACTGCAAGTTCTTGTAATGGTTCACTAAAAGCCACGTGTATTTCAGTACACGGACTATCATCTTTCATAAGTTCATCCGCAGAGTTTTGAAATATCTCACGAATCATATTAATAAAGCCTTTATTTCCTGTATATCCCAAGTATTGAGTTACAGTTTTTCTAACAGCTTCAGCGAAGTTCTCAATTGTCTTAATTTGCCTATTGTACGACTTTATGTTTTCAATTTGTTCTTTAGTATATGCCATATCAGGGTCCTCCTACTTAGCTGTTACACAAATTATCAAAAAATACCGAACGATATGAGCCCATAGGCAAAACGCCTATGGGCAATACCATTCAGATTTTTATCTTATTATTAAATTGTAACTTTAGTTTCTGTAGTTGTTGTACCTTCAGCTGGTTGTTGAGGAGCTGTTGGTTGTGCTACAGGAGCTTGCATTTGTGGAGCTTGTTGCATAGCCATTGGTGCAGTCATTACAGGAGCTGCATATCCATTAGCAAATGGATTACCCATTTGTGGAGCTGGTTGCATTACTGGAGCTTGTTGAGGAGCTTGAGTGAATGCACCAAATACTTGACCTTGTTGAGGAGCTGGTTGCATTTGAGGTGCTTGAGCTGCCATCATATTAGGATCATAATAACCTGGTTGAGCCATTGGTTGTACAGGCATTACAGGTTGTTGTTGGTTGTAGACATTATAACGGGCACCATAGTTGCCGTTAAAAATGTCTTTATATGCATCAAAGCCGTAGCGGTTGAATGCAGGATTTGCATTAGGAGCTACAGTTTGGGAATTTGTAGTTTGGCGTACAACTTCAGTGAAGTTTTGCAATGCCATTTCATACAAGTTTGGAGCTTTGCGAAGAAGTGGGATCATCATCATATAATCCTTATAGAATTCTTCGTCGAAGTTAATTGCATATAACTTCATTTGTTCCAAGAAGTTAACCAAGTTATTTACAGAAGCTTCGATATCTTCTTTGCTATGAATAGTCATATCGAACTCTGCACCACATTGACTACATTTAACCATATTGCCACCACCGATTGGGTTGATAAGCAATTTAGTTGCGTTCTTATGTGGACATTTTGCACGTGCAACATCGACAGGATCGATGTTCATGTTAAATTCGTTTTTCACAGGTTTTAACAATTCCAAATCTTCTTTGGTCATTGGGTTAGTTACTGCCACTTCTTTAAACATGGATTGTGCTGGCATTACACCTGCACCACCATACATTGGTTGCCCGAATTGAGGGGCAGCGAAGCCATAACCTGGTTGAGGTTGGAATTGTGGTTGTTGTGCGAATTGTTGTTGATACATAATACTGTATCCTCCTTTGTGTTAAAATAAATAATAAGAGTAGGTCTTGTATATAATAAAACATATGTGTTATTATATCACGTTAATAATATACAATTATCGAGATGTTTAGGGTATGATATTTTAAAATATCATACCCAATCTCTAATTATATAACTATTGTTGACGTTCACGGATTTGTTGTGCCGTGACACGATGTTCAGCTTTAGCACGATCTTCTTGTTGTTGAAGAACGACTTTAGCTTGTGCTTCGACAGCCGCTTGTTCTGCCACAATTTCATGAAGTACATCTTCAGGAATTTGGTTAAGATAAGATTGTAAATCTTGGCTATCGTATTTATTAATAAAGTTCTTAATTTGATCATCTGTAAATCCAAATGCTTTAGCAAGTGGCTGTACAGATTTACGTGTGGAATAAGCAATCATATACTGAACCATTTCAAATGTAGTAATGATTACTTTGGTTTTAACGCCTGGGTGATTTTGTTGGTCATCATTAGCTTTGATAGCTACAATAACTTCATTAGCATCATCCCATTTAACAAACATAGTTCCTTCGTCAATGATAATACCATTATCACAATATAGACGAATTGCTATGTTGTGCTCAGTAGCTCTGAGTTTATCACGATATGCTTTTAATTGCGTTGCATCCATCGGTATCTAATCTCCTTTTGTATTCTTTTGCACACTTTACAATACTATCTGGTGCATACAGTATAGTTACTGCAATGTTTGGCTTTTCGAATAAAATTATATACCGACGATAATATATCGCATATCGCTCTTTATTCCGTTGAGTATTACACCGTTTGGTATACACATTCAACAGCTTATAGAGCTTAGAATAGGGATCTAAGTAATCCACATAGATCCCATTATATAAAGCATTTTTAATTAGTCGATCCACTCCCTTTTTTGGAAGACCAACTCTACTCTTTGCCCGTTGGTAGAAATGATCTGAAATACTATAATCGACGCTGAGCATATGGATCTCGTGCAGCCATAGTCAACTTCTTATTCCAGATAGTTGATTCTGCTACATGGATTGTCTCCGGATTAAAGATTCCGGACAATAGATATTGTTTGAATTCTACCAAGGCATTCATTAAGATAGTATAGATTTGGGCATTGGAGTGGTGGTACAAGTAGAATCGTTGTTCTACAGGACCATAGTTTTCTGGAAGCAAACCTTGCATAGATTGCTCTGCATTAGCACCATAGAAATGGATAGCACCTGCAGTAAATATATGATAGTTTGCATTCGCCTTTGCGACACTGATTAAGCTATCCAATAAACGATCAGACTTGAAGTATTCTTCATAATCTGGTACGTTAATATTAGCATTAGCCAAATCATTGAGAATACGATTAGATAGATTCTTAATTTCAATGAAGAATCTATCTCCGTACTTGGCTAGGAAATCTGGACCAAGTTTCTTAATCTCACGATCAAGTGCATTTGGTCTAGGTTTACCATTCTTATGGATACTAAGAGTATGATTCTTTTTAGAGAGTTTCTTCTCTTGTTCGACATCAATCTTAGTAATCTCTTTGAATCGGTCCATGAATCCTTTACGGTAGTAATATTCCAACTGACTAGCTGGTTGATTACCCCATACTGGGATTTGGATCTGTTGATTGTTTTGAGTAAACTGAGCAACCCATTTTTCGGCTTCAGCTTTACCTTGGTTAAATGCAACAGTTACTTCATTTAAATTCTCAGACATCGTATTCGTCTCCTTCCTCTTCAAGACGACTAATATCTTGAAGTACAGAACCATTCATAATCATATGAATAGCATTGTCATAATTTTCACGCTCTGTCTCAGAGATTTCATCGATTTCAACTTGAGATTCTAGATAACGTTGGATATCAAAGTCATCTTGGAACCACTTGTTTCCATCTTCATCTTCAATTGTATCGAGATAGTGCATGAATTGAACTAATGAGATAAATCCATCATAATCATATGGGCGAGTTTGCCATGACGAGATTTTGGATTTCTCAAAGTCAATAATATCGACATGCTCGATGATATATTCACGAACTGCCGTTTGACCCATTGCGAATTTGAATGTCTTTTCTTGGTCGTATCCATCAATGAAGAATATGAATAGAGTGTACATTCTTTCTTCTGGGTCTACATTAAACTTGCCATTTTCATCTGGCGTTATAGGGAACGCTAGTGTTAATGGGCTTTCAAAAATATTTCCGTTATCCATGATTAGTTCCTCCTTTTGCATAATATACTAAAACAATAATCAAGGATCACGTTTATAATATATGCTCTTAGAAGAATTTAGGCTTAGGTTTTACATAGATAAGATAATTTGAGAATCTGGTTATACCAGTATATATTAGATTAGGCATAATATCTCGATGTAGGAATTCTTCCATAAAGATGCCATGACTATACTGAGAGCCTTGTGATAAATGTGTTGTAATAGCATACGCTAATTCAAACTTATCAGCTTTATTATAAGGGTTTCGTTTAAGATATTCTTTCTGATCTTGAGGAGCTCTATAGTATTGTAAGTCCATCTTAATCTGACTAAATAGATTATTACCATCATCTAAGAAATCTATAGTCATTTCCTTTAGATCTTTCCTAATAGATGTGATATCTGGATGGTTTCTAACTATTCCTCTGAGACCATTGACTAGATTAATACCATTTACTTCAATATTCCAATTATTCTTACGACAAATCAATGGTTCATTAAAAGTAGGATACTGAGTTCTAATCTTTAAGATATCTTCTCTCATAAGAGTATTCACATAGTCTCTAGTCTTATTCTTACAGCATAGAATAACATCAGCATTCAATGCCATATTATCAGTCAATTCATCTTCTGGTATTACCATAGCATTATTATAGTAACCAAAATGAATTGGTAATCCTTTGATGGCTCTATCTGCAAGATATACTATCCCAGACTGTTCAGCTTGACGCATAATTTGATCTAATCTATAGACCTTTCCTGATACTAAGTATCCTGGATCATCTCCTACAGGTGGTAACTGATTAAGGTCACCACAGGCTATAATCTTAATACCGAATGATTCTATATCTGCTACCATAGATCTTGGAGTCATAGATGCTTCATCTATGATTATTAGTTTTATATCAGGTAGACGCTCTTTCTTAATCCATTTCAAAGTTGTTTTAGGCTTATTAAAATAAGCATCTATGATAGGTTTACCATTCTCATCTGTCATAATAGACTCTGTTGGTTCATATATAGATGAATGAATGGTTCTAGCTTTAGTCATACCTCTATTACGCATAACTATAGCAGCTGTACCAGTATAACTCATAGGCATAATTGAATCATATGGTATATTTAAACGCTTGATTATTTCATTTAATACAACAGTCTTACCTGTACCAGCCGCACCAGTATATTGGAATACTAAATCAGATGAATTATTATACCATTCTACTGCCGCTGATACAACTGCTTCTTGACCTGGGTTTAATATAAATCCCATAATCATTATCTCCTTTTACGTTTCTTAGGTTCTACCTCAGGTGGGTAGTCTATTGCTTCGTAACTATATCTTGCTTCACCAAATAACATGAAGTCTATAATCTCCATATATTGTAAAGAAGAATTATAGTACTTTCTTGTAGTGAACTGTGTACCATCTGACATCATAACATGAAGTTGGCTTCTAGGATCATCAGCTGGACCAAAGATTTTAAAGTAGTTTGATAAATAATAACTATTATCATCCCACTCATCAATAAAGATATCAAATAAGAACTTCATAATATTCTTATTATTAACTGGATCAAATACAATAGAATCGCCATAGGCACTTTCATAGTAGTCTACTGGCATTCTAAAGAATTTACCTTTATAATCTAGAGCTCTAAGATCTCCATCTTCATCTGGAATACAGATATTACGAGTATAGAAGTCTTTCTCTAGACCAAGTTTACTTATTAGAGCATTTGTGGCACCAATTACATTAGGGTCCCACATACACATTAATGCGTTTTCCATTTCGAATATTCCTCGTACCCCAAAACATTATAGTATATACAATGAATCGAGGTGTATTAAAATATGGACGATAAGTATAATTCTAATTCCGGCTTAGGATTTACCGAAGTCGGTATTCTTACTTCAGTATGTAATAAATATGAGCCAGGATATCAAACGTTTTATGTGCAAGCACTTAATCCGATGAATATGAAGTCTCCTATTAAAACTACAACTAAAGTTCAGAATCCAAATATAATTAATAAGGAAAAGTTTTCCACAGGCAAAGTTCAAACTGGATCTAATATCATAGCTGAAATGCCTAAGGAAGTTGCTAGAAACTTTCCTACTAAATTCATACCTCCTGGGACTAGATTTACTATAACTTTCCTTGGTGGTGATATAAATAAACCAGTTGTTACAGGAAGGGATTACGATGGCTATGAAGACAACACTAAATAGCATTAAAGCATTTATTGCTACAAAGCCAATCATAAGTACTGATTACTCAAACATGTCCTTCATTGAAGAACGTGAAAGTATTCAGTTTGCTGTTGGTAATATAGTCACAGATGACTATTTCCCTGAATTAAAAGCTAAAGCTGTTAAAGTATATCTTAGTGATAAAGAGATTCAGAAATATAAATATAGACCAAAAATGTTAGCATATGATGTATATGATAATACCGAACTATATTATATCATTCTTAGAATCAATGATCTTTATAACACTAAAGATTTCAACTTAAGTAAAAAGTATGTATATTTATTATCTAAGAAAGATCTTAAAGAATTCTTAGCCGATCTATATACATTCAATAATACTAATATACTTGCATTTAATTCTAAACATACATTGAAGAATAATTAACCTCTAGGTCTAGGCTCATTGTAGTCTAGACCGTTATTTATTCCAGGTCCAACTTATTGTATCCTCTATCAGAGCTGGCGTATACCCAGAAAGGTCTTCTTCATCATTATATAGAAGAGCATCCCTATAAACTATTCTAGGAGTACCATCTTCTAAATCATCCATGTTAAAATCTCTAATTACATTTGCAGCTCCACGTAATGATTCTGATGGAGTAACTCCGAATTTAGTATAAGCATATAGTTTCTCTGCATCATTAAACTCATTAAACATTCTTAAACCAGTCTTAAGTACAATCTTGGTATCATCAAAGTTTGCACCACGATTGTATGGATCTGCTTCATAACAGTCTTCGAGTTCTTTAATGAATTCTTTACTAATACCATACGCATCAGATTTCTTTTTAACACTATCAGTTTCTTTAATCTCTACAGGTTTAGGTTTATCATTACCTAATAATGCACCCCAACTACCGTTATTATTTTCATTAGTAGCAGTCTTAAGTTCATTCAATGATAACTTAGATAATGGTTCAGCTAAATGAATATCCTGTAAGAGCTCTAAAGGTCTCTCTTTAGAATAAGGTAAATAGAAGAATTGAGATGATTGTGTTTTGAAACGTTTCTTAGCATTTGCCATACCAAGATACTTTCTACCATCAGCTCCATCTTCTGGTACTAAGATGAATGCAGAGTCAGCATTTTCTGTAATCAAAGTAGATTCGCCAATATTTGCACGACCTACTTTACGTACTAAATCTGCTTCACTAGATTTACGACCTTCATCAATTATCTTAGCCGCATCACGATTCAACTGAGATGCAGTGATAACTGGAATATGTTTAGCAATAGCAAATTCTTTAAATTCATCCACTACTGCACCAAGAGCTATACGCATATCTCCACCCATGAGTTTAAAATCACGTGGTCTAATACGTTTAATATAGTCTTGTACTAAACAAACGACTTCTTGTCCATTAGCAGACATTTCATCATAGATTGTGTATAAGTAATCTGTATCTACAGAGTTACTTGGTACATATCTGAATTCAATATCAATAGGAGAATCATTAGTTACTCCTAGACCATTCTGTCTAAGTAGTTGCATAATTTCCTTATGACCACCAAATTCACTAATATCTTCATCAGATACTAAGATACTGAATACACGTTCCAACGTTTCGTTCAAAGTATTTTCCATTGTTAAGAATAATATAGTTGGACGTTTAGTTGGATCTTTGGTAACAATGTCTTTATTATTACCTTTAATTTGGAGTGTTAGATTCAATAGTGTACTAGATTTACCTTCACCTGGTAAGCCTAGATAAATATAACACCGATCATTTTCAAAACCACCATTCAAGGATCTATTAATTGCTTGAATACCAGTCTTAAGTTTTGTAGAACCATCAATAGCACGATTATACATATGAGCTACTGTAGCTTCAAATTGTTCATCATCAGATAGAGATAATGATTCAGAGACACTACTTACGCATACATTTTCTTTAATCTTACGATTAACTTCTACAATTTGCTTTTGTACATCTTTAATGATTTTATACTTTTCAGTTTCATTAGCAATAGCAAAATCACTATATTGTGTGTACATTGTAGACATTATAGATTGAGTATAGAATGAGTTTCTATTATTCCCAATATTTTGCTCTATAAATGCCAATTCATTAGAACCTAATGGTTCATCTAATTTACGTAATGGGAATATATTCTTTACATCTAACCCATCTAATGCTGCTTCCATAAGGATATCTCTATTTTCATATCCTTTAAGTCTAGCATCTAATAATTGTTTTAAGAAGAAGTAAGAATTTCTTTCACGAACTTGCTCTACACTAAAATTCTTACCAGGGTCTATCATAGTTAATAGTTCCCTTAAATCTGTCAATACTCCCCGATTGGAGGTATGTATGGTCTTTAAGATATAATTTGCATATAAGATCATAGTCGATAATGGTATTGAATAACTACTACCTATATCTTTCTTAGCCATCTTCAATCCTCGCTTTACATAATAATCACTCCTTTAATAATTCAATTAATTCTTCTGGAGTGATGTAAGTATAACCCTTACTATCATTTATATATCTACTTAGAATATCAAACTCTGTAAGGCTCTTGTCAGTAATATAATCAAACTCTTTACATTGCTCAAGTACTTCTTGAGACTGCCGTCTGATTATGTCATTCTTATAATCACACTTTATAGATATTGTTGGATTATTTCTATAAAATGATTTCAAGATATTAATGTTTTCATGCTCTAAGGTAAACTCCATACGGATATTATTTACTCCTTGAGCTTGACGTTGTTTAATGAATTCAATAATCTTTTGTGGATCATCTTTAATCATCTCATCAAAGTTTATTGTATCATATCTATAAGACTGTATCTCTTCAAAGTGAACGTAATACTGTCTCGTAGTTATATTATGTAATAGAATTAAATATCCCTTAGGTTGCTCTTCTCCATAGCACCACCTATAAGGTGAACCACAATAATAGAAGTCTTTCTCATAACAACCTTGGACATGGACATGACCTGCAATGACTGGTCCCATAGAGTATTTGAAGTTATCCATTCCAAATACTGGACTCGGTGCATCTAAGTCAATTTTATCTTTTCCATATATAGCACCTCTAATTGTACCATGCATGCATACTGCATCATAGTAGTTCTGATAGAGTATATTCTCGTAAAACTCCCTTCCCATTCCTGGCACTTCAGGTATACATAGGATACGTTTTTGTTTTACATATTCAAATTTTACAGTTTCAATTACACGTACATCTACTGATGGATCATTCATATATCTATAGAATAATTTAGTCTGATTAGCATCATGGGATGGTGTACCATGTAATATAAATAAAGTACATTGCTTAGTTCTACATACTTGAACTAATTCATCTACGAACTTCAATGCATACATAACTGCATCGGAGTTACTCATAAACTTATGGTGGAATAAATCACCATTAATTGATATCAAGTCTAAGTCTAACAACTTGATTCTATCTATAAATTGATTCTTAAGAATCTCATATTGCTTTGCTGGATCAAATACCCCGAAATGGATATCTGATATATGTGCTTCCATTAGAATATTGTCTTTCATAATTACCTCGATGAAAGAAAAGAACTTGTAAGGATCCTTGAAGGACCTTACTTTTATTTATTAAACTGTTAGACGGTTAATAAAAAAATAATTTACCCAAGGGATCATAGAAATCCCTTGGGTGTATAAATTATTTATGCATTATCATACAGAAGCATTTAAAGAAGTTATTGTCGTCAATTTCACTTGGATCTTTAGTGTCTGTACTAGCATATCGATATCTAATAGCTTGATATTTATTAGATTTTTCGATACGTCCAAGATCATCTTTTAATACTACACGAGCTACATCATTATCATTGAAAGTAACTCGTTCAGTATTAGATTTATTGATAAGGTTATCTAGAGATTCTAATGAATTTGTATTCATGAATCTTCTATACATCGGTTTTAGTTCATTGATTTTAACACAACGAACTACATGACCTGTATCAACAATAATGTCATTATCATCTGCTTTATCTGAAAGTACATATCCATTGCATGCTACCTTTTCAAATAACTCAGATACAATTAAGTCTGGATCAGATACACCTTTTACTGTACTAATAGTAATATCTGTAACTTCACCACTATCATAGTTATAGATATAAGATACTGTACCAAAGCTTACTGGTATAATCATCTTATATTCTGGTTTAAGAAGATCGAATCCTAATACTCTATTATCGAATACTTCTTCTCGTTCTTCATGATAACAACGATATTGATCATCGAATACTTCTACATGATCTTTGATCAAATTAATTGCCATTCGCAATTGTTTGAAACTAATGTTGTAACTTTTACCTGCCATCGGTTATATCTCCTTACAATATTTCATTAGATTAATAAATGAGTTCATGAGTTTATTAATAAGATTAATGAATAGATACTCATCAATCTTATTAGTAATTTCTAATTCACGATCTCTAAATTTGTTACTAGAAACTATCTCATTAGTGATAGTATTCTTAATAGAAATTGTAATGATTGGTTTATCTTGATTCAAACCAATAGTACAATAACTAGTTTCATTAAGACTAAATTCAATATAAATAAATCCAGCTTTTGAATACGTTATAGGGAGACCATCTTTCATATCCTTTGTATTATGGAAGAAGAATGATATCTCCGCTATTTTGATGAATGCTGCCATCTCCCGCATCATATCATAAGATGGAGAAGTATGCATCAATTCATTATAGTATTTTCCTAGCTTATAATTATATATCCATCTAGGAAGGAACCAGCTAGGCACTGGTTCCGTTACTTTATTAAAGAAAATATTATCCATTGTATCCTCCATCAAATATCATAGCCTCTTTGGCTAAGGTATTCTTTGAAATTAAAATCTTCATTAGATTGATTCATAGCTGCAATAGCTAGAATATCCATGAGATCAAGATACATATCTTTAGCTTGCTCTTCTGTCATGAGTTCCTCCTAACTGAGCTTATTGATGTTAATAGCTTCATGTCTATATACATCCATTGAATGAACGTATAAAACAACTAAGCTAATTGCTTCTCTAAACATAGCTACTTGAGTTTCATGAGGTAATGGAAGGAATCGATCTTCATCAAGACCCATTCCAACTAATCCCCTAAACTTCATTTCGGTATCTGTAGCTATACGTGCAAGAAATAGTTTATTACCCTTACGATAAGCAAGTACATATTCTACTTCTGCATAATCTATATCTATCTTAACTTCGCTTTCAACAACATCAACTAATCCTATGCAGGTTAGAGTACTACCGTCAGATACATCAATATGATTCATACTAGTACCTGCTTCGATATCTTTCTCTGCATCAAGATAAGAGCCAAATGCTGTTAAAATGCTTGGAGTTGTAGAATCTAATAATTCTTCTCTATCACTATCATCGAATGTATTAATGGTTGTATAATCATCATTAAAGATTCGCTCAGTGTATAGATCAAAATCATTAAGTAGTTTATCTGCACGATCTATTAACTTATTAACCGTATCTAATATAGACATACTCTTATCTACATCTTCTTTACGTAATAATAGACTGCACTCTTCTGTCTTATCAGAAACAACTACTTTTAAGAATACATCCTCAATTCTATCATGGTAGGTAACTACATTAATACTTTGATATACTCCTTTATGGATAGTATATTCTCCGTAATAAATGCAGTTGAATATTTCTAACATGATTTGAGAATTATTATATAAACCATTAACTCTTGAATTGATATCAACTATCTTTCTAATAAGAGGACCAATTGATTTCAATTCAGATTCATGTAATATCTTTATTATATCTACTAGCTTTGTTTTCTTTTCCATTAGTTTGACTCCTTAGGAATTTTCTTAACAATTCCGATTAAGTCAAACTCATCGCTAATAGCTACAGTATTACTCAAGCTATATGCTGAGTTTACTACAATGATATTCTTAAGAGTATCATATGTAATATAAGTACTATATTTTGCATTGATTTTGATAACTGTTTCATTAACATCCACCCATGCATTATCAGTACTAATTGCTTTAGGATCTCCATTTGCACTAAGATATTTATCAATAGATTTTAATCTCTTATACAATAGATCTCCAGAGAATCGTTTCTCTGATTTGATTACAGTGAACTGATCATATGTGGAACGTAGTAATTTGGCTACACTTCCTTCAGTTGCTGGACTGTATTCAATACCTAAATCATCAAGCATCATGTTTAAGATTAGATTCAATGCTTGATATGATTCAAAGGTAATAATTGAATTGGATTTGATATTAAAGATAATATCATCAGTATCCAATAAAGCAACAATCTCTACTGCACAGCCATTACCAATGAACTTAAATAACACAAGTCCATTACGAGTATTAACTGCATTAGAGAATGTCATTTCTTGACCATTAGCACCTGCCTTGTAGTTGCCAATGGTGATTTCATCTCTCGCTACTTTCTTTGCTAATTCCAAAATACCGTTAGCATAACGAGAGTAAAGTTTGTTAGGGTTGATCAATTTCATAACTGTTGATCTCCTTTCTTAGAAAAAATAAAATGTTGTGTATATATGGTCTTGGCAGATAATTAAGGGTTTTCACGTTCATTTGATGATATAGTTTATAGTGGGATATCCCAGAGAGGGGAGGGATATCAGATAAGATGAGGTTTTGTGTTTTTGAGTGTATTTGTTGTTAGGGTCTGCCAAGACCAATATACACGTAGGAGAGTTTTCACCTATCCAGGGATTGATAGATGGATATCGATTACTCGATATCACCTAAATAATATGTAACCAAAATAATGTTTACCTAGCTCGAGTTCTAGTATCTTCTTCTATACTATCACGTATACCCCAATATATAGCATTAAAGATTCTATCTCTAACTATACCATATAATACATAATCATCAAATGTATTCTTATCTATAAAGTCTATATTATCTTTATTTAGTAAACACATATACATGCATACTTCTTGATCATCCATATACTTTTCTGGGACATCGTATAGTTGATAATCTGTATTATTGAAGAATCCATGATTAAGTAGGATATTCTCAACTGCTAATCCAAATAGATATACGTCATCTTCTTCAGCTAGAGTATCATATAGACTATATGAGTCTACATCAATAACTTTTTTAAAGTCGTAATGCTCTACATCTTTAAGATATTCTATTTTTTCAAATCGTTCTAAAGATCTAAAGTTAAATTTAGATAGATTAATTAGTCTAGAATTTTCTTGATCATAAGTAAACCATTTCTTATACCATTCAGTCTTTCTTAGATCAGTCAATAGAGATACATCATCTAGATTGACTATCTCTTTATATAGATTGAATATATTCATAGAGCTTAATAATAGCCCTCTATTTAATCTCTCTCCTATAAATATAGTTAAAGCTTTACCACGATCTCTATTATTAAGATCTTTTAATTCATAGATCTTAGATAGAGTCTCTTGTAATAATTCTGCGTATGTCTTATCCATTATAACCTGCCTTGTACTGTGTTAATATATATAAAATGACCAATAGCCATAACTATAGCATCTTTATTATAAGATTTATTAGTTGGATTCTTTAGATTAACCTTTTGAGACTTTCCTTGATAGTATATATCAAGATTACTATTGTTAATAGACCATCCTAAGTGCTTATCATTATCAATATATGTATCACCATCTAATATTAATATAAATGGATCATTAACTGATAATAATTTATCAAGGAGTTCTAATAGATTCTTCATATCAAATAAGAATAATAGACCACATAACCAAGTTAATTCATTTGATGTCTTAACTGGAAATATATGATCTTGACTTCTAAGAAAGTAATTACTATCTGTAGCATTCTCAGGTAATGTACCATCCATCTGATGGTCTACATATTTACTTATAGCTATATCTCTATCTAGCTTAGTATAATTATAACAGATACTATATACATTTTTCTGCTTAAATAGATCGATTAGAGTCATTAGGGTATTCATTACATTTCCTCCTTTGTTTATAGGAATGTCTTTTGATTAATAAAAAAATAAAGCCGATGGATCATAGTAATCCATCGGCATATTATTACATTGGATATCTTTCTCTGATAGCTTTTATTATATTATTTAGTACGAATTTACTTGGCAGCATATCTTTATTAATACCTTTTTCTGTAGCTACAATAACTTTCTTTATAGGAAGAATATATCCAGAATCTTTATTATTACTAATAATTTCAATAGACTTATTGTCTCTATTAAGTTTCATATATCCAGATATTTCTTTATCCAAGTTTTGATGATCTACAAACTTAGTATAGATATACCAGTACTTATCATACTCATTTTGTACAATATTACCACCATGAATATATCTAACTATTCTACCTAACTCGTCTTTGACAATCTTAGCTGGTAATTGTTTATATCCACCTAGCTCAGATGTATCAATATTAAATTCAGCTACAAATTTATCACGTATTTTAGTTAGATCTTTAATAATAGATAAAAGTCTAACCATTCTAATATCAGATAGAGATATATCTACTGTCTTATTAATATTAGAGTACTTAATATAAAGCCTTGGAGTTTCATGAATTAATTCATAATCATTGACACGTTTTTGATTTTGATCCATATGAACTTGAATACTATCTTTAACACCAAGACGAATTTTACCAATATTAAAATCAGTACGTAAAAGAACCATTAAGTCACGTATACGTGTTTTAATAACAATACGATCACCTGGGTCTGCTGATCTTAAAACTTTATTAAAGATATAAGCGATATCTTGACATAATGCAGATATGCTTTGCAATCTTACTAAATCAGAATCTGGTAAATACTTAGTTACAGTTCTTTTCATTTTAAATCCTCCGATTATCTTAATAACATACCATCACTCGCATGAGCTGCTTTTAAACTTGGGCATATAATTACATCATATTTAGTATCTTCAGATACATATTTAGTTTTATCATAAGTTAATTTATCATACTTTTTATCACTATATTTACTACATTCAATACATGCTAAAACTGCTTTATTATCGATTATAATTGCATGATCTACACCAAAGAATGGTCGTTTTATATGCTTATAATTTCTATTATTAGTAAGATCAATCAATAATTCTAATATATCATTACGTGTTATAATTAGACTTTTAAAATCAGCTGATGATATACAAATACTATAATCCCCATCAGACTCGATATTTAAAATTAATCTATTATAAATATCTTTACCTTTACCAAATTGGATATCCATTCTAATACCACTTTTAGCTTTAAGCTCACATCGATTTACTTTCATATTTTCAGTTTCATATGAATCTTTTTTAGCTTTTCTACGGAATGCAGGGGTATGTCTTAATACCCATTCAATAGTTTCAGCTAGAGTATATACATCCTTTATAATATCTCTAATGATACTAGCTCTTAAGATAAATAAAGGAGCATCTTCGATTGTTCTTTTTAATTCTTCCATTAATTAATACCTCCTCAATTTCTTTAAAGTAAAATATATACGTGATAGGATCAAATATCCTATCACGTTAATAATATATAACCTATTTTTCTATTACCCATTGCATAAACTTTAATATACAATCTCTAAGCATTCTATCTGTATTCAATTTAGGATCTGTTGAAGGATGCCCAAAATGCTCAAAATCATCATTGTATCTATTAATATTAAACTCACTTACTTTATTATATGATGGTCCTAAAACGACTGTATATGTGACTTTAGCATCTATCTCTCTATTAAGAAGAATATGATGAGCAGGTCCAGCACTAATTACTAATTGCTCGGTTATATCATCTACGTTAAATATAACGTATTCACTTTTATCTTCACGTATAATACTATAATAAGGAAGACTAGAATGATCTTCATATTTCATTGGATTAGTTAACTGTATACCTACAACACCAGATATTAGATCGTATAGTTCGGCTGTCTTAATATAGTTGACTATATGCTTCTTAAATTTATAAATTTTATATTTTACCCATAATCGTTTTAAGACAGGACATGAGACAAGTTCATGAGAAAGTTGTTTATATTCTATTAGAATCTTCTGTAGCTCAGGGATATTAAATGAATCTAAGCTTTGGTTAAACATATTTATCACACCCATCCAAATATTTGACAGATTGTAGCTAGTAGCCCTAATAGGAATATACCAAACAATATAGGATTAAGATCTTCTAATACAATTAATACACGTTTAGTCATATTAGATAGATTCTCTTCTCCATAGTAGTTAATTAAGATACAAGAATTAATGCAAGTTAATATTAGAAATAATACTGCTACTTTATAAGATACCATTACTAAGAGCCTCCACCCACATATAACCAATAGCTGTTAATACCATTATAAAAAGAAATACTAATGATACTATAAAACAGAATTTAGATAGTTTCTCCAAATCAAGCATTATTAGTAAAGCTCCAAGACAAGCAAATAAACTCATAGTACCAAACTCTGGTACTATAATTTGTTTAAGGATATTTAATGTATTCATAATAACCTCTATTCTAGTACCCAAGACCATGCTGTAAGAAATATTGCTACGAATGTACATACAAGGAAGAATCCACCTATCGTTCCAAATATATTATTATCATCACCAGTAAAGTGACTAATCCAACTATATACTATTCCGCATATAATAGTTGATATAGCACACGCTACCACTAATTTAAGAAAAAATAATGTACTCATTTTATTTCACTCCAAAATCTGATACTTTAAGTTGTCTTAGTTCATTAATAATATTAAGAGAGTCTAATGTATTAATGAATCCGGTAAATAGATTATCTACTAGATCTATATTAGACTTGATATCTATAGTATACTGCTTATACTTAACATCATATTTATTAAGCTGTAATACAGTAAGCTTATCTACATTGATACCTATTTTAGATAGTAGATATCTATATGCAGATAGCTGTATAAAGTATTTATATCCAATATTACTTGAGGTCTTATAGTCTACTATATGAACTTCATTACCGATTTTCATAACAGCATCTATAGTCCCACAAAAGTATTTACCTATAAGAGATTGCTCTAACATGATTGGCTCAATTAAAGTATTATTAATATACCCTGTATCATTAAACCATTGTATAAATGACATGAATCCCATAGTTTTATCCACTGGATCTGTCATACATAATCCATCAGTTAGGAAATGCTCAATTTCACTATGAACTTTAGTTCCTTCAACTGCATATTTATTTAATTCTCTTCTATATCCAAGACCTTTAAATCCCAATGAGTTAGCCCATTGAGCTATATAGTCTTCATTTATATGCTTAAGTACTTGAGTCACACTTGGAACTTTATTCTCTCCATGCTCATAAGTACCAATATATACCTCATCTAAGTCTAAGTTAATCATACATAACCTCCTTTGTACCTATATGTCTGGGCGTTATTAAAGAAATAAAACTAGAACTTAATAGTAATATAGTTTCGCCGACTATATTACACATGATATCTAATGAATGTGACAGCCAGTGTTACTTCTTGTATTCATTTTAGATGTGTGTCTCCATTGTTATAAACACGATTATACACCCCTAGGAGTTTTATCTCCTAGGGGTGTATATGCCTGCAAATTAAACATTGTAGTAATATTTTAGATACTTTCCAAGGAGGATTTATAATGGCTCAGTTGAACTTTAAACTCATAAATGAGACTTTTATCTTTTCCCAATATAAAGATGAATATGAAAAATCTGTCTTAAACTTTATCAAAGGTGGTAAAGTAATTGACGTCCATTCTGATGCTTTTGCTGACATTGCTTATGATGTTAAGAAAACACAAGTTGGTTCTTTCTTAGTAGCTGCAATGGAATCTAAGCAAATCGTACTTTATATAAGTACTCACCCATTAAATCGTAGCACTCGAGTAATCACTGCCAAAGATATTAAAGGTGGTACTGGTAAATACTTGATCTATGTTGACTGCACTCAAATTATTGACTTTGAAGGTGGTAAATATAAATGCAATAATGTTAAACAACTAGTTGCTCATCTATTAGAAGCATCTGTAAACATGATGTACTTTGCTGGCTTTACTAATATCGTATCTAGATTCGATTTAGTTAAAGCTGGGGCATATGCATTTGCTTCTCTATTCAATAATATCATTAACTACTTATTCAAAACGAATACAGTAAGTAATATTCATAACCGTGTTATGTATCTTGCTTCCCAATACTTCATTAAGAATATCATTGGTAGCAATAATCCTAAATATGGTTATGCTAATAATACAGCATTCTCTAAACAAATTGCACGTATCTCTGATCGTGAAGTTGAATTGATTGAATCATATCTAGATCGTGAATCCTTCAAGAACTTAGACGCATTTGTTAATATGCTTAGAGACTCTTTGAAATTACATAAACTATCTACTGAAGCTATTATTGCTACATGGGTTAAGATGTACTCTCCATCTGCATTATTTGCATTAGAATACTTCCCAGCATTCTCTGCTATGATGACTAATGCTTATATTGGATGCTATTTAAATAATCAATCTACTATTGAAAAGGTGACTAACCGTGGACTTCCTGAATATGTTAAAACAGTTCTAGATGTCGGAGGTCAATACTATGAAAACTTACGATAACGAAGTTTATAACTACGTTGATCAACTTAAGAATTATTCTACTACAAATATCTCTGGGATGCAGAAAGGTATTGTCCCAGAGGTAGTTGATATTAGTTGGGATAAGATGAACTACTATGTATCTAAAGGGGTACGACGTTATGTGACTTATGAAAAAGAAGGTTATGTAATTCGTATCACTGGTGTAAGATATAGACTTAATCATTTGACTAAGAAGACTATAGATTTTGATAAACGTATGACTGATGCGGTTAATGAAGGTCTAGTATATCCATTTATGCTATTCGTAGATGGTCGTCATATTAAATGGTCTACTTTCAGAGTAGTACGTAATGCTAAATACACATATCTCGTTTGTGATAGAAATAGTGTGAAGGATATTAATCCATTACATATTAGCAAAGTAGAAATGGTAAACTTACCATTTACTTATATGAGCTATTCTGAAACAAGAAAGATTCCAAATCCTAATACTGAGTTATTTAGATTTGATGAGGATGGTTTATTATCTCCATTTGGATCTATGGTATATAGTCTAGATACATCTACACTTAAACTAGAGACTGGATACTTTAAAGTATTAGCTGGTGGTAGAGTTGAAAACCGTGATTTAGACTTAGATGCTAAATATAAACTAACTAAGAATAACTTCTTATGTTGGGCTAATGGGTTATTTGATAAAACAATAGACCCTGATATAAAGAATCTTAATATTATTACTATGAATAATGGTGAGCCTCTAGAATATGAACTACAAGTAAAGTATTTCTATAGAGATATCACTAATCATAATAGAAGTAATATTACTATTCCTGAAAATAAAGATTTATTGAAAAGCTTAGTCATTGAGCAAAAAAGTGAAATGCCTGAATTAGACATTAAAGCTTTAGGTCGTGACTTTGATTTCCAATATAAATATGATACAGATTATGAAGACAATGTAAACTCTGGTATTAGATATATCAGTCGTTATAATTCTTCTATGTTTGATAAACTCTATGAGAAACGTCTAAAGATTCATTCTAGAAGTATCTCTGGTAAAGAGTTAAAAGATCAAATAACTAATAATTTATTATCTCTTCCTAGGGGATATCATAAGAATCCAGAAACTTATGTAATCATCTATAAGAATGGTGAACTATGGAATCTGTATAATCGTATCAGATATAAAAATAATAACTTTGAAATCCCTATTACTAATAAGGAAATCTCTGCTATCACTGATTATGATGAATTTGAATTCACATACTTCACTGGAGTTAATAATAACTATTTGAAAGTAGAGTGCACTGAAGATAATAATACTATTGAAAACACTACTATCAAATATGATGATCTAATGGTATTTGCTAACTATACTGAAGATCAAATCTATAAAGAACTTCCATTCAATAAACGTACTATCTATGACGTTAAGTATACTTTAGATAAAGATAATAAAACTGTTACATTCAATAACCCAGCTTATTATGGTAAAACCATTTATATGGCTGCTAAGAATCAGTTTAAATATCAGCATTTCAATATTACTAAACCTACAGTACGTTATTTCTTTGGTAGGGACTTTATCCCTTGCTTAAATAAAGATAGATTCGCTGTATTCCACAATGGTCGTCTTTTAAGTAAGGATATGTATAGAGTTATTGTCCCTGAAGTTGAAAATACTGCTACTGAAGTATGTGTTCATGTACGTCGTGTAGCTCAAAAGGGAGATAAAGTAGATATATTCTATTTACCTTATGACTTTAACTATACAGATATTGGTAAAACAAACAGAGTTGATGTTGTTACAGTTAGAGCAACTGTAGATCAACAACCTGTGTTTGCTATTCCATTCCCATCTAAGTCTTCTTTATTAAATAAAAACAGCTTCCTATTATTACGTGGCTCTGTATTGGTAGACCAATCTAGATATAATGTAATTGGACGTGCTGTTGTATTTAATGATCCTAAAGACTATGTAGCATATGGACGTGAAGTTACTTTCGTATTCTTATATAGTGAAAATATTGAATCTAATCCATATGGTGGTGTAGAAGAAGATGATGTATTAAATATCGATCCTCAATTTGTTATAGCAAATAAAGATAATCAATTAACTTTTGATATTCCTTATCCTGAGGGATTTGATGGATTCTTCTTCCTAACATATCGTGGTATCTATGTAAATCCTAAACGATATGAAATCATGGAAGGTACTAAACAAATTAAGTTCTTTGACCAAGATACTGGTATTGATGCTGGTACCGCATTAATCTTTGTATTCATTTATCCTGAGCAAAAGAATAAAGTTGGTACTTCTGCAGTATCTGTACGTGCTACTATAGATAATCAACTTAAGTTTAGTATTCCATTACCTTATGCTAAATACTTTGATGATCAAAATAGCTTCTTCTTAATTAGAAATGGTGTATTCTTAAATGAAGCAGAGTATTATATTGATACTAAAGCGAATACTGTTGACTTACTTACTACTAATGGCTTAGACATTGGTCAAGAATTAGTATTCAACTTTATTACTGGCAGAAATGTATCTGTTAAGACAGCTATAGAAGAAGTTCGTGCCGAGCAAGATGGACAACTTGTATTCAAATTACCTAAAGTTTTCCATGACTTTGATAATAAGACTGGTAAATTCTTCTGTGTAATTGGTGATACATATATTGATAACCGTCGCTTTGAAGTAGTTGGTAATGATTTACGATTCTTAAATCGTGAAGATGCTGTACTTGAAGGACGTACAGTTACATTCATCTTTGTATATACTGAAGATATTGATGCTGAGACTGCAACTATTGGTGGTGTAGTTAATACTTCTAAGTATACTAAGTTCATTACTGAATCTGTAAAATGTAAAGAAGATGGTCAACGTACATTTACTATTCCATGGGAAGATTCTATGCTTATGGATAAGAAAATCATCGTAACTGTTGGTAGTACATTCATTAGAAAATCTCAATATACTATCTCTAAAACATTGAATACATTAACATTCATTGATGATGGTGTAATTACAACTACTGATCGTGAGGTTACATTTACTTTAGCTGATTCTGACTATACAGTAATTGCTAAAGAAGTTATTGATATTGATGCAGTTGTAGATGGTCAAACTGAATTCGATATTCCATTACCATTTGAAAACTATCTTAAGCTTGGTAACTCCTTAATGGTATTTGCCAATCAAACATTTATTGATGCATCTCGTTATGTATTAGATAAAGATTTGAATAAGATCACATTAAGAAACTATAATGATGCATTGAATGCTGGTCAAACTTTATCTTTCTTATACTTCTATATTGCTAACCAAAGCAATAGAAGTTTAGAACGTGAAGATGTACAACACCCAATGATTAATGAACGTGGTTACTTATATTTGAATAGAAATGACTTAGAGCATCTATTGAATAATAAACTCTACTTCATGTTTATTAATGGTAAGAAGATCAATAAAGATAATATTATGAATGTGGCTAATAACATCATTCGATTAAAGAATGACGTTCAAACACGATTCAATACATTAATCTTAGATTATACTCCATCTATTCCAGAGTTAGCTAAGTATAAAGATATCAACTCTGATTATGATATCATTATGAATCAAATCTCTAATGAAGATATCAATAAGCTTTTCAATATTCATAATAACGTAACTGATCTTGAAAAGTATATCGTTCCAGATACTTCACAAGAAGCTATCATTAATGATATCATTAGAACTCACTATACATCTAATGGAGTTAATAAAGGATTACCATTTGTATATACTTATGACACAAGTACGTTTAAGAATAGATCTATCTATAGCTTAGCTACTACAGTTAATAAGTATATTGCTCCTGGGAAATATACTTTTACTTGTCCAGATAATGTAACTATGCTTGAAATCAAATCTATTGCATCTGCTAGTAGAATTAGACCTATCAATAGAACTATTGATACAATTGGTTATCTACGAGATAAAGACTTTGAATTCGGTGAAGTAAGTTATATCTTACCATCTGATGTATCTAATTATATTGATACAGTTATTGGTAAGAAAGATCTTAATATCATGAGTCAACCTCTATATAAAGAGGTAATTGGTAATTTACCTGAAGTAAATGATTTCATTCCTGCAATGAAACCTTTACGTAAGACTGAATCTAAAACTACGTTAGGTAGACTTTCTAGATATTTCTATCAAAAAGAGATAATTAGAAACGTTAAAGTACACCCTGGATTGAAGTATAAGATTACAGTTCCAACTGGTGGATTTGTACATATTGCTTATGATGTTGCTGATACTGATATTAGTCAATATCATTTAAAATATCGTATTGATTTTGATTCTGATCGTGATAATACCCCAATCTTCTATAAAGGTGATACGTTAACTAAGCCTGATACATTTGTAAATAGCTTAGAAGAAATCTATAGTGATGACTTCAATTTACAATATAATCAAAGCTTTACTAAACCAGGTGAAGAATACTGGATCTGTCCAGATAATGTAGGTGAAATCATTCTTACATTATGTAGTGGTTACTCTAAGATGATTACTGTAGAAGATATTGAAAGATATCCAGCAGCATTCCAATTCTGTGGCTATGGTAGCACTGATTTTTCTATTGCTCCAGTACCAGCTATTGGTAATATGGAATTCATTGAATTAAATAGCTTCTATGATAGAGTCACTAATGAATATGATTCTAAGATTCTTAATACTATTGAAGATGGTCATGAAATCCATTATAGCAGTAATAATACTCTATATGGTTGTGGTATATCTGAAATAGGATTTGTTGAACGTGATGACGAAGATGCTATTAATTCAAGTAAAGCACCTGAAAATCGTAACCGTATTAACTTAATGCTTATTAATGGTGTAAGAACTTCTAGATCTGACAGTTCTATTTCTCGTGAAGTTACTTCATATATTAAAGTAGAACCTGGTAAGACTTATACAATTAGAGTTGGTAAGAATAATATCAAAACTGATATGGTTTTAAGTAGACCAGAGACTGAGTTTGGTGGTGTACTAGGTATTAGTTATCATAATAAAGTATTATTAACTAACGTTGATACTAATGTATACTTATCTAATGCTTTAGATGCTACTCATATTAATAATCCTGATATTGATTATAGTGGGTTAAATACCGAAATGACTGAAGATCAACTTGCAGGTGATCCAGGTGTATCTCATGTAGTTTCCGATGAAGAAGCTATTGAAGAAAGAGATAAACCTGTATTTGTTAAAGAATTACATAAGATTGCAGTTGATGAAAATGATACTGATGAATTATTCCAAACGAATATATTCGATGCTTCCAATGTAATCAGAGAATAATATAAACCGGATAGGGGTGTCAAAATCCCTATCCGCTTATATTTTGAACATTAATGTAATTAAAATACATATTCGCAAGGAGGTATAATATGGCTACTTCTAACTATAAAGGAACAAGAGTTCCTCTTATAGCATTAGATTATAATTCTCGCTTCCTGGCTGAGAAAAAAGAAATCTTATTTGATTATAAGACAGGCAAACTCTATGTAGTTTCTGCTGAAGATAAATCTATTATATTTGATATAACTAGAAATATTCTTAAAGAAGTTGAAAAGAATGTAGACTTATCTAACTATACTTTCAACGTAGAAGGCGTTGGTATTGTAAGCTTAGATGGATATATTCAACAGCTCTCTAAGTATAATCTAACAACAGTAGATGAACCAGTTAAACGATATCGTGTACCACAAATTACATTCGATAATGATTCTATTGTCGATTATGGTGGTACTATCGAAATCAATGGTTTCAGTCATGCTAATAATAATACATACCCAGTTAAAGATGGTAATGTAGTTAAATGGGTACCACGTACAGATACTGATATTGTAGACCGTGTACGTCACTTAGAAGAAACTGCACCACCTGATGCGGCTAAGTTTAAGAAACTTCAAGATGATGTAGCTGCAGTTAAATTTACTGCTGATCAATATTCTAATCTTCCAGCTATTCGTACTGACTTAGATGCTGCTACTCATAGATTAGATGAATTGAATACATTAATTGAAACTACTACTGATACTATCAATGGTAAAATCACTGGTGTTAAAAATAATGCAGACTTAGAGCTTAATAAATTAAGTAATAAGATTACTGTATTAGAAGCTCGTGAAGATTATGGTCCAAGAGTAAATACTCTTGAAAATAAAGTTACTTCTCTTCAAGCGTTAGGAGATGTAAACTCTAAGGTATTAGCTTTACAACAACGTGTAGTTAACTTAGAGCAAGGCGAAGACTATAGTAGTGAAATAAATGCATTGAGTGTTAAAGTAAATGCATTATCTGATTCTACTGATACTAAGATTAATACTATTAATCAAGAGATTAGTGCTATTAAAATATATGATAATGAAAATACTCAAATTCGTAGTGGTATCTTAACTCGCTTAGATGCTCTAGATGCTTTAAATATTGGCTCTACATTGTCTGATTTAAAAACACGTACTACTACATTAGAAGCAATCCCTAATGTAACTAGTAATGTGACTAATCTAGAATCTATTACTAATACATTGACTAATAGTTATTCTCAGCTTAATACTAAAGTAACTGGTTTACTTAATGCTGAAGATCCAATGCCACGTATTAGAGCTCTTGAAGGCATTAATACTACAAAGAATAACTTACCACAAGAAGCTAAGATTAATTTACCTGGTGGTTCCAATACAGTAATTCGTCCAGATAGAGTTTATAGCTTTACATTAGATAGTGCTAATCCAACTTTCACTATTGTAGGATTAGAAAAATCTACAGCTGAAATCATTCTTATTCTAGATCCTCAAAATATCAATACTGAAGCATTTGATCTTCATATTACTAGAGCTGATGGTGTAGAAGTTAAGATTCCTAGACGTATTATTCCTAGTAAGAATAAAGAACTTCAATTGGTTCGTCTTGTAACTTATGATCGTGGTGTAAACTGGTTCTATTCTGTATCTGCTGGTTTCATTGGTAAAGATCTTGCAATTGATAATACTATTTAATAAAGGGAGTTACACATGGCAACGTTAAAATATTTGGCTACTGAACGAGCTCATCTCTCTCAAGTGCCAATTACCGAAGGTCAGTTTATAGCTACAACTGATACTAATGAAGTATTCTATGATGTAGCTGTTGACATTCGATTTAAAACTAATAAACTTACATTAGTAGATACTGATGCTGAACGTTATAGATTGTCTAATAACGATCAAGTAAGTACTGATGTAATTTACTATATAAAAGAGTCTGAATTATTCTATATTTGGACTGGTGCCTGGAAGAATGTAGTTGCTACTACAGAAATTACTAAATTCCTAGGTGACTATAAAAACATCACTCCAACTACTTTAGTTAAAGGTGAAGAAAGATTTGCTCCATTAACTATTGCTTCTCAAGTATTCACTGATGATGGTGAAACTGTAGAAGCTAAAGTTAGACAAATCTCTCATATTGCTTCTGCTTTTGATTCTATTGTAGTTACTAAAAAAGGTAAAACATTTGATATTCCAGTACCATTTGAAAGATACTTTGATCAACCTAATATGCTCTTAGTATATATTGGTACTCTTCAAATCTATCCTAACCGTTATTCTATTGAAGGTAATAAAATTACTTTCCAAGAAGAAGTAGAAGCTGGTCGTACTATTAACTTCTACTTTGTTTATAATGCTCATGCTCCTAAGCTTGAGACTATGAACTATATTGATGGTGCATATATCAATAAAGGTACAGTTCCTATTGATAGAATGCAAAAGTATTCTCATAGTTATACTACTAATGATGCTACATCTGTAGCTTCTAGTGCAGCTGTTAAAGGTCTATATGACAAAATGAATGCACTATTAGATCGTGGTGGTATTATCACTAAATGTGTAACTAAAGATGATAATACTACAATGAATACATCATTACCTAATGAATATAAACTTCTTGATGGTAATGTAATTAGTGTTAGATTTCATGCCAATGTAGGTAATCATGCTACATTAAGAGTTGATGGTAAGAATATTCCTATCTTTATTGGATATGATCCAGTTAAGACTGGTGATATTCATGCTGGTGATGAACTATATCTCCAATATGATTATCTTACAGAACGTTTCTATGTAACTAATGGTTTACCATATCTTATTGATAGCACTACATACTCATATGCAGTTGTAGCTGATGGTGAAAATACATTCACATTTAATGCACTTAACTACGATCCTGGGGTGGATAGACTGGAAGTATTCCATAATGGTGTACGTCTAATCCAAGGTAAGAACTTCTCATTCAATTCTGAAAGTAAATCTATTTCTTTAGTTGGATATACAGCTGATGCTGGAGATGTACTTGAAATGGTTGTATATAAAGTAGCTCGTTCTCGTGCAACTAATAATACTCAAGTTACAGTAGTTCGTCCAGATTTTGAAGAGCTTACTCGTTCTCTCGGTGAAGCATTAGATGAATTCAAAAAGAAAACTAATGATTTGAATAGTAGAGCACTAGATGTTATTTTCCCTAGATATGGTGATAATAATGATTCTGGTGATAGAGGAGATTGTACAATTGTAGGCATTGACAAAGCTCATTGGTTTATGATTGATTGCTTTGCTGATTCTACATCTTCTGTATCTTCTATTAAACGCTGCTTACAAGAAAATCATATTGATAAATTAGACGTCTTATTGATTACTCATTTCCATCAAGATCATATTGGTAACTTTGAGGAATTAATTAGATCCAATTTAGTTAAGAAAGTATATGTACCTGATGCAGCTAAGACTAATACTACAAGTGGTACTAATGGTATGGATGCAACTACTATTAATGGCATCAATGTAAGACTTAAAGCAGCAGCTGACAGAGCTACAGTTCCATATGAAATTGCTCCTAACGGAAAAGTAGATTTCAATGGAGCTGAATTGACTTTTTATAATAACTCAGATGATGATTATACTTATTATAATACTGGTGCTAAGCATGCCAATAATTATAATAACTTATCAATCGCATTAATGGTTAAACACATTGGTCGTACATTTATCTCTGAAGGTGATTGCTTAACTGAAGCAATGCTTCATAATGTAGATAATGTACCAGCTAATGTTGATTTACTTAAAGCTCATAATCATGGCTTAACTGATATGCCATTAGCTTATAAGAAAGTATCTCCTAAAGATGCAGTTATTTTAGCTAGTAGAACTGAATTACGTAAAGGTACTCAATTCAACTATCAATCTTCATTGTTTGATATGGGTACTAATGTATATAATCTATCTAGTCAACCAGAAGATATTCATATTACATATCTAGCTGATAATGGTCAAGTATCTTATAATACTAACTTACGTAGACTATATCCTAATATGGTAGATACTACTAATAAAGTATATGTAGATGCTTCTTATGAAGATAAACTTAAGACTGGTGATATTAGAACTCCATTCATTAACTTAAATGAAGTAGTTCGTTATCTTCATTCTTTGAATACATCCGATGTGGTTAATGTAGTTATTAAACCTGGAGACTATACAACTCCAGCTAACTGCAATGTAGCTGCTCAAATATTAGAATTAAACAATATTAAACCTGAAGTAGTATTCACTGTTAGTGGTAGTGGATCTGTATTCTTACCATATACATTAGTTAAGAATTCTAATGTCACATTTAATGGTATTACATTTAAATCTCCAAGTACAGTAAATCTTACTTTGGATAGAAATATGTATAACGTTAAGTATCTAAACTCTAATGGCTCCATTAAAGGATGTACATTAAATAATGATAATGCTGTAGTTAAGAATGAAGTTGCTACAAACTCTACTACATTTGACTTCAGTAATGTGATTGCTGATTCTTCTAATATTACATTAGAAAACAATACTTACTCTAATGATGGTAAGTTTGCTATTAAATCATCTAATGGATCTAATGTAGTTGTAGCCGGTAGTACTAATCTTATTTCTAACTCTACTGGTACTGTATACTGCATTGATTCTGGTAATATCTTAGTTACTGGAGCTATGCCAGTTAATACATCCAATACATTACGTAAAGGTGGTCAATTACGATTTGCTGATATTAATGGTACCACTATGATATCTAATATCTCTAGAGGTGTAGTTGTAGAAACTTCTGTTAATAATAGATTTGGTGGTCCACAGTATTACGTATCTGATGGTAATGGCGACTTCACATCTATGGATCATTTTAATATTCATGGTAATACTAATATGACTCCTAAGTTTGCTGGTCAATTTGGATATGATCCAAGAAGTAAAAAAATTAAGTTTGCTGTAGCTAACTCTAATGTAAGTGATTGGGTTGAATTTGCTAATGCTGATACATTATCCGCAGCTAAGAATGATTTGACTAATCTAATCAATACTACAAAGAGTACATTGAATCAGACTATTAATACTAACTTGACTAATACTACTTCTAATATTAATACAGTTAAACAAGAATTGACTGATCTTATTACTACAACGACTAATACTCTAAAGAGTAATATGGAATCAGCTTTTGCTAATATTAATACTAGTATTAGAGGGGTATTTGATAGTAGTACTCCATATGAAATGGTTCCATTGATAGATTGGGATACGTTGGCTAAAAAGGTTGGTTTCAACAATAAAGATGAAATTACATATATACCAGATTATCAAAGAGCTAATATGCGTGTATATGCCGGATCAAAACGTTGGAATCCTGATGGAAATGAACGTAAAATTCTATTAAAGCAAAAATGGACTGAATTTGATGCAATATATTTCTTATTCAGATATGGTAATTATCTATGCGGTACAGTACAGCCAACATGGAGATTAAAATTCGATCTTACTACAAGTAATACATGGGTATTATATCCTATAACTGATGCATTATGCTTTACAGTATTTTCTATGTCTCGTGATACAAGTAGATGGAATGACCCAAGAAAGTCTGATGAATATGCATTTTATCATGAATATATGAGTGCAGATCCAGTAGAGTACTATGGTTTACATTATACTAAACCTGATATAAGTAAGTAAAAATTACCCTATAGGAGTTTAACTCCTATAGGGTATTATTCTATTTAGTAATGTCTTGCTTAGTATACTTAATACCATAGAATTCAATTATATTGGCATTTGTATTTTCAATATAAAATGCATCTTCTGTAGTTAATGCATTTACATTCCATTTTGTTTTATCACGAGTCATAGCATGAATAGATACAAATATACCATTACCCATCCCATATAAATTGAATGTATTAGTTAGATTTAGATCAAACTTTAATTGCCATACCGGAATTAATCTATTCACAAAATAACCACCATATCTAAATACAAAATGAATTGAATCAAAATCTGTCCATTTTTGTTTTAATGGTATCTTCCATCTACCACCATCAGGAGCCCATGCTACATTACCATAGTCATATGCTTTAACATCTGCACGTTGATTTTCAGGAACGAATAAAATATCATTACGACTTGCTCTTCCTGTACGAGTAGCCAACGTATCCCAATCTATTAATGGAACCATTTCATATGGAGTATTACTATCAAATACCCCTCTAATACTAGTATTAATATTAGCAAAAGCTGATTCCATATTACTCGGAGAAGCGGCTTGTATGTCGCTTCTCCGTAGAATACATATATTTACAAAAAAAATAAAGAAGGGAGAGATGAATAATCTCTCCCCACCAGCATTATACGAATAATACTGGATTTAAGTCATCATACTTCTTAGTACTAGGATTGTACATAAGATCTGTAGTCGTATATGGAAGACTAGCATCATCGTTCAAAGTATTATCACTAAAGGTAAATAGCTCTACACTAATTTTATTAGCAGCTCGAACATGCTCATCGATGAATGTTTTCATTGCTAATAAAGCAGCTTTAGAAGACTTAAATAACCCTAAGTCGATAACATCTTGACCTTGATAATCTACTCTTGCACATACGCTAAAAATTTTCATATACTTTTCCTCCTTGAAATAAATATAAGATATATGAATCACCTTAATAATATATAACCCAGAAGGAGTAAACTCCTTCTGGGTATAGTGTTTAGAATGATTTGAGATTTAATGGATAATATTTAGCTTCATCATCATACTCGCCATGTAAAACCTTTTGCACTTTTTCAGAGAAGATTTGCTCTTTCATATTTTCAGGGGCAGCTATAACTTGCTGCATATATCCACAATCTATAGCACCAGTATAATCTTTCTCATTCATTATATTAAACATATTGAACAAGAATAAATCTTTATTAGAATCTATACTAGATCCAGAAGAAAAATTCGATGTGAAATAAAATAATCTTCTTTTATCTCCAATTATAGATTTCTCTTGTGCACTTAAAGGAGCTCTAGTATTTTCTATATTATTTATATTAAATATCAGTGCACGTTTATTTTTATATCTACTAATATCTGGATTAACTTTACGAGTGTTTATATTATATATCCAGGTCCTAGATTCGGTTTTACTATTGCTATCATTATATTTAGATGATTTGATAATTTTAATATTCATATATAAATCACCAGTATCACTATTATATTCTGGTCTAATCAAAATAGTATGTAAAACATCATTACCGAATACCAGTTTAATAAAAGGATTATGAGTATCTACCTTATCATAATCACAGAAAACAAAATTATCATTAGGATATGTACCAGAAACTGTTCTTACATATTTATCATACTCACTTTTGGATAAAATTTTCGGTACAGGCTCATAAATTCTGCAGGAAGCTAACGGTATTTCTGTATTATTAGCATCTAACGCTAAAAAGCTTACTGTATATAATATTGATGATATATTAACCATTAATGAATCTCTACTAAAAGATGGATCTATAGTTAGTATAATAGATTTAAACTTATTGGAGTTGCCAGTAATTTCAGATTTAGTTTTAATAGCATTCTTGCTAGTTTTATATTTATAAGAAAGTTCTGTTTTATCATTTACTATAGTTTTAGTAACTGGGGTTACATATTTCATACAATTAGAATCAGATGTAGCTTCCCCTGCTATGAATGCAAATTGCCATTTATCATTTTCATTAATCTTACAAGTATTAATATCTAATCTATTATTAGCATTATTAGAAAATGGATCTATTTCTGCACCCGTAGTATTATCGCCTAATTTAATTTTACATATATTACTACTATGACCAGTAACGAATTTCTTAGTACTAATATGACTACCTGCAATATTCTCAATCATATCAGTTATATTTTCACTAGTATGATTGCCAATAAATACATTTGAGTCGAATGTATTATATGTACTAGTACCTAAGAAAAGTGGACCAGCATTTATAATATCGTACTCGCTAGACATTACAGTTTTTATATTTCCTGTATAACTTAAATATTTAGCATCATTTGACCCAAATGATATTACTTTAGCTGGTATTTCATATGAAATATTTCGTTCAGTATCTAAGTTAGGTAAATCTAAATGATCTATATATTTATTAGTAGTATAATCATCTAATTTAACAGTAGTACCATTAGTATACATTGCACGATAATTATAGCTGTTTAGATCAGTATTGGAATTTATCTTAACTTCTCCACCAACTGATCTATCTATATTATCTAAATTATGAGAATTACTTGCCGATATATATCCATTACTATCTAATGCTTCAAGAATGGTCTTAAATCCACTACTAACTTTTAGTAATGCTTTATATGTTTTAGTACCAATTACTATAACTTTCTTAGATGCATTTGGGTCAGTTAGATTTTCAGTCAATGGATAATATACTTCAGTATTGCCTACTTTGATTTTTCTACCAAGGTTATTTACATCGTCTAATGTAGTATATAGGGGGATGGCTTGTCTATTACCATCCCTATCATATACTGCTAGAACTTTATCTAACTTAGCCATTTTCTATACGCTCCTTAGAACCATCTGGATATACTAAGAAACCATCATTATCAAATCGTGGAATCTTACCAGCCGCATTACCTACATCTGTAACTTTAATATATTGACCGGAATCTAATCCGCCTAAAGTTAATGCATTAGTCGGTGCTGGGATAGTAATATCAGTTTTGCCATCAAAATGAATACCATTGATATTACAATTAACTTCATTTGTAGGGAGATTTATTTGTTTAGATATATCATATTTAGTTCCATTAATATTAATTGAATTAGCTGGGAATAATGATTTTATTACATCCATACCTAAATGATTACTATCACTAGTAGGATTGGATAGATTAAAATATGGTATATTTCTAGCACCATTAAAAGTATTTGTAAAGGTGACATAATTACTTGTATAAATAACTAAATTATTAGACAATATACTTCTATCTATAGCAAATGTTTTTTCATTATAATAAAATGGCTTTGTTTGTGCTTGTGCTATTATATTAGCACCATCTCCAGTGATAAATATATTTGTTCCAATAATTCTAATTATAATATCATTATCTAAATCATATAATCTAAAGTTTGCATGCATATTGGTTAAATCATTATATGAATATGTATGGAAGCATACATATTTCATATTATTGGTAATCTTATATGCTACCATACTATCATTTATATCTATATAATTTTCTGAAATATATTGCTTTGTATTTTTAACACAAATACCAGCTTCATCATCAAATCCATAAGCATTACGTGATGAACTCACAGTTAAATTTAAATTATTTACTTCTGTAGCATCTCCAAATATCTTAACAGTGAATGGAAGAATGGTACCAATATTCAATACAATAGTAGTATTATCAGAAGTGCTACTATAATCGACTACAGTATCAGGTCTTTCAATATATGAGAGAGGTTGTTTATATATAATTCCTAGAACTGGAGTTAAAGTAATTATTGATTTAATAGTCTCTATTACTATAGATTTAATTTTATTAGTTGCTCCAACAATAGATTTACTAAATAATAGACTAGTATATGGCTCTTGACCAGTAAACTTTAATATTCGTACAATATCATTATTACTACCAGCTGATTCTGATTTCAAAACAAAATCACTAACAGCATGACCATCTAATGTCTTAGCATCTGTATTTGCTGGTAGTGTAGTGCTACCAGTCTTAACTTTATCTTCTATATATTTATCTAATCCAGTAATATTTGCTGGAGTATGAGTATGACCTTCGACAGATAAAACTTTACCTGCTGCTGTTACATTGCCAGCAATATTTAAGTTATCTTTAACGGCTGTATCTCTAAGTTTTGCCATAGTTTAATCCTCCTTTATGATTATCTAAATGTTAAAATAATAACCCATAGGAGCTCAACTCCTATGGGATAATATCTTTATTTCTTTTTCTTTGGAGCAATAAGATTCATAATAAATCTAACAGCTTTTAGAATATGAATAATTTTAATAAATTTAAAAATTCTAAAGAATTTTAATCTTAAAGTTCGTCTCTTGACGATGGTTCTTGTAGTACTCATACTAATTCTCCTTACGAAACAGCACGATCTAAAATAGACCGTAGTTATATGTTTTAGATTCCTGTATAGGAGAAATTTCGTACTATACGTTCTCTATCTTTATCGTAATCTTTATAGATATCATTGAATACCTTAGATTCAATATATCTCATTGCACATTGTTGTCTCATTTTATTCTGTAGATTATTCTTATAGAATTTACTTACAGCTGGACATTCAAAGCAATGATAACATTTACAACCATCATCTTCAGAGATACTACACATTGGAGTTTGACTATATTCTTTAGAGAATGATTCAATTACTTCTGGATATAATCCTGTAAATACATCACCAATCTTAACTGTTTGGTTTTCATAGAATGCATCATCAGAGAAATAGCCACATGGGTACAATGAACCATCTATACCAACATGAAGAAAATGACCAAGATGTCGACAACTGATAGCACGGAGTTTATCCTTAATGCCTGCATATTTAGTATACAACATTGTGTCGACATTTGCAACTAGTTTATCATCATTTTCTTCTCTAGCATTCTCTTCAAAGATATAATAAAGTTGCTCTTCAAATTTCTTTAAGAAGTCTGGATCTTTATAATAATCACAGTCTGATAAAGGATAATATTCCCATTTGTAACAACCATTATCTAATGCAAACTTATATGCATCATATAAGTTATCTATCGTATCAGGTGTACATGCTGTACGAACTAATACTTTATCATGATAGTTAGATCTTCCTAAATCAATGATAGCTTTATTAAAATAATCATCATTGAAAACTTTAATATTCTTTGGTTTTCTAGATTTTGATGCACTATATATACCATCCCAGGATATCTTACAACCCCATGGATCTAAAATATGGTCATCCCAGAGATCTATCAGACCACCTATATTGCTACCATTAGAAATCGTCGTCATATTGATAGTTGTCTCTTTATAACGCTCTAATTTCTTAAACTTCTTATAATCTTGTCTAATCTTATCACAATGGAGACTAGACTCTCCGCCAGTAACTTTGACTTCAAAATCGTCAGCTAATGGTAGAGTTATAAGTAACTTAATTAATTCATCAAAGTATGTAAAACCTCTAGTACGTTCTTTAACATCATGCTTCTGGAAACAGTAAACACAATCTAAATTACAATACTCAGAAACTTTATATACTAAAGCATCAAATCTTTCAAACATTTGATGACTCCTTATATAATTTATCATAAACTGCTAGTTCAGCATGTCTAAGATTACATTGTTGATATAATCTATTCTCACTATCTTGAATAGATTTATGAGAACAACAATCTTCACATAGCTGATTATCACAGGTTGCACAGTCTAACTTAGATCTATCTATCATATATCCTTCTTGGAATTTATTATACAAATTAGGTAGATCTTTGTAATTAGATAAGTCAATAGATACTTCATCGACAATATCACCACCGAAAGATAATGGACACATAGTCATCTTACCATGTAAGTCTATAGCTAATGAAGTCCCATATTCACATAATCTTCTAGGATTCTTAAACTGTAGATATTTATTAATATTATAGATCTTGAAATCAGATCCATTAAAGTAATCTAAAGTCTTCTCTAGTTGTTTAGTGAATTCATCAATATAGTCATAATGCCTATATTTATCAAAGCTATTCACTGTATAGTATTCTATATTCTTAAATCCAAGTTCATGAATAAACTTGAATGTATCAAACATATTTTTTACATTCTCATGCAAAGCATATCTAATAATGATTTTATTGCTATAACGAGAGTCTGCTAAGATCTCTAGTTGTTTAGTTATATCAGTATACTTTAATGGTTTAAATACTCTAGAGGAGTTTAATCCATCATAAGATATACTAATCATAGTCTTATTAGATCCAATATAATCAAAGACATCAATTATATTTTGTGCATGAGATCCATTAGAGTAAAGTCTATATAGAATCTCTGTTTCAGAGAATCTATTAATCTTACTTAACTTCTTTACAGCATTATAAATGTATTCTACAGTCTCATCTAAGAATAGTTCCCCTGTAGTTAAACCAACAGTAAGTTTATCTGCTAGTTTTACATTCTTTAATAACTCATATAAATCATTCCATCTATCAAACTTCTTTGGTTCATTAGTATTTCCTCGCAAATAGCAATAGGCACAAGCCATATTACAGACTTGTGCCACATCTAATTCTAGAGTTGATAGAGTAAAATCATTTATTGTCTTTAGGTTCATCTTCTGACAATTGTACATATGCTTCACTTAATCCATTCTTATAGATATTATAATACCAAGCTCTAAATGCATATAGAGAAATACCGTTATTAGTAAACCAATCATCCATATGCTTAGTTAATCTATTAAAGGATAGAGTTGTTTCCAAATTGGAAACTTCTAGTCCTTCATAGGAAGGTTTTAATATAAACTCTTTATCCTGTGGATTAATATTGATTTGTCTTTCACCAGCACGGTTAAAGAACTCATCAGAAAGTCTTAAGTATCTACGTAGAATTGCACAGAAGTTAGGTGCCATAACTTTATCATAGATAATAAGAGTACGATATAGTTTTTCTGGATGAAGTAAAGCTAATTCAATCCAGTCTAATACATCGTTATATTTATGAATAGCATCTACCCACTTACGTGCAGCTACAGCTAATTCAAATTTCTTATCTAAGATACCAAGTTCATTAATAGAAGTTCCTTTGAAGTCTCCATCTTCGAATTCTTCTGGGATCTCTAATTGTTGAACCGCATCATAGATTAGTTTATCATTATCAACAAACTTAAATGCATTAGTCAAAGAGTGATCTAAGATTTCAATGAAACAGTATTTAAGAATATTTGGTTCATGTACAATAGTCTTAAAGTTTTCATATAAACGTTTCAATAGATCTACTACTTTGATAATGAATGTAGCATCTCTTGGAGCTTCATACATTGCATATCTTTCAACTTTAGAGTTGATATATTTAAGATGAATGTAGTCAGAGAACTTATTACGAATTTCTACTGGTGTAGATTCGTAAGTTTCTACATAAGTCTTTTGGAATTGTGGGAAAGTATAATCATCATAAGAGCAGTTGATTAGATAGGACAATAAATACATTGTAGTTTCTTCATCATATTTCTTACGATCATCATAATAGCCAAGTAATTCATCTTTGTCAGATTGCATTAAAGTAACGTGTAGCTGTAATGCATACTCTGGACATTTTTCATTAACTAATTCAGTTAATGTATTAACGTAGTAGTTATAGATTTCTTTATCTGCTTTAGCATTAGTATCAAACATAACTACATCAAGTAATGTACCGACTTTGGAGAATCTATCAGTAATGATTTCAGTCAATTCATTAAATCTAGGCTCATCTTTTAATACTTCATATATCCGTTCAGGAACGTAGTTAAGCATTAGTATTTCACCTCCGAATGATATTCAGCTTGATAAGCTTTATATCGTTGTATAATTTCATATAGACGTTCAGTCTCTTCTTCATTCAAAGAGTCTAACCATTCTCTAATTGTGTCATAGTATACATGCATCATGATACAAGTAGATTCAAGAAAGTTATATTCCCATTCATCTCCAAATTCTAAGTAACGTTCATATCGGCAACCACCATCACACATGCAACGACATTTACAATCATCACATTTAGGATTCTTACATGGTTTTTGAAGTAGTTCATCACCGAATTTCTTATCTTCTTGAGATAATGCAGTACAATAAGATTCCCATCCACTTGGAGTGATAACTTTATACTTACCAGCATCACAAGAACCAAAGTATCTATCATTTTGAATAACTGCAATAATTCTATTAAGATGATCCATATACATCTTATCTAATGTAAAGGTCTTCTTATATTGCTCTTTAAATACATCTAAGAAATTATCTGTATATAAAGATCTATGAGCTACTACGAACTCACCAGATACACCATATTTCTTGAATTCCATAAACTGTTTATGGATTTCTTCCATAAGATGAACGTTCTCATTACCTATAACACATTTGATATCAAATTTCAATCCACGTTCAATAGCATACCATATATTTTGGTATACATTAGAAGCGATAGATTTACCGCATGTATCAACACGATTCTTATCTGCAAAACCATCCCATGATAATTGGATTTCATTCATAGGATATTTCTCATTAAGATCAATAAATTCTTTAAAGTTAACTACAGTAGAAGTTACTATTTGGAATTTAAGTTTCCCATAGTATTTCTCCATAGTTTTTTCGATAAGATCAAGACACAAAAGAGGTTCGCCTCCGAAGAATAAAATCCTCGAAGGCTTTTCTGTTTGTATAATTTGATCTATCTGTTCAAATGTCATTGTTGCAGGGTTATCTCGTCCTTTGATGTAACAATACTCACATCTATTAGGACAAGCTTCAGTAAGCATTAAATATATCTCTTTATACATTATTCATTTTCAGCAGCTGCCATTGCTGCTCTTTCCTCTTCAGTTAAACTATTTAATTCATCTTCATTAACTTCAAAGTTTGAAGGTAATGGTGGAATTGATGGTACAGTCGGTTGAGCTTCAGATTCCGTACTTGGAGTTGTAGTCTCTGTAGTTGGAGCAACTACTGGAGGTACAGGAATAGGTGGAATTGGAGGGACTGCAGGAGTTTCAGTAGTACTTGGAGTAATTACTGGAGTGGTAGATTCTGTAGATTCAGTAATACGTTCTTCTTCATGTTTAATCAATTCTTCTGGACTCATTATAATATGACTACCTTCTTGATTATTAAATTCAGATAATCTAGCAAGGTCTTCATCATTTACACTAAATCCTTCTGGAAGACCGATATTAACTTTAGGTACTTCTGGTGTACCAATAGCTTCACCAGCATTAGAAGAATCGAATCTTCCAGGAACTGGAGCTGCAGTATTTTCTGGATGAGTAGCACTATCATAATCAGTATTCATTACAACAGTAGCTTCCTCTTCAGATAAACCATCAACCACCATCTTCTTACATTTAAGAAGCATTTCTTTATTACCAGCTAAGTCTTTAAGTTTATCAATATTATTTTGATACCAAGTATCTACATATGTCTTAAACTTATTCATAACTAGCTTATTAGCATAATCATCATATAGAGTATAATCTAAATCATCAGAGCTAATAAAGTTTCTATCTGAAGGCAAGATATTATCAAAGTTCATAAGGAACTGTGGATAAAGATGTTGAATCAAATAAAATCGTCTCATGGAGATTATAAACCCAGTGATGTTGTTCTTATTATAATAACGCAAGGAATCAAAGAAAGCTTCTTTATCATCCAATGCTTTATCAAGATACTTGTATTCTTTATATACCCAATAGAAGAACTTAGGATAATTATTCAAATCAAAATATGCTTCATATAGACGTTCAAATGTCCAGATAACGCCAATTGATCTTAATTTATTATCAAAGTCCATATTTTCTACATTGGCTAATTCTTCAACTTTAGCTAGTGTAGTTAGACGTTGCTCTTTAGTCATTCTAGGAATGATATATTGTAGAGCAGCACATCTAACTTCAAGACGTAAGTTATCTAAAGTATCTTTAGAGTTAATATATGATTGGATTTGTTTATAAACCTTAGACATATATTTTTCATATTCATCAAAGATATCTACATTACCAGATGTAGAGATACGTAGACAGTATCTGATACTACAGTAATTGAAATATGCAGTATGAATATATTTAGGTAAAGCAGCTCTAACGTCTTCTTGTACTTCAGTATACATATTACAGAATAGAGCAACAAGAAGTTCATATTCTAGAGCACTTGATAATTTATATGAGATTGCTTTATCCAATAGGACGAATCTATCACGTAGATTCTTTACATTATTAAGCAATTCAGCAATTACATCATATGATTGAGTCTTAGTATAAACTAATAGATTATATAGAGACATATCAGTTGCTTTCAACTTAGTCTCTAATTCATCTATTATTTTACCATAGGCTTCAGAATGACTGAAATCATAATAAGATTGTAAGTCAGATTGGATTGTACTTGGGTCGTACATCTTCTTAGCTAGTGCATTGATTTTATCAGTGATACCGATAGATTTAGCAAACTCATACACTTCGTCTAATAAGAAGATTTTCATTACGACCAACCTCCACAGTTTTGATTATGGCAAGTATTATATTGGCAAGATTGACAACCAAGTTGACAAGTTGCTTGACATGCTACCTGACAAGAAAGAATACAATAACCAGAACCGTCAAAGTATTTATTCCAGTTACGGTTTAGATAGTTATTGATCTTATTATAGTTTTCGATGATATCAGTAAACTTACGATGAGTCAATAACTCAGTTGCAGTAAATTTAGGGATATCTTCTACGTCTGGGATTTCATCTTCAAATAATGTATGTGCATAGTTATAAGCATCCCAGTTAGCTTTGATCAATTTATTGAATTGGTCTAAAGTAAGTTTTTCATCAGTATCAGTTGTATTGATGATACTCATGTCTTCTTTAAATAACTTCTCAGTTATATTTTGACCTTTCATTTCATAATAACGGTCAGGAAACATCTGAGGGTTATTACGAACTTTAACAATATCCTTTAATTCGGATACTTGGTATTTCAAACGAGTAGCTAGATAGTTTACCTGATTGATAAACTCTTTGTCTAGCGGTTTTTCTTTATATTCTTCACTAACAGCTGGGTCAGTGTATGAATATTTACCACGATTTGGCATTTGTTTCCTCCAATGTTTAAATTACTTATCTACGATACTATCTAAGATAGCAGAAGACATAGATAATTGGAAAGTGAAATAGTCATTAAAGCTAGGAATGACATTACCCTTACAATCTAAGTTATTATACATTTCTAAGAATCTGTCTAATTTCATCTTAAAGTCTAAGGAAGTAATATCAGATGTCTTAACTTCAGTATCAAAATACTTCTTGAGTTTTAAGTTCTCAATAAGTACGTTTAATTTACGAGATCTAATATTTTCAGCAGTTAATAGTTTATCTCTAAACTTAAGAGCTGCAGGTACTAGAATCTTTTGAATCTTACAGTAGGATTTAGTTGGAGTATAGAAGTCATGATTTTCAGTTAAGTTTTGGAAAGGACAACCAGACTTGCAAATAATCTTAGCTACACAGTCTTTACATTCTTCCATTTCAAACTTAGCTTGTTTAGCTTCATCAGAAACTTTAGTTTCATCTACACCAGTTTTCATATTACCAATCTTCATTTCTTTTAAGAATTCAAGATCAGTAGTTGGGAAGTTATGACAAGGATATACATCCATATTCCAGTCAATACATACCCAGTATTTATTACCAATATGACACATCTTTGTATCAGATACTTCAGGTTCCATTGCAGTACCAATAATATCATCAATATGCTTAATATTGATATTACGATTATTATCAGTATCATTCAAGATATCTACATAAATTTCAAGCATCTTATTATAGTTATCGTCATAGTCTTTCAATGCTTCATCAGACCATTCTAAGTCAGATGCAGCGATTGGACAAATATTATTAATGCCAAGATCTAATAACATCTTAACACTTTCAAACATGTATTTTGCACTCTCTGGAGTTACAGTCATACGTGCTTCAATAAGATGAGTTAGACCACGATCTACCATCTTCTTAATATTTTTAACTACAGTATCAAATGAACCGTTACCAGCATGATCTTTACGATGCATATCATGCATTTCCTTAATACCATCAATAGATACTAAGACAAATACATCATTATCATCAATATAATCAAGCATCTCATCTGTCATTTGCATCATATTAGTTGTAATACCCACTTGAGCATTATAATGCTTTTCATTGATATGATCAAGAATAGCTTTAACAACTTTCCAATTTACCATTGGCTCGCCACCAAATAGATTATAAGTAAATCTTTGGTTTGGCATATTCAAATTCTTATTATAAGTACGATCAACGATCTCAATAGCAGTATCGACATCCATGTCTTTATCTCCTTTAGATCGTTCAAAACAATAATCACAAGCAAGGTTACAACGATTAGTAATAATCATTGTAACCGAGTTTAGATCTTTGTATATTTCTTCAAATTGTTTCATTACGTTATCCTCTATTCTAACTTTAAAATACATATACTACAATGTATTTTGAACCCTAAAAAACTATCTTAGAGCTGCACCAGTCATTTGCCAACCATTGTCTGTATAAATATAGAGCATACGTTGTGTAGTATGATAGAAGAATTCTTTATTATTTTGAGGACTAGTTGGATATTCAGTACCAATAGTAATACGGATACCATTAATACGAATAGCACTATCTGCAGTAGCTGCATGAGTTGCTTCATCTGCAGTTTTAGCATGACCTGCTTCATCAGAATAACCTGCACGATCAGCACGTAATGCTTTATTTGCTGTATCAGAATAAGATAAAGCAGATGGTTGGTCTTTCAAGTCATTATAAGAACCACTTGTAGCTACAGCAGCTAAACCAGTACGGAAGTTATCAAATACAGCTTTATCTAGTTTAGAGTTTAATAGAGTTGTAAGAGATGTATCTGTACCACTAATCATATCTCGAATTGGACCAAGAGCTTTAGACAATTCAGAATCTGTATAAGATTTAGCATCATCTAATGTTTTATTCCATTTAACACGTTCTGCTGGTGTAATATGACGATCAGCATCGTTAACATGCGAAGTTAAATCAACAGCAAGTGCCTTTGCATTAAGTAGGTCAACAAGACTCGGTGCTAACTCCGCAATGGTAATTTTATTTTCTTCATTAAAAGTTCCCATTATGAACCTCCTTGTAAAGTATTATTTTGAATTATCCTAATGTTCTGGATAGGCGAAAATATGCTTATATACCAGCCACATTCTATTAAATAAAGGAGGTACTAGTAATGGCAAAACGTATTGCTAAACAGATTACCAATCCTAAAGATATAGAATTTCTTTTAGGTATTACCGAAGAGGAAGGAACCAAGTTATCCTTTATTATGGAAGTATTTGGCGAATTCAATGGTAAGGTAAGATTTAATACATATGATACATTTATTGTCCCTAAAGGAGCTTATGGTAAAGAAGGTAAGAAGAATAAAGATAGCTTCCTAACTACTGTAGGTATCTGGGTATTCAATAAAGTATTTATAGAAAATGAGCTATTCGATCTATATGGATATATTAATGAGCCAATCAATAAGAAGATGGTTGGTAAGATTACAGATAAGATCGGATATGCTGTACTTGAAGAGAAAGTTCCTCTAGATGCATTGAAGAACTTCCTTATGAAAACTCAAAAGTTCATGCCTTATGTATCAGTATTAGCTAATGGTTATTCTATGAAGCTATTAACTATTACTAAAATAATCAATAAAGCTAAAGCTGATTTGGTTAAGAAATATCGTGATAGATTGGATAAGAATGATCCTGATGCAGTAATTGCTATTCAAGATGAATTACTTAAACTAGCTAAAGAAACTCTTAAAGATGACGTTGGTATTGATACATATAACTCCGGTGCTCGTGGTAGCTTCAGTAATGACTTCAAAAACATGTTTATCATGAAGGGTATCACTAAGAACCCTGATCCTACAAAGGGTTATAATATCATCATGTCTAACTACATTGAAGGTATTGCTAAAGAAGAATATGCTGACTTTGCTAACTCATTAGCTGAAGGTCCTTACTCTCGTTCCAATAAAACAGAAGTTGGTGGTTACTGGGAAAAACTTATGTTGCCAGCATTCCAACATGTTAAAGTTGGTAAGAAAGGTTCTGACTGTGGTACTAAACGTACAGTTACAGTTACTTTGAATGATAAGAATATCAAAGAATATATGTACTGTAATATCAAAGAAGGCAATAAGCTAGTAGAGCTTAATACAGATAACTTAGATAAATATCTAGGTAAGACTGTACAATTTAGATTTGCATCTATGTGTGAAGCTAAAGATGGTATTATCTGTAATGCATGTGCAGGTAATCTATTCCATAAACTAGGTATTACTAACGTTGGTGCAGCTATGCCTCAAATAGCATCTAAACTTAAATTGATTGCTATGAAAGCATTCCATGATTCTCAAGTTGTTATGACCAAAATGGACCCAGATAAAGCATTTGGGTTTGATAAATAAATAATACCATAATAACAAATTATTAGTATTAAATAGCCTATACCCATCTATCTGGGTATAGGTATTATTTTTCTCGAGGGGTGAGTATTAAATGATTATTTATTCTAAGAACCTTTTAAAAAATTTTAAACTCTTACGTGATAATGATATCCAGAAACGTCAAGTTATGATTGTATTAGATATCGATGATAAAACATATACACGCTTATATTCTATTTATCATAAACGTGCTATTACTGAAGCTAAATATACTAGCAGTAAGAACTGGGTTAAATTATTCAATGAAGGTAATAGTATCTTCAAAATTATGAGTAAGTATCCAGAGATTACTACATTTGCTACTCTAGAATTATACTTCAAAAATCAATTCGTTGCTTTAGAATTAAATGAAACTTTAGAAAAATCTAATGCTAGATTCGTTGAATGGTTAACTGATGAATTCATTACTAAGAATCGTAAACTTAAAGATATTGCATCTGATAATGGATTTACAGTTAGAACTCTAAGATCTGCTTGTGAAAAATTTGGTGTTAAAAGATTCCATATTGAGAATCGTAAACCTGCAGTAAGAGAAGTGCCATATACTACTATTGAGAAATATCCTTGTAACTTCTTGAAGAATCCTGAAAGTGTGGAGTTATTAAATAAAGCATATGCTATTCTAACTGAAACTAACAGTACTAAAGAATTACATGATAAACTTAATGTATCTCCTAGATATGCTAAACGCTTACATAGTGATTATAATATCTTTAAAGCTGATAAGATTCCTTATAGTAAGATTATTAAACTTATCCGAGAAAACCGTCTCACTTTGAGAGAAATCAATGAGCAATTGAAACTTCCTAAACGAGTTCAATTCTATCTCAATAACAATATCTTTGCATCATTGATTCTTAATAAATGCCCAGAAGATATTATGATAGAAGAAAATCGTAGATGTGTATTCCCTTCTATGTGTGGAGATTATACATATATCACTCGCTCTAAAGGCAGACCTAATATTAAATCTATGATCTCTATTTTAACTACAGCTGATCCAGATAACTTCCTTGATGATTTGAAAAAGATTAAAGTTATTATTGAAAATAAAGATCGTGATACAATTCTATCTAAGCTAGGTTGTACTGAAGATGAATTAAAATCTCTTATGACTAAATATTATATAGATGAATATGTGGAAGGAGGAAATAATTAATGACAAGTATTAACAATCAAGTTTTGAAACTCTATACAGATGGAGTTTTATTAGAAGATATTCATAAAACTTTGAAGCTTCCAGTTAAAAGTATTGTGGATATCATTTTCAATGCAAGATCTAAATCTGCAAGCAATAATGTGAAATGTAAGAAAACCAACTGGTATGTCTATTTATGTGAGTTCCTATATGAAGGTAAATCACTTAAAGATATTGTAGTTGGAAGATCTATTACAATCGATGAATGTATTGAAATGATTTGTAATGTAATCAAAATGGATACAGTTCCTAAAGGTACTCGTGAAGATGTATTAGAAAAAATATCTAAGGAGACTGGCGAATCTCCTAGTGATATTGCTAAACGTTTTGATGTACCTTATGCTAAAACTTTTGCGACTACTATTAAGAAACTCTGGAGATAACTGATATGGAATTGAATATAAGAACTACACAACCAATTGATACCGAATATGAATTTCAAACTAGATTAGAAATACTAGATTTGGATAAAGAGCGTGAGAAAGGTATCGTATATGGTAGAGATTTCTTCATTAGAGATTCTCAGGCTATTAAGAAAGATATTAAATCTGATTCATCTATCTTCTCTAGTAAATATGGTGCGTCTATATTAGACCAAGATGCATTCAAAGATAGATATAGATGTCGTTGTGGTCATCTTAGAGGTGCATTATATAATGGCGAAGAATGTCCTACATGTCATGAGAAAGTTAAATATGTAGATGATGACTTTGGTATCTTTGGATGGATTGTATTGAGTGATAAATACTATGTAATCCATCCAAATCTATATGAAGTACTTAAAAGCTTCATTGGTGCTAAAAAGCTAAATGCTATTATCAAATATGATAAAGAAGCAAATGAAGATGGCTTTGTAGAAGACAATAAACCAATCAAAGAAGATCAACCTTTTGTAGGTATTGGTATGATGGAGTTCGCTGAACGTCTTGATGAGATTCTAGAATTCTATCATAATAAGACTAAGAGTAATCCTAAGAAGGTTGACTTATATAATCACTTAATGAAACATCGTGAGAAGATTCTAACTCATAGTATTCCAGTATATACATTATTCTTACGTATGGTAAATGTAGTTGGTGATCAATTTACATTTACTAAGAATAATAAGTGGTATAATAATATCGCTCGTAATGTATGCTTCGTTAATGATGAATCTATGGAAGTATATCGTAGAGTGAAAACTAAGAATGATATCTTATATGATATTCAAATGAGTATTGAAGAAGTATATAGTGTTATTCTTAATGATATGCGTGGTAAGAAAGGTGCGATCCGTTCAGTAATGGCTGGTCGTTATAACTTTACTGCACGTGATGTAATTAAACCAGATGAAACTTTAAGAATTGATGAAATTAGATTACCTTATGTAGCATTGGTTATTCTCTTAGAGCAAACTATTATAAACTTCTTAGTTAAGTCTCTAAGTCTATCTTATACTGATGCTTATAAGAGATGGTTTAAATCTCAAATAGTTAAAGATCCATTCATCTTAAATATCATCAAGAATATCATTAACTCTAAAGAACGTGGTATTGCATTTATCATCAATCGTAACCCATCTATCAACCATGGGTCATTGTTACAAATGTATTGTATTGGAGTTAATGAAGATGACTTCACTATGTCTGTACCATTACAAATCCTTAAAATGTTAGGTGCAGACTTTGATGGTGACTGTATGAATATTATGTATATCATCAATAAAGAATTCGAGGCTAGAGCTTGTAAAGTTCTTAATCCACGTAATGCTATGATGATATCTCGTAATGATGGTAAATTCAACTCTGCAGTTAACCATTTTAAAGATACTTATGTAAATCTAAACAGTCTTATCTATGTAGCTCGTGATGCTTATAGTGAGTCTGAACTAGATAATATACGTAATTTACAAGCTATGAAATAGTATCATCCTCTGGTTATATATTATAACCCTGAAGGAGGATGATATAATATGGTTCCTACGAATCAGAGATGGGCATTCATATTCGAACGTCCACCAGACAACCAAGGAGTTAGAGCTAACGGGTCGGCTCAACTCCTAATAAACGTGGTGAATGGCATAATACGACCATTCACCATACTTGACTCGGTAGTAGAGGATATTCTAATAACATACAGGTTAATACCTGACGAAGGTTATAAAGATGATCCGCAGCTAGAAACCGAACTGATGCCAATAACTGATGATCAGTTCGGATGCATTATTATCGAGGAGGTGACCGACATGGGTGGTACATTCGGCAGACCTCGATAATAATTACTATTAATTATCATAATGATTTAGAGGAAGGCTTTAATAGCCTTCCTCAACATTATGATAATATTTTTTTGTAAATAAAGGGGTGAATTGATTGAGAAAAAACTATTACATCCCAGCTCCTGTATCGGCTGATGAAAAAGGTAATGTACCTATATTAATAGAAGAGACTCTAGGTGATGATCCTGGGAATGGCTCTAAAATAAAAGATGGTAATAAACGAATTGAAAATAATGATAAAGTAGATAAATCTGAGTTATTCGGTGAGCATGAACATGTACTGAATACTGATGACTGGATGGATGTAGAGATTGGTAGTAAGATTGATAAGCAATTATTGAAAAATCTCTGTGTTCCTAGCACAAGTCATACTTATTCTGTAGCTGTAGAGTTCTTTAAGAATTGGATTCTAAGTAAGTTTGATAAGACTTACTTTAAGACTGTCTATATAGATGGCAAGCATCTATTTGATGAGTTTGCTAATATTAATGAACGTGAACTTATTAAACGTGGTAAGCCAGCTATTGCTATTATTCCTAACATTGATATTGATTATAACCGTGAAGGTATAGATATTGGTCTACATGACTTAAACTACTATGCTAGAACGTTTAACTATAGAGATACATTCTTTAAAGATCTAACTAATGATCTATATCTTGGAGTATCATTTGATCAGCTATTATTCCAATTTCAAATTAAGATCAAGGTAAATACTAAAGCTAAACAATTAGACTTAGTAAGATACTTAAAGATGGCTTATAAGATTGGTGCTACAAGTGGTTACTATACTGATATGGATGTACATGTACCATATGATATGCTATTTGATTTAGCTGATAAAGTTGGCTTTGAAGTAGATTATGATAAGAAGCTAATCAAAGAACCATTTAAGTTCTTGGCTTATTTAAATAGACATTCTGAAGTACCATTCATATATAAACTACGTAATATGAATTCTAAATGTGAGTTCTTCTTACGTGCTTCAAATATGTATGTACATCTTAGAGTACCAGATATCAATATAGATGATGGTGAAAGACAAAATCAAGTAAGCTCTAATTACTATATTGAATTCAGTGCTGAGATGAGATTCCCAGCTCCTAAAATATACTGCTACTTCACTATGCATAAGAGTGAATTCTTACGATTCAATCTTGATGGTGAAAGTAGAACTTATATGGTTAACTTCTCTAATATCCCAGCTACTAATGAGAAAGCATGGGATCAATTCATTAATGTACCATATGAAGAAGAAGATAAATCTAAACCATTGACTATTAACTTTAAAGAAATCTTTGAGAAAGATATCAATATCATGAGAGTTATCAATGCATGTAATAAAGCATTTATATCTCCATCAGTATTCTTAGACTTCAAAATATTCAATAATAATGAAGAATATCTATATGATATAGACTGGGAGAATATGTCATTGACTACTAGAAGACCAGTTGAGCATATCTTATCTAATTTTGTAGTATATTTGAATAAAGAGTTCTTTAATGATTCTATAACTACCATGGATAATGCAATGAAGAAACGTATTCAAGATACTAAAGTAACTGATAATAACTCTGGTATAGATCCTTATGCAAGATAAAATATCCCCATAGGAGTTGAACTCCTATGGGGTTTATTTTTTTTAGTTATAATAAGTTAGAGTGTAGTCGAATTCGATATTCTTACCAGCACCAGAGCAGTATACGATAACTAAAGTATTTGTTTTCTTAACCCATACTTCACCTAGACCACCATTTGGATTTACTGTTGGAGTAATAGATACACCAAAAGATGTATTACCGAATTCATGTCTAATAATAGTACCATCTGTACCATTAAAGATACCTGTACCAACTAAGAATGCAGACATATCTTTCTTAAGAGAAAGTTGTTCACGTTCTTGGTCAGTGATAAATCTATTGTTAGGATCTTGAGCAATAATAGAAGGTGGTAACGTTGTAGGAAGATGATAGTTATTAGCTCCTTCTTCAATGGAATCTAATTTAGCTTTATCTTCTTTAGTCAACAAACCATCTCTTTCACCACTAGCAGATAATCCTGTAGCTTTATTATTCCATGCTAAGATTTGTTCATCAGTTACAAAACGATGAGTTGGATCTTGAGCAATAATTGTAGCTTCATGAGTATCTGGATGAACGTAATAGTTTGCATTAGTCTCAATGGTATTCATTTTAATCTTATCATAATGACTCATGATACCATCAAGAGTTTCTGTTGCAATATTACGACTAGCCTTATTAGACCAATCAGCTCTTTCTTTATCAGTAATGAATCTATGATCTTCATCTTGTTTAATAAGAATTGGATCAATATGATCTGGCATACTAAAGTTAGTTGCACCAGCTTCAATAGAATCCAATTTATATTTATCTTCTTTAGATAATAGACCATTGTATTGATAAGTAGCAATTCTGTCTTCAGCTTTAGCTGTCCAGAATGCTTTTTCTCTATCAGTTACGTGTCTAATATTAGCATTGTCAGGATGAACGTAATGATTAGCATTAGGTTCAATAGTATCTAACTTAGCTTTATCTTCTTTAGCCATCTTACCATCTACTGCTACAGTAGCAAGTGGAATGGAGTTAGCTGAGATAGGAATCCAATCATTACCATCGTAACGATAAGTAATATTATCTTCATTACAAGTTACTGTCCAACCCTTTTGAGGAGATGGATATTTAGAAATTAATTCTGTAAAAGTTTCTACAGATTCTTTCCAGATGTTATCATACTCTAATTGAGAGAACTTGTTATCAATTTCTTCTTTAGTGTATTTATTATTCCAGCTAAGACGGTCATTATTAGAAACGTGCATTTGCTTGTCTCCAATATGACGATTAACTATAGTTAATACAACGTTTACTTTTTGTTGTGCACCTTCTTGGGTTTCTTTGTTATTCCAAGAGGCTTTATCTACTGCTGATACATGAATATTTTCATTATCAATATGAGCATCGATAATTTGCTTAGCTTGAGTAATAGTTTCTTTCTCTTTTTGAGTAATATGAATCTTAGTATTACTCAAGTGGTCTAATACGTTCTTATTATTAGCAACGATATTAGATAGATTATTATAATCAATACCGGTACCTTTGACTTTATATCCATCGGTACCAGCAAATGCTACTAACTCATCAACGACAGAATCTTCATTGATATTTTTAAGACGTCGTAGTATATCTGGTTTTGCCACTACTATATCCTCCTTTATTGTTTTAATGCAGAGATAGCTAACATAGCAGCAGATGTATGCTTAGCAGCTTCTGACATCTTGTTCATTTTATAACGTAAATCAGTATCTTCAAATTTAGATACATAATCATATTCGGCAACTATGAAACCTAAAAGCTCACCGCTATTATATTCAAATATACCACTGAAGATACATGTTTTATCCTGTTCATCAAAGAATAATTTGGAAATGAAGGCATCAATTTTATTCTCATTCTTATAGATAACAAAGTTGTGTTTCTTAAGAAGATCTACAACTAGTTCTTCCATAAATCCTATAGGTATATCTTTATGCATTTTAATCAAATGATATTTAGCTAATCCATCTTTATCTACCTCACAGATGCAAGATGCTTTTAAAAATGGAATATTGTTTAAGGAATGAGTACCATTATGGAATAAATAGAACTCAACTCTATCCGCATCTACGTCTTCTAATATTTCTTTTACATTATGCTTAAGACTATCACTAATTCTTAAGAATATTTCAACTATATTCTTTTCTTTTGTAGTAGGTTTGTCTCCTCGCATTCTAGCTAATTCTTCTTCTAAGTATCTAATTCTATCATCATTATGATCATTGGACTGATTGTTATTATTAGCACTCATAGCCTTAGCTAGATATATTAAGAGTACAATAAGAAGTACAATAATTAAAAGAAAAGCGACTAGACCAAAAACAAATGGACCAAACTCATTTATCATTCTTCCTAAACTTTGAAAAATTTCGTGTACTTCGGAAAGCATTTGGACCTAATCACCACCCCTACTAAATAATTGCCTTAAAGTAACTATTCATATGTTAAAAATTACTTAAGAGCTTTATTTATGAGGTAAGCAGTACCAGTAAGTGCTACAGCACCACCGACAAATTTCATGGTTTTGTTTTCATGTTTAACTTTCTTAAGTTCATCATTTAACTCACGTTGTTTATCTTCCATAGATAATTGATAAGCAGCGATTTGACGATCTGCTACTTTAGTTACATCGATAGTTAATTCATGAGCTTGATTAACTTTAACTGTACCATCTTTATCTGTAGTATGAGATGTTGTTGTTTGCATTGGTACATCGTAAGTTTGATCATTATATTTAATTCTAGCAACTGGTGCTTGATCTTGAATATCTACATCAGCATCTTCAGGAGATTCTTTTTCTACGTAACGAATCTCTGTTTGATTATTATTAACTACACGTTCAGTTACTGGTTTATTTTTCTTAAGATCTTCTACTGCATCTTTAACAATACGTAATTGTGCAGCTACTTCTGCATTAGGTAAAGTAGTTTTAAGATCTTCAATCTTTTCATAAGCTGCATCAACTTGGTCTTTCATAATCTTATAAGTAATAAAACCACCAACAGCTACAGATGTAAAGAAAAATAGTATTCCTAAAATAATAGGTTTCTTATAATTTTTAAAATTTTCTATTAAAGTATTTTTAAAATTTTCTAAACTAGCTTTCATATAATTCTCCCATAATTATTAAGCAATACGTTCCCACATATTAACTGATATATACGGAGGTAAATTATTATGTGCAACCGCATTACCAGTTTCTTGGGTTTCAAAATCTAAATCAAATTGTGCACTACCAGCATTGATAGAAGCACCATTAATTGGTACAGCTCTAGATGTAAATGTATTATACTTTTGATTTGCTGGAATATCATATGCACCATTACCGCCATTAGACCCATTCCAACCAGTCAATTTAAAATTTGGCGGAGCATCTACTGCTATTTTTTCTTTATTAGGTCGTGTGATTTGAACACCATTATTATTTTCTGTAGTACCAGTAGCATGATAATGGTCTTGCATCATATTAGATGTATCTACTTGAATACCAGATTTTCTAACTCTATGGCTATGAGTTGGTAATTCTTTAGTATTCAATATATGATCTTTTTCACCGCCAGTAGATCTTAATGGATAATCTACACCAGAGCTTATAAGCATTTTACCTGTACTTACTTTTCTCCATTCACCGCCACCTAATATAGTAGATGGATCTAATGTAGAGAAAGTTAAATAAATACTACCAATAGGATATGCTTTATTTAATATTTGTTTAGCTACATAGTCTTCTAATAACTTGATAGTTACAGGACTATTAGCATTACCACCTATAGTTACATCAGGTACTTTAACTATACCAGTAAATGTAGGGCTATCTGCTTTAGCATAATAAGATGGTAGCATACCACCAAGCTTTTCGGCATTATCTACATTAACATTTAATCTATTAGGATTATCACCATAGATTACATGACCATGCTCATTAACTGTAACTCTAATATAAGACCCTGCATTAACCCCACTTGTAGGATGCTTATAGTTATTAGCAAAGTTATCAATCTTATCTAACTTAAACTTATCTTCAACACTCATTAGACCAGCTACTTGTTCAGTTGCAGGTTTAATTCCATCTAAGATAGTATTCCAACGATTACGCTCTTCAGCTGTAATATGCTTAACATCATCTTGAATATGAGCATATGATAAATCAATCTTCTCATTAAGCAAGGAGTTAAGTTCTTTATTGGTAATTTTGTCTAGTTGTTTATCATAACTAACACCGCTTCTACTAGAAAAAGAAACGGCTAATTTACTAGTTGCCATACTTCCTCCTTACTAGCATACATCAGTTTTATAATTCCAAGTATCACCTTTGCCAATTCTCATTATACATCTATCATCTAAAAAAATAAATTCATATGCTGGTTCATCTTCATCTGCACGTAAACCAAATACTGTAGCATATTCAGACGTTGTTTCTGTATCTAATCCAAGTACTGATACTTTACGTTTACCAATGAATTTAAAGAAGTTAGAATAGTCATTAGGTTTAGTTGGTTTCTCAGTATCATCATTTAATGCTTTTAAGAATAAACCAACTTCAGCAAATACTGAATTCCATTTCTTAACTGGATCATATGCATTCAAACAATTGTTAGGACCAATCCAGAATTTCTTTTGATCTTTCTCTTCAGGATCGTTCTCTTGTTTTACATATGGAGATTGAGCTTTAATATAACCAATATTAGCAATTTGATCATCTTCAGCATCTAGTTTAGGCATAGGTGCTTTAGGAGTACCAAAGAATGTTGGAGAAGTTAACTTAGCATAGGAGTCAGCTGGTACATTACCAAGACGATCTGCATTATCTGCAGTTGTATTAATCTTAGATGGATTACGACCAGAAATTACATGACCTTGTTGATCTACTTCTACTTGCAAATATAGTCCAGGTGTAACTGCCGTATTAGGATGCACATAATGATTTGCTTCAGCTTCAATACCAGCAAGTTTTAGTTTTTCTTCTGGTGACATAAAGCCTTTAGTGTGTTCATCTGCCAACGGTAAATCAGTTACTTTATTCCATCTATCTTTGTCTTCTTGAGTTACATGAATAACTTCATTTTGCGTATGAGCAAGATTCTGCTTTATAGTATTCTGAAGAGATAAAGATAGTTCTTTAAAGCCAATTTTATCTAATTCGTAGTTATAAGGCATACATTAACCTCCTTTATTTGTATTACGTTTATGTTCAAAATAGGGCTCCAATGAGTTCTGAGACCCATTGGAGCATAAGGTTATTCGCCTTCAGGAATTAATGCAAGAGCATCTTCACATTCACTTTGGAAACGATCAAGTAAAGCTTGACGACTAGCAGATTGGTTCCATTCATAAGAAGAGCATACACCAAGATAGATTGCTTTAATCATAGCTCTATCAATATTCTTACCATCTACATAAGACATAGTTGGATATCCAAGATAATCAAGAGCATCCATCCACATTTCTTCGATATTACCGATACCATATTGAATAGCACGAGAGAATACTACTTGTTTCATAACTTCATGATGGTTTTCAATATTATATCCAATACGACGAAGAATAGCAATAGCAGGATCATAGTAATGCTCAAGTACATATTTATCTTGAGCTTCTTCGAAATCTTTAGCATTATCAGAGTTAGCTAACCATTTCCATGCTGCATCAAATTCAGCACCAGTTAAAGGATGTTTAGCTAATTCAGCCCCAAACCAATAACCTTTTTCTTGTAACCAGTCTACAAATTCATCTAAAGAACCTGCATTACTGGAGAATTGGTAAGTGCCATAAGATTTTCCGCCTGGGTCTCCCCAACCGCTGGAAATAGTACCGATGCCAGCACCACCAGATTCATACTTTTCGGATAATTCACCGATTTTCATAATTTAATTCCTCCTTACATTTCTTTAAGCGGCTTATGAATCTTCTTTGGTCTAGAAGAATTAGCCATTTCAATAACATCATCTGCAGCTTTACTATTAACAGGCATCTCTACAATCGGATGCTCGACAACAGGCTGCTCAACAATGGGAGTTTTTACAATTTTTGGTGCAATAGGAAATTCACCTTCTGGAGAATTCTTTGAACTATCCACCAACCATTTGAATAAACCAATTAAGCCAACACCACAGGCAGATAATCCTTGCCAGCAGCTATCAATTTCAAACTTAGTTCCGTATAGTCCATTTGACCAATAACCGAATAACCAAGATCCTAAAACTAAAACTGCTGCCAATAGACCGAAGCCCATGCAAATTAAAGCCATATTGGCTCTCAGAGATCTTAAAAGACTCATGAATTTTAGATCCTCCTTTTATAAAATAAAGCCCCAAAATACCCTCTAAAGGTGGAATCGGGGGTTATCATTATGTTAAAACATTATGGTAATTGATTAACTGAAAGGAGACAAATATGGAAGTCTTTAATCCTGTATATGATAAAATTTCATTAAATGATTTATCTCCAGAGCTTCAAGCATTAATTAAAGATTCTTCTGAATCTGTGTCTTATAACTTAAGTAGACATATGAAAGATAAGAATGCTCATATTAATAGTTTAGATAGAGAAGCATGGAATAATAAAGCACCTAATGAATCACCTAACTTTACTGGTGTACCAACTGCACCAACTCCTACATTGGGTGATTCTTCCAATAAAATTGCAACTACTGATTTTATTACTAACACACTTAAAATCTTTAAACCAGAGATTGCAATCAAAGCTAATAGATTAACTAATAAGATTAATATCAAACTTGGTGGTGTAGCTGATTCTACTCCAGTACAATTTGATGGTAGTGGAGATCTAGTTATTCCTGTAACTACAGTAGATGCTTCTGCACTTAGAGGTGTCTTAGGTAAAGATAAATTATCTGGTAAATATGATATCTCTATCTCTGGTAATGCTAATCATGCAGACACTGCAGATAGAATTGGTGGTATTGAATTAAATGAATTGGCATTAAAAGAATCTCCAGCTTTCCAAGGTAAACCAACTGCTCCGACAGCAGTATTTGGTACAGCTACAGATCAAATTGCTACAACTAAATTCGTTGATAAAGCTATCAAAGCATTAGACTTAGCTGCTATTGCAGCTGGTGCTGGTACACAAACTGGTACTAGATTCAATCCATTTAAAATTAAGATCACTGGTAAAGCTACAGCTAATGAAGTAACTGTAGATGGTACAAGTGATGTAAATCTTAATGTAAGAGATTTAGCTATTGATTATAATGAGATTGCTAATAATCTTAATATCACTAGAGTTAATGGTCATACTGTAGGTAAAGATGTACCAGCTGATGCGGTATTTACTGATACAGTTTATGTGCATCCAAATACACAAACTGATTTGACAGCAACTGAATTTACTGCTGTTACTGTAGATCGCCAAGGTCATGTAATTGCTGGTCGTAATCCATCTACATTAGATGTGGATATTACTAAGAATGCTGCATCTGCTGATAAATTAAAAACTGCTCGTAAATTTAAATTCTCTGGTGTAACTGCAGCTGATGTATCATTTGATGGTACTTCTGATGTAACAGTAAATGTCACTGCTATTCCAGCTAATATTATTACTGAGTCTGAAGATAAACAATTTATGTCTAAAGCTCAAAAAGATAAGTTAGCTGCTACTTTAACTGCAACTGAGATTGCTGATAAGATTACTGAAGCAAGCTCTGGTATGGAATGGAAAGAAGCTGTAGATACTAAATCTAAAATTTCTACTAGATATCCATCTCCTAAGAAAGGTTGGACTGTATCTGTATTAGATGAAGGTAATACTTATCAATACAATGGATCTAACTGGGTAGTAGTTTCTAGTAGTAATATGCCTAAAGCAACTGCGACTGCTGATGGTAAAATGTCTAAAGAAGATAAAGCTAAATTAGATGGTATTGAAGCTGGTGCTAATAACTATACTTTACCTGCTACATTACCAGCATCTATGATTACTCAAGATGATAATCATTACTTCGTAACTAAATATCAAAATAAGAAACTTCAAGACTTATACAATAAAGGTGAAATGGATACTAAGTTTGCTACTAAAGCAGATTTAGCTAAAACTGATACTGTAAGTTTAGGTAATGGATGGAAAATCTTAGCTACTAATACTGGTGAATTATCTTTCACATTCAATGGTGTTGAAAAAGCTAAACTTGGTACTGATGGTGCATTCAAAGCTGTAAGCTTAGAAGAAACTGGAGGTAACTAATGTTACCTGTGACTAGAAAAGCACTTAAGTATTTTATGAAATTGATTACTCCTGAATATATTAGCTGTTACTTTGTGGCTGTATTCTTTCAAATCTTATGCTATATTACTAATCCTATCGTAGTTCTATTCTGTGATAAGTATGGTAATCTTCCTAGGATATTTAGATTATGGCAAACATATGATAACTGTCTAGATGTAGAATGGATGATCTCAGAAGAAGTGGTTCCTAAGATATTTAGATATGACTTTAATAAACATTATAGATATTATAGTGAAGTAAAGACTAATGATGATTTTGTTCCAGGACATGTAGCATTATTAGATGATGACTTCACTATTAAAGAAAGAGTACAACGATATTTCTGTAGACTATTATGGTTATATCGGAATACTGCTTATGGATTTGCATATAATATTCTTGGTATAACTTACACTGGTACTGACCAACATGTATTAGAATATGATTCAACTAAAGGTAAACAAATCTTTGTATCTTTTATTGAAGATCCACATGGTATTGATAGATACTTCTCTGTAAAATCAGCAGAATATTGGACAGTGCCATTTACTAATAAACAATTTAGATTTGATATCTATCTTGGTTGGAAGTTAGCTGGTACTCAAGAGTATACTAATGAAAAACGTGCAATGGTTGCTATTAGAATTAATCCATTCTTAAGTGTAAAATAATTAAAAGTGGTACATCCAATTAATTTGGATGTACCATTTATATTGTTTTGGAGGCAAATATGATTAATGTAATCCCATTAATAGCTAAAAAGTATAACCGTAAGGGGGATACGTCTGGTAGTCTTAAATCATTAATATCTGATCTAAATTGTGTTACTGATAATGATGATGTTTTATTATTCTTATCTAGTATTCCTAGAGAGACAAAGTATTCTTTAGATGATGCTTTTGATATAATTGTATCTAATGATGAGTATAGTAATATATTTAGAGCTAATTTAGTATTTCTAAATATAGATTTAGATTATCATAGATTATTATTGAATGCAATCAAATCAGAATCTTATAATATCATATGTATGATTAATAAAGCAATACCAACTCCTGATTTATTCTTGGCTAAGAATAACTATGAGTGCTTAAATATTGCTTTAGATAAATCATATGCAGTATTTGATAAAGTACTTGGTATGGTTGTTAGTCAAATACAACATACTGCATCTTCAAGAGAGGGTAGAGCTTTAGGTATATTTATGACAATATGTATTCTTAATAAAGATATTGATAAGTTAGCTTCTTTATGTACTGGATACTTAGCAATTTGTAGATCTGAATATATGGTAAAAGACTTAATGAATAAATCTGCTATGGATGCATTCCAATATATGTCCGAGGAAGATATCCATACAGTAGTTGATGATATCAATTCCCGTAGTGTATTATCTAGATACTTAAGCAATATGTAAAGAATACCCCCATAGGAGTTGAACTCCTATGGGGATACCTTTAGATTTTAATAATAGATTTGATAAACAATATCTAAGCCTTTGGAAAGCTCAATCAATTGTTCATTTGGCATATTATATTTTGTCAATGGGCGAATATCTTGATAGTATTGTTTACCATTGATTTCTTTCTTCCATGCAGTACATAGAGAGATTGTATTAATACGTGCTTCATTAATACCAACTGTATTGATGAACCATTCACGACATTCTTCTTCAGTAATCTTTAAGTTGATTTCAATAAAAGTTTCAACTTCAGATTCTTTAGTGGAATTGTAAATAGTAGCATCTACTGTAGTACCATCTTCAAAACGAATCTTTTTAACTGGTTTAGATTCAAATGTTTTGAAGTAATATGCTACACGGTTACCAATGATTTTACTACCATGGTAGATTTCTTTTTTAGCATCAGTCAAGTCTTCAGTAATTAATGGGAAACGGAATGGAACCAAATACTCTGGTGCACACCATTTAGCATAGTTAACTTCATATACTTGAGAGTTTTCACGACCACAACCATCAGTACCAACACAGAATAAGTAAACTTTTTCTGGTGTAGATGGTGTTTCAAATACAGAGTTTTCTAAGTTCATTTCTGTATTATAAGATGGTGTTGTGTATTGTCTAGGAATATCAAAATGTTGAGTAGCAGTATATTCTGCTCCAGGTAAGATGATTTTATTTTCACCTTCATATAATAAGATATCAGTACCACCAACAAAGACTTTAATGTTGGTTCGGTTATGTGTTGCAGTAATAGTACTATCATCATTAGTATGACTAAATTCTGCAATATGCAACTGTTTATCAGGCATCTTACATTTACCTCCAATTAGTTTTATCTTCAAAATTTATTATTATGTTTTGGTTATCTATTTGTATCGTATTGGGATACGTATACATGATCATATAAATTAAATCCATCAGTATTCTTACGTTTAGTTTTATATTTAAGTTGATCATATATTTCAGATATTCCATAGTGATGTAATATTAAACTATTAGTATAAGCTATAAGCTCTTTCTTAATAAGATTACGTAAGTCATCAGTACGTTTAAGTACAGCAAAGATATGAATCTTATCATGTACATCAGTAGTTGGATCTAATGTAGATATACCATGATCTTTAATACCAAATTTCTTGAAGTAGTATCTTAAGATATATACTAATTCTTTTTGAGTAATCTTATCTATTTCATATTTCTTAGCAATATAGCTACTGAAACCATCGTAGAATAACTCAAAGTCTTCATTGCTTAACTTAGCTAAGTATTTAACAGCATCTATTGGTTTGATATATTGACTATAACGTCTATCGAAATTATAAACTGTACTTAAACCAGCTAACTCAATCTTATAGGATTTAAAGAAATCAATAACTTTAGATACATACATCTTCAAGTAATCAATACCAATCCCAGGAAGATAGTTAAATAACTGTTTATAATCTTCAGATCCCATAAATACTTCAATATATTTAACTGTATCCATAATAGTATTAGTAATAGCTTTCTTACGTTGAAGTTCTTCACCAATAGCTTTTATACGAATAATAGAGTTATATAGATCTATATCTTGATAACGTAAGTATTCAGTATAAGTCTTAGCAACTTGTGAACCATTAATTCTAAAGAATTTATTACTAAACTTCTTAATCATCAAAGCATCATATACTGCTTTATATGCATCATAGATACGTTTATTATCAGCATAATACATGCCTTTGACTACTACATCATATATCTTAGTATTGTTTTCTAAGATATTCATTAATCCTTTGATGGAAATGCCTGGCTTATATTTCTTAAAGTCAGCTACTTTCAATTCTTCTAATGTATATCCATATTTACGTTCAATGTCTCTACGGAGTAAATCTAAGTCTGCATCGAAATTAAATCCTTGGATATACATAATTGGAACAGTCTCTGTTTGAATAGTATCTTTCTTATTATAATATAAGTAAGATAAAGAGAATAGATAGCATAAGATAGAAGATAACTTGAATGTCTTATCAGGTCTTATATTAGGAACCGATAATCTAATACGTTCTTCATATCTTGTATCATCAAAGAATATATTAAAGAAGTATGGAATCTTGAATGATAGATCGCTCATAGACATAACTGTATCTATAGAGATATATTTAGTTCTAGTATAGTTGAATTCTTTTTCAAGTATTTGATTCTTAATATCTAATGGATTGAATTCATTGGTCCACAACCAATCATCTTCAGTAAATGCATCATAATCTATATATTTAGATTCATCACGGATATAATTATCTGCAGATCCAGTTAATGGAATCTTAACAAACTTAAGATCATAGTTTTTAGTTGGATCTTCAATAAAGATATTTTTACGTTTAGCATTTACATATGAAAATGTAAATAATATAGTATCACCATGCTCAAGAATCTTATCTACGTTAGAGAATAATGCTTGATCATCTACTATTTCATAATCTATATTCTCTTCTAATATAGTGCCATCTTCACATAAGATTTGCATTTGGTTATTATTATCAGATTCTAAGAAGTTATCATATGGATATGGTATATCTATAACTCTCTTACCATTTCTAAAGTCAAATATATTATACTCAGTTCTAATATAGTTATTGAAATGATCATAAATAGAGTTGTAGATGAAGATACATCTAACTTCACGATCTTTTTCTAAGTTAAGAGAATCATCTAATGTAAGCATTGTACCAGATACAGTATATCTAGACTTGTCTATAACAGTACCACCGACAGTAACAATCATACCATTACCAGATTTATCATAATTATAGAATGGATAGTTGATAGTAAATACTTTTTGATTAGGAATTCTAACTTTAAGAGAATCTTCTGTAATATGAACTGTATAGTTATTTCGAGGATCTTGGAAGAAGTATACTTTGATCAAATCTTTAGAGTCTACATAATCTTTAGAATTTCTGAATGATAAGATATCACCATTCATAATAAAGTTATCTCTACTTAATACTTCACCATTAATAGTAATGATCCATTTATTACGTTTATAATCATATCCATCATATGGGAAGTTAATTTTAAATGAACTCATTATACGTTCAATTGGTACATCAATTACTGATAAAGTTACTCTATCTCTATTTTTAGGATAAATGAAATGAATCTTAATCTCTACACCAGCACGCATTACTTTAGTTTGATCTAGAATCTTAATCTTATTCTTTAAGAAAGTATATTCAGAATTATATACAGGTTTACCATCTATAAATAACTCTAAAGGATATTGACTTTCTTGATATCCTTGGAATGGTACTTGAATATCATATTCTTGTATCCCTGGAGTATCTACTGAAGTAGTAAAGTAGGATTCTTCTAACTCCACATCAAATCCTTCAGTATAGATATTATTAAATGTAACTGTACGATTCTTAGTTACTTTATCTTGAGGATATACGAATGAGAAGTTCTTTCCATTAATCATATATCTATCAGATGGTAATAATAAAGAACCATATAATGCAAAGAATTCACCGCCATATTGTAAGTAATTATAATACGGTTCAGGTACTTCAAAGCTACTTACAGATTTATCTGTAATAGTCTTTAGATTAAACTCAGTTATCTTACTCTTGATTGGATATATTGGAGAGTAAATGAATATTACAGACATGATACGTTCTGTAGTTATTTTAGACCAATCGGTATCTTTAATAAAAGTAATCTTATTACCATTTACATTATATCTACTTGGATCAATGAATGTACCACCAGTAGATAGATACATCAATCCACCTCTATCTGTAAAATCAGATGTAGGGAATTCGATAGTAAAGTTCTTTTGGTTATTATCTTGAATAGGATATTGTCTAACTTCAGTGATAATCTTATAGTTATCTAAGTTAGATATATCATCATTAAATTCACTATTAGAGAAGAAGATAAACTCAAGCTTAGATTTACCTTTAAGAAATTCAGTATCTTTAAATACAAGCTTGTCATCTTTAATGTCATACTTATCTTCTAAAATACGTTTACCATCCACATTAATGAAAACTACACCACCTTTATTAAGGAAGTTTTCATGTGGGAATGGAATCTTAATGCCATTACTAGCAAATGTGGTTAGGGTTTCATTAGCTACATCTACTTTTTGATCTGTATCTAATACTTGTTTAACTTTGTAGTTAAATACATATTCACCAGTATCTTTATCTACTTTACGGTCACGTAATAGATAGTATTTAAATATACGTAAGTCATCAAAGCCAAAGATAGAACTAATGTCTACCATGCATTTAGCAGTTGATTTATATTTAAGTAACTCATGTAACCGTCTCATCATTCTAACTTGATAGATTAATGGGATTTCATCATAATATGGTACACCATGAGACATGAATATATATCTTACACAACGTTCATCAAACACATCAAGATTAATGATATGCTCTTGAACTTCAGATATCAAATCAATCATGGTTTGAACTATAATAAAGATAGTTAACCAAGCATCATAATATTTACTATCAAATCTATGAGCCTCGGAATATATTGTAGTTATAGCATAAGCTCTATTTACATTGAATCTACGTTCAAACTTCTCTTTAACTACAGAGTTATCAATTGATGGTAGCCAAAGTAATTGGAATTCAGTTGCTTTCCTAGCTTTATAGATATCGATATTTGATTTAATATATCTAAGATATGCATATTCATCTTCTGTATATCTTGCTAATATATTATCCCAGATACCACGTTCTTCTAATTCACTAATTGTAGCATCATCCATCTCATGTAGAGGAATCTTATAATCAATACCAATATTATCTATTCTTAAGTCTTCTGGAACTAATAATCCTTCAGCACCTAAGTTAGGTAAACCAGTAATCTTACGATAATAGTTATTCTCTTCTATATAGTTTGTAATAAATACTTTTGCAGCTTCATCTCTTGCTTTATCTCTAAAGTTTTCAGGGATATATCTAGGATCTTCCACTGCTCTTTTAAAATAGTTAGATGGCACACCAGCTCTAGCTAGTACATCTACTGTATAATCATATAGTCTCCAATCTGCAGTACCTTCAACAGATTGAATATATAGATCTCCCATGAATTCTGTACGTTGAGTCTCATTATTAATAGCTTCTGTTTCAGACTTAACGATACATTTCATGCCTAATTGTTTTACATAATAAACTAATACGTCTACAAACGGGTAATCTGTAAACACTTTATCCATATTAGGATTTTGCATATTGTAAATTTCCTCCTTTCAGAGAGAATTTAGATTTTATTTTAATAGTATGTAACCCTAATAAGTGCTTATCCTTAACATATAGATATAGACAATTTTACAAAGGAGCCTAGTAAAATGAATGAATTCCCTGACTTACAATTAAAAAAAGATCCAGTGAATCCAGTACTAAAATCTCCATATGTACCTTTTGAGCTATCATTCTATCAAACTAAATATACATTAATGGATATAGATGTTTATACAAACTTTATTAAGAATGCCGTTAGTAGATTTAGAAAGTCTAGAACTTATACTCACTATAAAGGGTATCTAATGAATCTTGGTATGGATCACTGTCAATTACATAGCAATATCTATGCAGATATGGCTACAATTGAAATGCATCATAATATGCTAACTATCTTTGATATTGCAGTTATCTTAACTGAGCATACAATTAATACTATTGGATATATTACAACTTTCGATTTAGTTAACTTACTAAAGAAAGTTCATACTGAAAATAAAGTACAACTTGTAATGCTATCTTTAACTGCACATCAACTATATCATAATGCAAATGGTATGTATATCCATCCAGATATGTGTTTCGGTAACTGGATGGCTTTCTTAGAAGAATACAAATATGGTATAACTATTGAGCTGGCAAACAAAATAATAAATTACGTAAATTATGCTATCTCTTTAGGTGATACCGAGACCGGTGAACTCCTAAAACTCAGAGATAAAGTCCAAGATTGGAGTGTATTAAATGAATATGGAGTTAATCGTACTGGGTATTAATTACTTTATTATCCTACTTATAATCTTCTTAGTTTATAAAGTTGCTAATAAGATAACTAACTCATATAAAGAAAAAAATAAAAAAGAATTAGATTTGCTTCAAATGTCTATGTCTACTTCCTTAGAGGAAATGACTCAGACTATTGATTCTTTTATAAATGAATCTATTCAAGAATTCACTGTTATGAATAATATTCAAGATTCTAAATATATTAATACTGAACTTGAACAAGAAATGCGTCTAGCAGTAATGGAAAGCGTAAGTGGTCGTATATCTATTAACTTACTTAATAAGCTTAGACTATTCTATAAAGAAGATATTATTCCTGATATGATTGCTAAGAAGATCTTTTTAGCTATTACTGCATATACAGCAATCAATAATGCTGGTGCTACAAGTAAAAAAAATAAATAACTTTGGAGGATGGGAATATTCCCATCCTCCTTATTATTATTCTTTGATAAATCCATAATATTTTAAATCATGGATTACACATGCTACTAGAATAGCAGCATATATACCAGCCATTGCGATTGTAATATATGGATGGTTGGATGCAAATTGTTTTAGTTTTTGGATTTTCATTTTTATTTCTCCTTTAATTAATCTTCAATAGCAGATACAGTTGTTCTAAAGATTTCTACATTGTTCACATCAAAGATAGATGCGGATTTACCTACATAGATATCTTTAGATGTAAAACGATTTGCAGCTTTAACTGCGTTGTCATAATTATTGCATACTGCAACCATATAACCAAATTGATCTTTTACTGTGAACATGATATACCTCATCTTTCTGGGATCATAGTAAATCCCTAAACAATATAAATTAAATACTATATCATATATTCACCTTAATAATATGCAATCGAAAATACCAAGTATTACAAAATGACAAAAAAAGAAAACCACTAGGAGTTTAACTCCTAGTGGATATATTTACATTTTACCATATAATCCCCAAACAAGGGAACCAAGATATCTTAATACTTTTTCATTATAACCAATATCTATTGATTTAATATCATCTGGATCTACATCGATATTATAAATGTAGTTCATACTAGATACTCTATATTTAGATTGTAAATTGAATTCTCTGTAGTATCCTACATTAAGTTCTCCACTTACATAATCTATATAAGTAGACTTTATAGTATCTACAGCAAGTTGAATATTGTTGTTAGCAAGCATATTCATTACTTTAAATATCAATGCAATAAGATAGTCTTTATGAAGCTCTATATTATGTGGATCTAATCCGACTATAGTTTCTTTCATACCAAACATATCTTGTTTTGACATTAATACTAATTCACCAACTCTAATAAAGTTATCATATTCATCTACTTTAAAATTATCATCTTCCAAATCAATATCATTTAATATTAGTTTATAATCATTAAAGTATAAGACATCTTCTTCTGTAATCTTTCTAGGCTCTAGATAGTAAGCCCAGTCGATTTTATCTTTTGAAGTATACTCATAGATTGGATTACCTATGAGTATATCAATTGATGAATGTCTCATTATTTACTCCAGTGCATTTGTATATGTACTCATATCAAATGGATACCAAATCTGTAATGGTTCTAAACTTCTCTTAGCTTCAAGTTTAATATAAGCACTACGTTGCAAATAAGCAAGTTGTGCTCCTTGAGGAGAGAAGTCTATATCATCTCGAATATTATATACATCATCTATATCATAAATGACTTGTGGGTGTATACCATACATTCTTCTGATTACATTACACATCATTTGGGTTACCATATCAGAATATTCATCGTTGCTTACAATAATGAATATCTCAGAACCATTATAGAATCTATCGATAGCTTTATAAAATTCATAGAATTCTTCTTCAGATTGATTGAATAGAATCTCACTAAAGACATTCTCGAATTCTGGATTATCAATAAGATAATTATAAGTCAGCTTACTGATAAGCTGACTTACATAGTTCCATGGATTTCTAGGATAATCTCTAGAAGTTAATTCAGCTACAAAGATATTCTCGGGTAAAGCATCTTGTTGATTCTTTAAATCCCAATAGTCTTTATAGTCTCCATATTCTACCATAAGATCTTTATCTAATTTATCTTTATCAGATGGATATAGATAAGCTCTATAGTATTGATAGATTGGTTCTGTAGTAAATACAAACTTCATTCTAATCACCCATTAATGCTGGAGTTAAATTTGGATCTTCGGCTTTAACAGCCATAATATTTTGGAATGCTTTATCTTGTAACTCTACAGGAACTTCTTCATCAATCTTGATATTCTTACTCAAGAGATAAGAGTTAACTGTATTTCTATCAAATGAAGTATTAGCCATATATCTAACATAGCTTTGTTCATTAATATATCCATATTGGAATAGATTAGTTACTGCATATCCAATACTAAATACAGACGGTACAAATGATACCAAGCTAGGACCATTATAAGTCATCTGTAATTGTAATGATGTAGCAAATACACTCATAAGAATATCCATAAATGGAATACTATCTTTACTCCATTCTTCATCTGTTGTATAGATAACTACATTCTTAGCATGTAATGCTGCACCAACTAAGAAGATATTCATAATAATATCTATTTGATTTAGATACGATGCATAAGCTTCTTTGAATGCATCTTCACCATAATCAACATAGACTGATACTACATTGAATGGTGGAAGTAACACTGGAAGCTTAACTACATTTGGATTTTGTAATAGAACTGCTGGAGCATGTTCAGTTACAAGAATCACTCTAGTACCTGGATCAACACTAGCCTGAGCAGCTAGTGTTGAATCATTGGTAAATGTAATTCCATTCATTAGAATCACCTCTTAATAACGATCGTTAGACATTCTACGACGACGAACTTTTGGTTCTTCATCTTCTTCTTCGAATTCAGATTCGATATCTAGTTTAATATTCAAGATAATAGTCGCAGCGGAAGCTAACTCGTCAGCTAAAGCTTTACGGAAGTCACCTACACGTACTTCATTATCTTTCTTAATATCAGAATCAATATAAGCATAGAATACTTCTGGTAAAAGATCTTCAATACGAATTACTTTATCATCAGAAAGATCTTTCAAGATTCGAGTAAACTGTTTATCTAATTCTAAGATCTCATTATAGCTATAAGCATCTTCAGTACCTACAACGGATTCAATATCTGCTGCAGCTTCACCAATATAATTACCTAAAGTTTTAATTTGATCAATAGTCAATAACATATCTTCTTTCTCCTCTACAGGTTGTTTTTCTTCTACTTTAATGTCAACATCATTATCATTTTTTACATTCCCAGTTTCCTTAGTTTTAACCACTATAGGATTACTGATAATTGTATTTTGAGGTTTTTTCATGTCTTCAGACAACTTGTCCAGAGCCTTATTATGCATCGTATTTTCTAAATCACGAGCTGGTCTTTCTGGCTTAGGAGCAAAGTATTTATTGAAACGTTTAGGAGCTGGATTGATTGCTGGAATCTCAATAACCAAATCAGGTTTTTCTTCTTTGAGGAATTCTTCAGCTTTTTCTCTTTTATGATCATCAGCAACTTTACGCATATCTTCATATTGCTGACGAAGTTTATTTTCACTAGCAATAGACTTAGCTTCTAATTCAGCCAAATCATCTTTCAATTTATCAATCTCTTCTAAATCTAACTTAGAGGAGATATCTAATTCATTTTCAACAGATTCATTGGTCTTAATATCTTTACCATAAATACCATGATCATTATCCCAATAAAGCTCGCCATCTTTAAAGATTTCAATTTTCATGCTCATATCAATTTCCCTCTTTCTGCTAAATAAGGCAATCTTCTTACGACCATTCTTAAATTCAGATGCCATATGAATACCGCCACACTTTAAACATATAATATTGTTAAACCCTGCATCATAATCTAATTCACCTCGACATTGTTCAGTGGTATCTAGATTTAATGTATGAGTACAATACAAAATCTTTGGGTCCAGAATATACATATCTGCATAGTCAAGTAATACTGGACCAAATCCTTTTCTTAATCCCCAGTTCTTAAATGCTTTAGTACCGAAGTCATCTATGATAAATCTACCTACAATAGTTTCCATTATCTTATAGATATCATCACGTACTGACCACATTTGATAGAGATTTTCAATTGGTACAACTCTTTCGAATATACCAACATTACCATCTTGGCTAATATCAAAACATTTAGCCACAAATGGTTTTAGATACTTTTGATTAACGATCTCATCTGGATTATTTTTAGAACCAGCTCTATCTAATGCTATCTTAATACAAAATGTAGCATTATCATCAAGTGGCTCATAAACAACACGATTTGTACCACAGCCAGATCGTTTAAACCCTTTAGGTTTTACAATAGCATCTAACTTCTGGAACTTTTTCTTGAAGGCTTTATCCTTGCGATCAAATATAATCTTCTTAATCAATGCTAATTCATCATCAGTAAAGAAGTCATATATACAAGGACCTTCAATTGATTCGAATAACTCCTCCAAAGTAGTGAATGTATTCATACTTTGATATATATCCGCATCATGATACAACCTACTATTGATCTTGGAGTTTTCTAAGTTGCCAGTCAAATCATCAATTATTGTTGACTGCAGTTGCATCCCATGTACCTCCAAGTTCAGGAGCAAAGTATTGTTTAAGTCTAGCTGCACGATCCATAGCTAAACCATATCTTTCCTTCTGAATTTCCTTCATTGGTCTATCATCATAAGTTTCAGTTTCAGGATCTTTAATCCTAGCACCTTCAGGGAATGGTTTATTAATAGCTTCCATTTGCTCTAAGATAGAGTTATCGAAGTTTACTCTACGTTTATTGTAGTTATATCCCATTTCATCAGGTAAAGATAATCCAAGTATACCATTATTCATTGCTTCAGCAAATGCTTGGTTATCATCTAACTCATTAAGTAAGTCACTAGTTCTACTGATTCGAGTCTTATGAGCATAATTTTCGATAGCTTCATCAAATTGATTATGATCATAGAATCCACTCAAATCTCTAGGGCGACTATGAGTAATAGAATAATTGTAAGCTGGCATTGCTTCAGAATATGTATCAAACAAATTCATCAAGTTTTTATGCTCACCAGGCTTACGATTATCATTGATCTCTTGTAACTTAGCAGTTAAAGGAGATCTTAAATTATATACACGAATTGTGCCATTAGGTCCTACTGCACCTCTACGTGCTTGAGCGTTAAGAATTTGTTCAGTAGTTAATGGAGTTACAGCTGCAGCTCTAGCATTTCTAGCTAACGTTTCAGCACGTTTAGCATATGCTTCGAACTCTTCAGGAGTCAAATCATTAACATCTTTATCACTCACAGGATCATAGTTATTACCACCCATTTGAGGATTTGTACGTTGAATATAACTATTCCATGTACCAGTAGTTTGATAGTATGGATTATAGTTTAAGTCACGCATCATACCGAATGGATCGCTATCAACAACTTCATTAGCTTCTTCGACTGTATATCCGAAATGATTAAAACAATCTCTAATCATACCATTAACCATAAACATTTGTTCAGTATAATCATTACGACGACTTTGAGCCTCAGCATCATTTTCCATTTGAGTCTTAATTCTATTCATTTCGTCGTATATACGAGCATGCTCTGGATTTAATGGACGACCAGTTCTATCTAACCATTCTTTCTTTTCAATATCAAATTGACAACCATTTGCTATAAGTTCTTCTACTGTAGTGAAAGTAACCATATTAGGATTATTTCTTACAGATTGCTCATACTTATAGTGCTCATACTTAAGCTTATTAGTATTATATTTTTGAACTTGATAGTTGTATTCAAGAATTTGTTGTTCATAACGATAGAATGAATCCATTGGATGATTAGGAATATTCATTTGCAATTCTTGAATTTTGGAATTGATATTGTTAATTTCTCTTTCCCAACTAGCTCTTACTTGAGGTTGCATATAAGTCCATTGAGAGCAGAGAATAGTATTGCGTTGGTCAATGAGTCCACGAATTTGATTATATAATGCTTGTTTATTTTCTTCATACCAAGCACCTTTAATATATTCATTGTACTCATTAGTATATTTAACCACCGCATTATACGTAGCCAATCTATCTTCATATGGGATAGATTGATCTTGCATTTCCGCAGAGATATCTCTAGGTGGTTGCAAGTTACTTAGGTCGTAAATTCTTTTAGGAACTTCCATCAAAGGAATTGTACAACCAAATGGTACATTCAATGCATCTAAGTTATACTGACCATTTGGAAGCATTGGAGGCAATCCAATAGCTGCTTGCATTTGATATTGATCAGCAAGATATGAATTCTGTACCATTTGATTTAGTTCTTCATCAGTTGTTGTATCTACTGTTGGATCAGCTTCTTTAGTTACACCAACCATAAAGTTTTCTAAGTCAGGAATATTAAGACCTTCTAGCTCTTTAAGCTGTTCCATATAAGCAAGATGTCTTCCTGTACCAGAAGATAGAACTGCAGTTCCAGGAGGGAATTGTCTAAACATTCCTTCAGTAGGATCTAGTCCCATACTAAGCATCTTTTCTTCATACAATTCTAGATTGTAGTCTAATTGATACTCAGGGTGTTGTTTTAAGAACTCATGGATTTCATTCTCATCTGTAGCTTCATTCCATGGAACTGGTCTAGTGTGTACACCACACACAATATTATTCAAACGATTTATATACTCATTCCGTAAAGATAAAGTCTGAGCCATGAATTCATTACGAATTCTACTTTCAGATGCTTTAATCTTACCACGGATGATATCCATCGCTTCTGGATTATTGAGATCGGATAAGCTAAATCCGACTACTTGTCCAGAACTATCTGTCTTTATCATCTAGCGAATCCTCCCATACCATTCATCGCATCTTGAATAGGATTACCTGTATAGATTGGTTGTCCTACTCGGCTTCTAATCATATTATCATACTCTACTTTAAACTGTGGGCAGTGACGATATAATACATCGATTTCACCTTCATCTGCTACATCAGTTGCACCAGTCTTAGTATGATGAACGTATACTACACCGTAAGGATCGATATAGTATCTTAAACTACTAGTGAAATCTTGATGATGTTCAGGAGCTACTAATTCTTTTATAGGATTAGGTGCATCTCCATTTACATAACGACCAAAGATTCCGCTATAAGGTTTTGGTTTAGGTTTACGAATCTTATTATCAGCTACTGGATCATGATGATCTTCTTCAGATTTACAAGTTCCAGTATGTTTAGCAATAAGATTACCAAAGAAACCATTAGATTTAGCTTCTTCATGATTATGATTACAACCGCAACCACATTGATGGTGATGTTTTTCTGCCATCATTTGTTCATGAGCTGGTTCAATATCTTCTTTAAAGATCTTAAGAGCTCGTTCTTGAAGAATAGCTGCTTTTTCCTCGATATAAGCTGCTACTCTTTCATATTCCCATTTATGAAGTTCTACTTCAGTTTCTGCACTAATTGGTAGTGCTAAACCAGTACTAGTTAGAATGAATGGTTTTTCATTTGAGTCATAAATGACTCCTGGGTTAAGTTTAAATACAAACATGATATTTTCTCCTTCTTGTTGTTGTGAATCAGTTTCTTCGTTAGTTAGTGACAATGTGATCTCGGTTCCTCCAAATCTGTCATACTCTTCTTTTGTAATCGATTCTACTTCGACGCATCGAGGAACGCCGAACTCATCTACAAAATTAATGATATCCATATGGCTACCTCCTTTTAAAATCGAAATATGTAGATCACTGTAATAATATATGGCTATATAAAAAATTAATGAGAGTATATTCCTCCCTAGGATAACTATGATCCTAGGGAGGTAATATCAATTATAATGCTTGAACGTAGTCATATAGACTATCTTTAAAAGATGGGTCTTCAAAAGATATATCAATATCTGGGTCGGTTTCTCTTAGAATATCGTAATATACTTCTTCAATATTCAATAGATAAGATTCATAATTAGGATTATTAGCTTTAATTAAATGATCATTAGCCAATTCTTGTTGGAAACGATATTTAGAGAAAGCTTTAAGTCTAGTTAATTCTGTTTTAAATTCACTAGTAACTTCATCATATAAATCTTTATGACTTTCAGATAAAGACTTACCAATCAATTCTTCTTCTGATTTCTTTTTATCTGACCGATCTGGAACTTCAAGCTGTTCTTCAATAGCTTTATCTAATTCTTCATCAGTCATTTCAGTACCTTCGGCTACTGTAGGTGGAACTTTAAAACCTGGATGAGTTTTTAATGTATTATCTCCATCCGGAGTTTTATATTCTTCATCTGGTTCAGTATTTTGAACTTTACCAGCTTCAGGAACGTCATCTTCTTCAGGGATTTCATCAGCATGATTAATATATGTATCTAAGCCCTTAGCAATTGCTTCAGGAAGAATATCTAAATCATAGAATCTGGCTTTATATAATTGAACTACTTCTGCTTCAGTAATACCTGCAGGTTTAAGATTTTTAAAGATATCTAATACACGATAGTCATTATCTTTTCCAGCTGCTGCTCTAAGTACTTTAGGGTCAAATAATAGAGTTGCTTTATATCGTGCAGGATTGTCAGTAGTTTCATCATTAATAGCAATATCTTTGATCGCTCTAATTGGAATAAAGATACGATTTATACATTCTTCACCAAATGTATCAAAGATTACGAACTTAGATCCTTTAGTTACACTAAAGCAATCTGTAATATCCATAACTTTATCTTTATTAGTATCAATAGTATACTTACAGTTGATTAGGTGATCTACTCTTTCTTTATCTTTACCTAATCCTTCCATATTAGTATACTCAACTAATGAATAATTGATTGCAAAGTATTCTACATTCTCAGTTGGAATGATATGAATCTTTTCTTCATTATCAAAGTAAGTAAAGAATCCTTTAGTTTCTATTGTAGAACTACCAATGTATCCTTCAATTTGGTGGATATCTTTACTGTCTCTTGTTTGTACGAATAAAATAATACTACGCTTTGTCATTATATTCATCTCCTATAAAATACTTCTAACTATATTAAGATAAGTTGAATAAATCTGTTTTGTATCAAATAGAGCTGAAACAAATTTACCCTCATCTAATTTATAATCTACTCCATATTGCATTCTAATCAAAGATGCTCTAGTAGATTCATCGATATAATTATTCCACTTTTGTATATATGGAATCTTATCCATTAAATCATCTGGCACTAGCCTATAATTTCTTGATAGACAATTATATGCATTATGTATACCGAATGTAGAGTTAATCTTCACATGAGATTTACAGTGAATAAAATTGATCTTATGTCTATTTGGATCAAATGTATTGATTATAAAATCAACTATATTCTTTATGATATTCTGATTAGCTACTTCTGCACCTGAAGATGAATACATAATACCATTTTTATCCATATGATTAATCCAGCCATATATCCATGTCTTTAATCCACTTACAGATATATTGCTATCAGAATAGATATTGAATTCGTCAATGACATCTTTATATTCTGCAGCTATCTGTACTGCTAAATATAAGCCAGTTAATTCACCATAGTTATTAGTAGCACGATCAATTACGCAATGATATTCTAAGTCTCTCATATCATTAATTACTGATACTGCACCACCACATACTCTATTTCCTTTAACTACATCTACTTTACCTAAGACAGATGCATCTGAAAATATATCTAGTGTTTTCATTATTTCACCTCCTTTATATTAATACCTTGTAATAGCCAAAATAAAAAGTAAATACCCATAGGAGATTAACTCCTATGGGTAATTTTATCTTTTATTTAGATACTAATTCAATGCCTTTATTAATAATATTTTTGAGCATGTTAGTTGCATGACCAACGTTTACAAGCCCAGATTCAGGATTAGTTTCTGCTGCTTCTTTCATGCTAGTTAAGCGTTTTCTGTCGATTAAGACCGCAAACTTAGCTTCATCAGGGATCAAGTTATCAGACTTGATATTTCCAATAGCAGTCAAAGGATCCGTTTCCAAAGCCGATTCCATATATCGAGCTAGGTCGTAGGCATCTACCACTAGAACTTTAGAACCATCTTCCTTCGCAGCTTCAAAAACTGGAACAGCCGCAACTGGGAATTCAGGAGCCGCTTGAAGTTCTTCTACGTGTTCTAGAATTTCATGTAGATCATGACTCATTTCTTGTAATGCATTGGAATTAGTATTTTCTAATTTGTAATTTTCTGATAATTCTTTTAAAACGTCAAATTTCATTTTCTTACCTCATTAGATAATAATTCCAATTAGATCAGATTTATACTCTGGAATAGACTAATCATCTATTGCTGTATACAAATCTTTATGATCTATAAATTATCTATATGTTGGAATTATTATACTTGAATAAAAACTTATAAAGAATTATATAACTCTTGCTTACGTTCGTTGAGCATTTGAATAATTTTTTGCTTGTCTGGTAAATCATAAGCACCACTGTCATCAACATACGTAAACCGTTGTTCAAATAAATGATTAGCTCTATCACTAGTATACAATGCAGATGCATCTTCAATATCTTTGAGAAGATCTAATTGGTCTAGTGTAAAGAACTGTTTATACATATTTACAAATTCTTTGTAATCACCGAATACATGAGTACATGGTACGAATAAGTAATTTGCATGAACTAATTCATGAGCTGTTTCGGATAATGGAATTAATCCAACGAATCCATTATAATGATTCCACATTACTTCTTTAGCTATAGATTCTTCATCAATTGGTTCTCCAAGAGTTTGTCTCTTACGGAATACAATTGTACAAATATCATATAGAGTAATTGGATCATGATGTACATGAATCTTAATCTTAGGATTTGGAACGTTAGATACGTTTCTATAAAACGCACAACTGTTCATATTGAATGAGTTACGTAGATATTGAATATACTGTTGGTATTCAAATGATCCACGTACTGATTTCTCTAACTCTGATAAGAATTTCTTGAAATCTTTTTGGTCAGCCAAGTTCCAATCATTTAAATCATATGGAGGAATATTAGTAAGTTTAATAACCTCTGGTTCATTAGAACTTGACTGTACCATACTTAAAGAGTAAGGATTTCTCATGATAACCTCCTTTCAGTAGGGTTATCATAATGTTAATTTTTAGGTTGTGGAATGAATTCTTCCATATCTGCAAATGTACAGCTATCCTCTAGATCGTATTCATATATCTCAATAGATTCAATATTATTAATCATTTCATCTGATTCCAAATACTCATCAATCTTACTTTGGATTTCAGATAAGCATTTTGGTTCATGATCAAACTCAATGTATGGTTTAAGAATATCTACTACATCGGATATATCATTACATTCATAATCATATGAATCGCCATCTTCAGTTCCCATCCATATTTTATATCTAACTTGATAATATTTACCATCTTCATCTGTATTAATATAGACTTCGAATCCTGGTTCTTCACATACACCCAAGACACTAACGTTTGGATATATAGATTGAACCCATTCTGTAATTCTACTAATAACTGGTGACCATGCACTTTCTATGGATATATCGAATGTATATTCATTATAATCTTCATTATAACAAACTCCATCATCACATATCCAACAAAAGTTATCACGTCTATCAAAGATATATATTGGTTTTTCATAAGCTTTAGATATAGCTTGAGTTATTTCATTAGTTTGTGTACTTATATTACTAAAGATATAATTGATATTGGTTACTAAGAACTCTAAATCAATTAGGTCTTTCTCTTCAGCTGGTACTATAAAAGTTATATTGTTGTATGCATAGTTTGCCATAGTTTATTACACCCTTAAAAGTAATTCAATATAATGATTATCAGATGCTGCAAAGTATAGACGTTCATCTATATTATTAGCATCATAATATTCATCAAGAACTTTATTCTTATCAGGGAAGAAATCAGCATTATCAAATTTATTAATAATAGCTTGAGGTATATTATAATCAATAAGATATTGTTTAACTCCACTAAAGTTAACTATATCAGTGTCAAGTAAGTTATTATCTTTAAACACTGCAGCGATATAATGCTTCTTAGATAAGTATTTAGAGTATAGATTGCTTTCAAAAATAATGAAATCCTCTAATGTCATAATACGATAATCAAATTGCACATCAATTATACCAGCTTCTTGCATTCTATTTTCTACATCAAAGAATGTTTCCATATATCTATCGAATTTCAAGATTACGTATGTATAATATATATCATTCTTTTTGTGAGTTTCATGATCATATTCAAAGATATCATTATCATAATACTCAGCAAAAGATTCAACTACTTTATTCAAATGCTCTTCATTCTTTGAATAAAATGCAAATGAATAATAAAAAGTGTCTTTACTATAATCAATATTCAATCCAGGGACTTGTATCATTTTCTATTCTCCTCTTTAATATTAGCTAATAAGATTTTTGTTTCAATAATATTTAATAATTTAGAAACCTCCACAGTATCAGTGAATGTATTACCAGCTACATCACTTTCTAATGTATTCAAATCAATTCTAATATAACCATTGCTAAATACTACACTAATTTCTTCAGACGAAATATACAAATCAATCATCTGAATATCTAAGAATCGTTTAGTATCAAAAGACAATGGCTCTGCTTTTAATCTAAATCTTGTACAAGATTCATCTTTAAGACTATTTACAATAGCAGCAATGAACTTGCAGTCTTTATCAGTCTTCATCTTCATCACCTCCTTCATCATCGATTAAAATAAGTTCATCTATTTCTTTATCAAAGTCATCTTGAACTTCTTCATCAGTCTTCTTTCTAGTATATGAAAGATTATCTATATCTTCTTCTGTAAAAAGATGTAATAATATTTCATTTTTAAAGAATGATTTAAAAACATCGTTCTCAGACTTATCTAAACAGGTAAAGATACGATCTAGTGTAATCGTAAATTCGACGTTTAACGCACACCCCTGTGGAAGTATACTGGTACGTATCGATTCGGGGCATGTATTCGCATAATTAATTACATTATATAATGCAATGGTTTCATTAACACTTGCGGAACGACCCTCAAAGGAAGCTATGAAATTATCATTGCTTACGAAATTATGTGGTCGTTCTTCACATATATTAATTAATAAGTTTTCAGCATATGGAGCAATGTATGCTAAGAAATAAAACGGAATCTCTGTCAAATTCATCTTAATCAAAGTATATGGTTTAAAATCAACTTCTCTACCAATAAGTCTATTTAACTCATATGCATAATGATCAAAGTTATCCGGAGAATCAATTACTCCACATTTAAGCTTAAGCTTTCTATCACTATATCCAGCGTAAACTTTAATAATATTAAATAATGCATTCGATACATCTCGTTCACTTGCTCGTGGATTCGTTATGATATCTAAGTTTAATGCATCACTTATACGTGCAAAGAATTCATTTACAACAAATGAGTTCCTATTCTCTAAACGCATATTCAATAAATCTCTATATGAAGTTATAAAGATATGTGTACTATTATCATATCTCCCATACTTCATTAAGTATAAGATATTTACTTTATCTTCATCAAAGTCAAGATAAAATACAATATTAATCTTATCTAAGTAAGTATCAAAGTAATTACAATACAAAAGAATTACATCTAATCCATTCTTAATTACTTCTACTTTCTTATCTTCAATCTCCTCTCGAGTAAAGTAAGTTCTAATTCTATCAATTATTCTCATTACTCAATCTCCATTTATCTAAATGATATCTAAAGTTAGTTTCAAACTCTAATCTAACTTCATTAAAGATTTCATCTTCTGTGCGGAATTCTTTATTAGTCTTATCTAATCGAATTTCCTTTACACAATAATTCTTATTAATGAATAAGTGTTTAAATAATTCATTCACCAATTCTAAATACTTAAAGTTTCCTTCATTAATATCATTATCGGAATTTCTACTAAGAATCAATTCTTTCGTAGTTCGTTTATCATGAATCATCTTTAGCATAATATTAGTATCTGGTAATTCCATTTCATCATAAATAATATTATCATACTTACTAATGAAATCTTTTAATGTATCTGATTCTAAATAATACTTAAGATTCTCTACTGATAAATCATTTCTTAGTGTTTGTAATTCTCGTATACCTTGATAGTAGATATTAGAATATACCCATCTATCCATTACGATAATATATCCATTATCATAATACTTCTTAATTTGATTATACCAAGTATCATAAAAGTCAGATGCATATAGCATACTGATATTTATTGCTGATAACTCTTTAACTTTACTTGTATTCTTAAAGTAATTAGTTAATAGATAACTTGATTTACTATCATAATTAGGAAAACTAAATAACTTAGCTTTATATCCTAATTCATTCTGAATATAATCTACTAGTTTCTTACTATTAGTTTCTTTAAAACTACAATCAGTTCCTTCAAAGGTTACCATATACTTGAATGATATTGATTGTAACTTCTCTTCAGTTAATTCATTAATTCTTTCTAAAGGTGATTTAATCATTTCTCATACTCCTTTACTTTATAAATATATCTTATTAGAATATTGATAGTATACTACTTCATTATACTATCAAGATAATAATATATAAACTAACTTAGTTTTTATATTTACTATTAGTTGCGTCCTTAAAAGGAGAGGGGAGTTAAGAGGGTGAGAACGTAGTTCTCCCCTCTTATCCCCGAAGGGGTAAAATACAACAGAGTACAGATGCATACAGTTGCGTCCTTAACAATCGTTCCCACGCCCGTAGGGCTAGTGGGAACTTACTGAACTGTCTTTGTCTACAGTTGAATTCTATTGAAGTTAATTATATACTAATTACTATACAGATAGACTATTAGTTGATATTCTATATACTAATTGATATACAATAGATAATCTTATACTCTTAATTCTTATAGATAAACTTATACTGATATTCAATAGAATAATTTATATTGATATACTTTATACTGATACAATATTTACTAATTACTTATACAGATATAATATTAGTTATTATTCTTATAGATAAAATAAATATATCAGTATACTACTGAATAGTATACTGATAATAGTTTTATTTGTTTTCTAATTCCCTTGAAATTGTTAAATTGAAAATTTAACACATCTTTCTCACGAACCATAGAATATAAACTTTTATTAGTTTATATGCCACATACCTCATTCGTTCTCGTCCGCACTCCACTACTTCGTATGTGGCATATAAACGTTCCGTTTATATTTGCCCCCCCCCCCCCCCCCACAAGGAAGCAAAAGCAAGCGAAAAAAGAGCGACCTTCCGGTCTTCTCGTAAGCTTCAGACAACTGTGAGGAACCGCAGGGGCTTACGTTAAGCACGCCTGTTAGGGCGTACCACTGCATGGAGTCGTTTTCCATGCATCCGTACCTGCTGGGTTATGGTGGGAGTTTTACCAATTAGCCACAAATTTCGATCGTGTAGGGTTTATCATACCTACTCCATCTCATACATATTTTTTATTACTTCGTTGTTTACTCTGTAATTTTTTACAAAACACAATAATTCCCCTTAGGATTACTATGATCCTAAGGGGAATTATATTATTTAGATGCTAAATATTGTAATTGATTGATTGTATTACCGGAAACGTTCTTAGTTACTTTATTAACTTGACCTTGAATATTTTGAGATACTAGGTTAATCTTTTCATTAAGTTTATTACCTAATGTAGCCATAGCTCCTTGTAGCCCTGTTTGAACAGTTGTTACTTGTTGTTGAGTTTGTGCTTGATTAGCTTGTAAAGTACCAATACCAGCAGTGTTGCCAGTAATCTTAGTCAATTCATTATAAATAGCACGTAATAGGATAACTTCTTGAGAGTCATCATTGGATGATTGAGATAAATCAACTGTTCCTCTACCAAGACTAACTTGATCTTTAACAGTTTCTTTTTGAGCTCTAAACGCATCCATACCTTCAATAGCAACTTGTGTTTGCTTAGGTACACCTTTAGCTCTGCCAAATCTAAAGTTTTTACCAGTACCCATATCAGTTGTAGAGTCACTAACTATTTCAGATTGAGATCTTGTAGCTTGACCAGATGGTACATTAGATGCACCATTTCCGCCACCAGTTGCAATATAACCATTAATTTCATCAGCACCGAAATCATTAGCAATATTACCTTTAACAATCTTATTTCTGCCAGATGAGTTACCCCAGTAACCACCTTTACCATCAGCAATAACTACATGGTCAGCTTCAGCATCACCAGTTAATGTATTAAGAAGAACTACATCGCCTTCACTACCACCTTGAGATGCAGTTTTGAATGCGTATGGTTGACCTTGGTTCTTAGCTTTAGTTTCAGCATTAGGTACATACATATCGATTTGGTTAACACCGGCTTTTTCAAGGTATTTATTAACGAATGTAGTACAACCGTTATTACCATAGCCTTGTTGACCAACCATTGAATCTGCCCAATCTGATGCGGCTTTAGTATTACCGCCACCAATTGCTCCACCTACACCGCCAACTGCACCAGAGGAACCTCCAATATTACCACCTAAGTCAATACCAAGTACCGCACCTAAGTTAGATTTAATGGAATTATACATATCGAAGAGTGGAGATAATAATCCAGGTTTCTTTGTAGGACCAGAGCCACCTTTAATATTACCTTCAGTCTTAATACCTTTACCTTGTTTTTGGAATGCTTCTTGAGCTGCAGCTATACGTTCATCCATATGAGCATATGCAGGATTACCAACTTCAAAGTTAGTGAACCAATATTGAGTAGCTTGAGCAACATCATTCATCTTACACATAGCTTGAAGATGTTCATGATAATAGCCACCAGGTCCAATTTCATTCCATAAATGAGTCAACTGTGCATTGACATCAGTCCAAGTTGTACCCATACCAGCAGCAACAGAGTTAAGTGTATCTTTACGAGTTTCAGTCCATTGACATAGACCAACACCTGCTTTATATGGATTCATATTAGGTTCATTATCTAATTGGTTAGCAGCAGGATTATATCTAGATTCTGCCCACATATTACCCATGATACCAGCAATAGCGACAGAAGCAACACCTTTACTTGCTAAGAAGTTCCATACAGTTTCAGGCACATCTGCACCTTTACCGAATCTTACTCCCATGCCAAATCTACCACGACTACCACGTCCATACAATTTACCTCTACCAAAAGCATTAGCAGTTGTAGTATTACGTAATACGTCTTTGATATTATATGTAGCATTATCACGATTAGATTCAGGATCTTGAATTGTAACTTTACCAGTACTTGCATCATAACCAGTAGCAGTTACATAGTGAGGATAAGAACCAAATGGATGACTATTAGAAGTACCAGATTTAGATTCACCTTGAAGTACTACAGGATTACCAGATTTCAAAGCATTGATTGTACCTTGAGCATCAGTGGAATAAGATGTAGCACCATGTCTTGCAGCGTACCCTTCAAAGAAAGATGGAGCAACACCAGTATCAGTACCCTTATACCCTCCAGATAATGCGAAATTAGAAGCTTCAGCTGGATTAATCGTACCTGTACCAAGTGCCATAAGAGCATTAGCTCCAGCAACTGGACCACATCCAGAATCTCCAATAGTTTGATTTATTGTATCTCCAGATGTATTAAATCCGATATTAGCATATCTAGGATCTTTTTGTTTAAAGAATTTACCTGTACCTAAAACTTGTGCTTGTAAATCACCAGCTTGAGATACTAGATTACCCATTAAACCACTAGTTCCTTGAGAAAGCTTATTCATGTCACTTTGCATGCCACTTAATAAGCCATTACCATTTGCAGTACCACTAGAACCTAGAGGACCATTCTTACCAGTACCTTGAGCACCAGGAGTAGGAGTAGGATTTTGTGATGCTAATTGTTGAGCATTTGGTTTATATGTAGGAGTCTTCTTATTAGAATCACTACCGCCAAATGCAGTCTTAATATCATCTATAAATCCTTTATCTTTATCATATATTTCATCATTATATTCTTCAACAGAATCTAATTTCTTTTCAGCTGTTTGGTTATATTGATTCAATGCAGCTAATGCACGTTGTTGCATTGGAGCTAATACATCATTCAAATCCCAAATATAAGCTAAAATTTTGAAGAATAATTGAGGTCCGATTACACCAAATAATACAGAGTCAACTGCAGAAGCTAAACCAGCTACCCATTTAACATCATCATTTGGGGGTTGTTCATCGGCAAGACATTCAGCAACGTTATACCAACGGCTAATACCTGTAGTTACAGATGCAGCTAAGTCTAATGCAGTAATAATACCAATTACGATACCAGCAAAGCCTGCAGTAAATACAGTAGCACCTAGATATCCACCAGCTTTAGCTAAAAGTTTAGCAAATTTAGCAGAACCTTTAATACCATCTAAGATCATAGTAGCTAATTTAGGAGCAAATTGTGCACCTTTCTCAGCTAACTTAGGTATATATGTAGAGATCTTTTCAATACCTTTAGTTAAGATTTCTTTTAAGAAGTCCATAACTTTATCAGCAGCTTTAGAAGCAACTTCCCCAACTTTACTTACACCAGATTTAACAAAATCTGCTGCTTTAGAGAATAAGCTACTACTCTTAACAGCATTCTTAGCAGTACCATCTAATAATGAAGAACCAACTACACCAGCTCTATCTCGAATAGCCCAACCAATCTTAGATAAACCTTCTTTAGATGCACCGAAAGCTCTACTCATAATAGATGAAGATAACTTACCTAAACGACTTGCTTTGACTGCATCTTCAGAAGACTTAGCAATCTTACCTATATCTTTACCAAGTTTAGTATTCTTATAGACAAACTTACCAGCTCTCCAAGATTTACCAAAACTCTTAGAACGTTTAAGTTCTTTAGCAAAACTAAATCCAGCTTTACCGAATTTTAAAGCACCACCAATACCTTTACCGATGCCTTTGACACCTTTATAGATAGATCTACCAGCTTTAAATGTTTTATATCCTAAGAATCCCAAGATACCACCATTGACTGCCATACCTCCTATTGTGGGATTGTATGATGTTTTCATTTTAGGTGTACCGTCTGGATTAAATACAGGATTACCGTTTTCATCGACTTCTTGTTGTTCTTCTTTACCGATAAAGCCATCAAGTAAGCTACCAAGAGCTCCACCAACACCTTTAACGAATAAAGGAATTACAGTATTCTTTAAGAAGCCACCGATTGCAGGTAATAAAGTATGAGTTAAAATCTTACCAATCTCTGGAAGCATTGGACCTAAGAATGATAATAGTAAACCACCGCCAAGGATAGTTCCTAGACCGCCAAACATTCCACCGCCTTTACCAAAGATTCCATCTACTATATCATGTAAGAAGCCTTGAGATTTTTCTTTAACATCTTTGGCACCTTCTTTAGCAGAAGCACCAAATCCTTTAATTTTACCAAGAGCTTTAGAGAATATAGAACCTTGACGTTCTGCATTCTTTTCATCTTTAGCATCTTCTTCTTTCTTCTTATCACTAGCAGATTCAGTATCAGCTTTATTTAAAGAACCATCAGTAGATTCATAGGTTTCATTACCATTAGCATCAACAGAACGTTCTTTATGTGCACCAGTTTGAGCAATTTCATTAGCTTGACTAGCAGCAGCTGTATTAGGAGCAAGTTTAGAAGCATTACCAACTACAGTAGATGCTGCAGCTTCTGCAGTACCAGTAGCACTAGAAGTAGCTGCTTTATTAAAGCTTTTAGCAAACTCTACTTTAGCATCAGGACTACCATTATCAAATATAGATCTGTTATTCCAAGCCCAATCTGCATCTTTGGCAGAAATAGATGGATCCATACCATATCCAACAAGCATAGCAAGGAATTCAAGTTTTTCTTCAGGCATTCTAATATATTTAGAAATAGGATCAGTAAACTCAAATTTCTTATCACCACGACTTAAGTATGTAGCAATTTTAACAATACTTGCAAATGCACCTTCAGCAAGTTTCTCAGGAGCTAATGCAGATGGATCACCAATAGATTTGATTGCTATAGGACCCATTACCATAGCCAATTGAGAATAACGTTTAATAGTTTTAGTGCTAAGTTTAGACAATACATCCAAATCTATTTCCATACCTTTAGGCATAGCTTTAAGAGCTTTTAGATTTTGTCTATTCTTTTTGCCATTACCAGTAATAAAATCAGTTTTAGAACCAGTAATTTTAAGATGGTTAAGATTCTTTTCGATGAGTTTTTGAGATTTAGCATCAATATTATTAATAGCCATAACTGATTGTGTAGCTACACCCATTTTTTCTTGATCAGTATAGTGTAGTCCATCATAATAGCCATTATTATTTTTAACTAAGAAATCTCTAATTTCTGTTAATAAATTATTAGTAGTTTGCATACCTTCAGCTACATTAGCAGCCTCTTCGGATGTAAACTTCTCACCGTTAGCCCCCACTAAACGTTCTGCTGTATCTGCACGGTCACGTTCATTTCTAACTTGATTTAATGCAACACCTAAGGATTTTCTATCAGCAGGATTTATATTAAATTTCTTTAGGTAATCAGAAGCAGCTTCTACTGCAGCTTCGGAATATTTTTTCTTACCTTTAGCAACAGCTATACGTTCAATACCTTTAGTTACTATCGCTATAACTGCTTTAGAGGATTTACTATCTAGATTTAGATCAGAAATGAATGCACTAGCACCACGCATATCTCCGTCAAAAGTTAGTCTTACTAATTTCTTAACAGAGGATGCATCCATATATTTGCTAAGTTGTTTTTCAACACTCTTAACTTCCTTACGTGTATCACCGCCACCAATTTTGAATTGGCTGTTTAACACACTTAAGTTATCTTCTAATTCACCTAAATCTTTAGCTGAAGAATTAGCTAAATGAGTATCAAACTCTTTATTAGCATAATCTTCAGTACCCATGATATTAAGACGTTCTCTTGCACTGAGATGATCAGCAGTACCTCTACGGATTATCTTAGCATTACCCCAGTTATTAAATTTGCGTAATCCCCAACCGACACCTCTTATAGGAGTACCGATTAAGAATTTAGCCGCATCACCAATACCACTAAAAGTAGTACCAAGTATTCTACCTAAAGGTTTAAGAAGCATATCATTTACTTGCTTACCGATAAGCATACTGAATGGACCACCAAATGCTTTCTCTAAGATATTAAACATACCATATTTCATGCTACGTCCCATATTCTTAAAGACTTGTGCAAGCATTTTACCAGTACCTTTTAGAGGACTGAATAAATTATAATCCATAAATTTATAGAAGTCTTGATATAAAGTAGTACCAAAGCGACGTAATGGATTTACTACGTAGTCTTTTAAAGCACCTACTAGACCACCTTCACGTTCACCATCTTCATTCTTCTTACCAAGAATCATATCATGGAATTTACTAGATGTACCAATAAGACCTAAACCAGCACCAAGACCAAAGTTCATTAATAAACCCATTCCTGTAGGATCTAGTAAAGCAGCAGCTCCACCAAAACCTGCAATCTTAGGCATATTCTTCTTAACGTAGTCTTGTACTTTCTTAGGAATGATACCATCTTTACGACCTATCTCATTGCCATCTTTATCATAGTAAGTTTTACCGAAAATCTTTTCGTTAACTTTTTGATTATTCTTAGCAAGAGAATAAGCACCACCAATAGCAATAGCACCGACTGGACCAAATCCAAGCATTAAGCTAGGAATAATACCAGCAGCTGCACCTTTACCAAGATCAGGCATATACTTCTTGAATAAAGCTTGTTGTTTACGACTGATTAGACCACCTTCACGAGATCCATCAGACATTTCTTTACCAAATAAGAAGTTCTTAGCAGTATCACTTTCACGGATAATATTAGCAGCAGCACCAATAGCAGCACCTGCTAATAATCCTCCAGGACCAAATATTGCAGTTGCACCTAATGCACCAGCACCTGCAGCTACACCTGTACGACCAGCAAATTTAGCACTATTACCTCTAAGTTTAGCTATATCGCCAGTAAGAGCTTTAGATACATCTGGATCTAAAGTCTTAGCATAATCTTCAAATTTATCTAAACCAGTTTCCCATGCAGCAGATACAGTAGCCTTAGCTGCTTGACCTAATGCACTACCATCTGTAGAATCAACTTTACCAGCCATTTTATTAACAGCAAATTCTAAAGCACTACCGACAACTTCTCTTAGACTATTACCTTGGATCATTCCTTCAGGAGCTTTATCTTTTAGAGTTTGTACGAAGTTCTTACCTGTATCTAATAAGTTACCACCTTCAGCATGAGATAAGATTTTATTTCTTAATCGTAATTCATCTTGTTTATCTTTCTTACGATCAGCTTTATCTATATCTGGATTGAATGGATTCAAATCAGATGGAATAATTAACTCGCCTTTAGATACAGTAGTCAATGCAGTATGTGGTACAGATAGAGAACCAAATGCATAACCATCATCAGATCCAAGTATACCAGGTTTAAATACACGTCTAGCTAATATTTCAGCCTGACTAATTGAAGATCTTGGAGCACCACCGCCACTAGAAAATTTAGGTTGTCGACTAGCAGCCGATTGTTTAAAAGCATCTGCATATCCAGCTGCAATATCCTTTAATTGTCGCTCTGGGGCAAAGCTTTTAGGTGCAGGACCAAACATTATAGATCTAACTAATGCTTCAGCTTGAAGAGGATTCATACCTGGTTTACCACGAACTAATTCAGCCAATTTACTACCAGCACCTGTTATAGCATTTTTGGCAGAATCTTTAGCATCATTAAACCAATCTAGACCAAAGTCTTTAGCAAAGTCTTTAATCTTGCCCCAGCCTTTTTTGACTATAGGTTCCCAGAATTTCTTATCTAACCAATCTCTAACTTTATTGAAAGTAGTCTTTAATTCAAAAGCCATCTTATCATAGAAGCCACGAATTTCATTACCTTCTTCATCTTTCTCGCCAGTTTCATGATCAAAGAAGAATTGATATAGATTATCATCTACTTTAGTAATAACTTCAGCAGCAAATAATCTAGGACTCTTAAGGATTTCAAGCCAGTTGCTTAATGCAGCTTTGCCTTTACCCTTAATACCTTTAGCATTGGTTACATTACCAAACTTAGATTTATCTTCTTTACCAAAGACACTATCAAGTTTATTGATTTCAAGTTCATCTAAAGTCTTACCAACTTCATCTGGATCAACTTCTGCAGGTCTAGATGGATTATTAGCTTTAACTTTAGCATATGTCTCTTCAATCGTTTCAGCACGATTTTCTTTTAAGACACTATATTTAATAAAGTCAGAATCAATATAATCTGGAGTAGCAATAGCATTAAGTCTATTCTTAACACCAATTTTCTTACCTTTACGGAATCCGCTTGTACGAATTAAATAAAGTTCAGAAAGCATAGCTTTAAAGATAGACTGTTGTTCAGTCATTGCTTTGCTCATCATATCATTATTAGCTTGGATGGCACTTTGTTTACCCCTACTGCTACGGTTTTCCATCATAGCTTCAGGAGACCAACCAGCTTTTTCTTGGTTTTGGTAATATTCAGCTTTAGCACGATGAGCATCGGCATATTCAGCAGCTAAAGTCTTTGCTTCTTTATAAGTTCTAGAGTTCTTATTCATCCGTAGGAATCTAAGTAATTTACCAAATGATTCATCACCATAAGTTTCCATTACAGCATCAAAAGAACCTTTATTATCCCATAGTTTATCTTCAACTTCTGGAATCAAATCTGTTAATCGTTTTAATTCATTAGCAGATAACTTCTTAGATTTAGCTATTTTCTTAATATCTTCTTCTAATGCATTTCTGATACCAGAACCAGCTCTATCTTTATAAGATTTATCTCTTCTTTTCTTTTCTCTGTCAAGAATTTGTAATGAAGAGAATTTACCCTTATCAAAGTCATAGACACGTTCTTCACCACCTAAGAGTGATTCGATACGAGCTAAATAAGCTGGGATAACTTCTACGATAGATTTACGAGTCATACCATCAAAAGGTACTTGACCTTTAAAGTATTTACTAGTATCAATCTTATCTTTACTAGCTACCTTAACACTGAAGATATTAGCTAAAATACCACCTAAACCCTCTTTTTCTTTGGCACGTAATAGATCGGCATTGATTTGATTAAATAAACCTGTTAGTGTTTTATTAAATCCACCAATAGCTTTTTCCAATGGTTTACCCATTGCTCTTTGGACTAAATAAGCTGGAATATATTGTAGTGGATTAGCAGCCATGCCCATGAGCATTTCTTTGCTAATCATAGTAAGACCTAAATTCTCAGCTTGGTCAACGAATCCTTTTTTAAGATGCTTACCATAAGCACCCCAATCCATTACACCATTAGATAAGATGTCAGTGATATCTTGTTTGAGACCTTTATCTTGACGTTTCTTCTCTGCATCTCTACCAGTATTCCATTCTTTGAAACGTTCACGTTCCATATCAAGGAGTTCTTTCAAGATAGCATTGTTTTCACGTTGATATTTAGTTGACTCTTCAAAGTACTTGGTTGAGTTTTCAATATGCGTCTGCATGTTTGTAGTCATGAAGTTTTGCATATTACCCATTGTAGTACCAAGACCCATAATAGAGTTATTTAAATTACCAAATAATCGTTCTTGTTGTGCAAACATGAATGATGCAGTCTGTTTAGTTACATCTGCATTATACTTGGCTGCACTCATTATAGTACCAGAAATTTGATCAGCATTAGCTTTAGATGCATCATGTACAGTTTTAGCTACAGCTCTATCACCATCAGTGATATCTAAGCCACTGTCACTGCTATCTCCACCTATACTGTCTTCATCAAAGTTCCAATCAAAATCATCATCATCTCCACCAAACATGATTTTATCTGAACGCTCTTGGTTCCAGAGTTTACCAGATTTTAAATCTTCTTTGGCACTTTTGAGAGCTAGATTTGACGCTTCATAAGCAGTACTTTTCATTAAATACTCTTGAGCTTTTCTAAAAGTCTGTCTGTAATTAACGATAGCATTTACTGTCTCTTTAGTAGCGGTACTAGCCTGATCAAACGATTTATATGTAGTATCGTAATTTGTCTTAAAACCCTCGACAGCAGCATATTTTACTGACTTGCCAAGATTCTTAAGATAATTTGTGATCTTGAGTCCCAATATAAGGTCCTCCTTTCTTTATAAGATTATCGTAATGTTCAAAATGACAATATATACCGCCCAAGGACCATTAAGACCCTTGGGCTGTATATATTATCGAGGAATTTTGTAATGAAACATACATCGTGTACTGGTAGCAACAAACGTACACTACCTATATGTTTGACAATACAATACCCCTAAGGACTATGAAAGCCCTTAGGGAATACTGTATCAGTTTGGATTGAATATAATTGCGTAGGATGTACGATCTTATATGCTCATTATATGGTTGAGGTAAATAGAAAAAGTACAACTCACGATACATCCTACAATTATATGTATCCTGTGTGTTAAAAAGCTAATATATGTCTAAAGCATCTCACTATAATGTATAAAAGATAATCCCTAAGATAGATGAACTATCTTAGGGAATACTTTAGCAGATTTTATGGTTTTTGAACTTTGTAATATATCTTATTTGTTTAAAATACTAAAAATAATTGTGTGATGATGAATTATTTTTTAATCCAAGCTGGGCATGGGCTAGATACCTTAATGGAATCGTAAGGACTAACTTTAACTTCAGCTTTTTCATAGATTGGTTTGCCAGCATTATCTACACCGACTTGTTTAGGGTAAGAACGTGTAGATTCTTTGATTTCTTTTTTAATCAAAGATACGTTAGATTTTTCTCGTCCACCAAGACCAATTTTGCGGTTGGTCTGTAAGTATGTATTTAAGAATTCTTTAGAAACTGTTAACATACTTTCCGCATCAGATTTTTTAGCTTCATAGCCAGCTACCAAGGAATCAGCTTCTTCTTTGCTAATTTTAGTTGTAGCCACAATAGCATTGGAGATAACGCTACGGAATTCTTTAGCTGGTGCTACTGTACCAACTTTACCTGTTTTGTCATAAACACCTACTTCATAAGAAGTATCGTTTAAGAAAGCTTGCATAACACGTACTTCGTCTTTATGAGAAGCAGATGCATTTGTTAAGTTGTCTCGCACATCTTTAATCAGTGCTAGAACTGTTTTTTCTTTTTCCATGATTCAATCCTCCTAATAAAATAATGGGAATCATTTCGATTACATTTGTGTTACATGTGTTATATTTTAATACACTAGGGTATTAATAATGAATTAATCGAATGACTTAGCATTCTCTATAATAGCTTCTACTAGCTTGATTTTACCTTTAGACTTAATAAAATCATTAAGTTCTTTATGAGTCATCTTAGATAACTCAACTATAAAGTCTTTTTTATCCATTATATTAATCCTCCGTACCTAAATGTACAGGATAAGGTATAATTTGACAGAGAAAACCCCCGTAGGCTACAAGAACCTACGGGGATTTAGCATGATTGCATTTCGTTTGGGATTGCGGTAACTTTTTGAAAAAGTTATTCATAGTAGTACGGTTAATACATTTAGAAATATATCTATATGTAGTTTGTCAAAGTTATCATTATTTCGAATATATAAAAATAATAACTTTAAGAAATGTAAGATTGAATCTTCGTTATAACTCTTCCACCCATTTCATGGTTCAAGCTTCTTATAATAAATTCATAAGCATCATGTCCGAAAAGTTTAAAAAGTATAATGTATTTAGCACTATATAACCCAATAGTTAATTCGGAGTAATTTGGATTTTAAATAGATTTGATAAGATAAAGACATATACTTTAAAAGTATCATAAAGCCACTTGAGTTGTTTCTCTAAATATTCTTAGTGTCTTATAATCTAGGTTAATCTTACTACTAAATTGTTGCATGAATGTTAAATGAAAAATGAAGTTAAGTGATACGATTTTAACAATAGAATAAGTGAAGGAGGTACTACAATGCCTATTAATATAGATAAAGTCAAACCTTTCAGACTACTTAAAACTCCATTCTTTACTCCTTTCAATAAGAAAGACAAAAGACATGGTAGTGCTATTTTCCTAATGACTAAAAGCTTAGAGCAATCTAAGCAATTGATTGAGCATAAGCTTATTAGTAATCTAAATATGTTTAATTCATACTTCCTTGAATGGAATGCTATGTATTTACTTAAACCTAGTAGAATTATAAATAAAGACTTAGATGTAGATGATGTATATAACTCCAAAGTCTATGGTAATAATCCTATAATGACAGAATCTCATTTTGAAGATTCTGAAAACTTGTTTTTCTTCTCTGAGGCTACTCCTGAGAATGTGTTAGATACACGATTAAGAAAGATCCTATATAAAGAAAGATTACGTAACTCTAAGGATGTTAAACTTAGATTAAACAGAATCAAAAATGAATGTAAGTATATTAAGTATACTTATCCTACTATAGATAAATATAAGAATATGAATGTCTATATTGATAATCATATTTATAATAAGATCTTTACTCTTAGTGAAACTTATAATAGAGATAAAGCTATAGACTTACTATATGCATTATTTGATAGATTTATTAATAATCCTAACTATAAAGAATATACTAAAAAGACTGTATTAATTCCAGTAAATGAATGGGCTGGTGATATCCCGACTACAGCTTTATTTGAATTCAGTAAATCTATTAATCCATTCTCTATGATAGTTAGACTCTTTAAGAAGCCTAAAGAAAACTTAGATAAACTAGCTGGAATGGATTTCATCTTTATTGGTAATAATAGTTGGTTTAAAATGAAGATGGAAGATTTAGATATGAAGAATCTAAATCTATTTAAGACTAATATCTTAAAGATTAGAAATAATGATATCGTAGAAGATAACGTTCCTGAAGATAAAGAAGATATTAAGACTAGACTTATTGGTAAGATTGAAGACTTAACTGGTATTGAAGTTAATAATATTAGTCGTACTACACCAGAACCAGATCAAACAAGTTCTGTAACTCTAGCACCACAAGAAGAACCTAAATTGATTGTAGCTAAAGGTATTACTGGTGCAACTCAAGTTATAGATCCAACTAAGATTGAGAAACCTACAGAAGATAAAATCAATCAATCAGTTGAAAATATTGTAGACTATACTAAGAATGCTGAAGAAGCAGAGAAAGAAATGGATAACTCTGTGGACTTGAAAGAGTTAATCTTACAAGCTAAGAATGATCAAGATGATACATTTAAGATTTCTGCTACTCGTAAAGCTCGTATGGATGATCTTAATGATAAATTCTTAAAAGAAAAGATTGCCAATTCTACTATTGCAGAATTAGTTGCAACTGAAGATACTCCATTACAATCTACAGACTTATCTAAGAATGTAGAAACTATTGATGATGAATGGGCTAACTTAAAGAAACCTAACTTTGAAGCTGACTATAATATCGATGCAGATATTATGAAGTGCTTACATTCTTTATCTCAAAATAAAGATGTACCAATGAGTGTAATCGATGTATCTATGGAAGATAGATCTACATCTGAAGATTCTATTATTACATATACAGTTCATTTAGAAGACTCTCTAGGTAAACGTCATACATTACGTTTTGATATGCCTAAGATTATTAATAAACGTTTCTTACGTTTACGTGGTAATGATAAGATTATCCCAGGTCAGTTAATTAATCTACCTATTATTAAGACAGATGAAGATACAGTTCAAGTAGTATCTAACTACAACAAGATTTTTATCACTAGATATGGTCAAGTTGGTAAGATCAATCAATCTACAAATGCTCTAATTAGAGCTTTAACTAAGCTTAAAGAAAATAACTATAAGCTTGAAATAAAAGATGATGATAATATACCTACACCATCTAAGATAGATTTAGGCAATAATGCTAAGATCTCTGCTAAATATGAATTACCTGCAGAATATGTAGAGCTATCTAAAATCTTTAATAAGATTACTACTAGCGATGGTAGAGTATACTACTTTAATAGAGATGAACTTATCCATAAACTTGAAGAAAAGAAAGTTAAAGTTGAATCTAATCAAGGATTTATGGTTGTTGGTATAACTAAAGATAATAATCCTATTACTGTACCAGAGGAAGGTGTATCCTCAGCTTTAATTAATCATCTAGGTATCCATAAATATGCTTATACATTTATGAAGCCTGGTACTAGAATGACTTACTCTCAAGCTAGTATCTTGAATAGTAAGATTCCTCTTATTGTAGTTATGGCATATACAGCTGGGTTAACTGGAGCATTAAATGCTGCCGGAGTTGAATATAACTTAAGCGAGAAACGTCCTACTAATACTAAGAATTATTTTAGATTCAATGATGGATTCTTATCCTTTAATGATAACTATGCACCTGATGCGGCATTGCTAGTTAACGGTTTAGCTGTAATCAATACTCAAGAATACTCTCTAACTGATATTGATACAAAAGCTATGTGGTTAGATGTATTAGATGACTTTGGTGGTCGTAATAGAGCAGATGGTTTAGATTCATTTGCTAACTTAATGATGGATCCTATAACTGTAGAAGTATGTAAGACTTATAAACTTCCTACAGACTATATTGAAGTATTAGCATATGCTAGTAGTTTATTAACCACCAATAAATTCAATCGTCATACTGATATTACTGGTAACCGATTCCGTACTAATGAACGTTTAGTTCATTTCTTATATAAAGCATTAGCAACTAGCTATGGTATGTATCTACGTGAAATAAAAAACAATCGTAAAGACGCTAAGATGACTATGAAGCAATCTGCAGTTATTGATATGGCTTTGTCAGATGTAACTACAAGTGATTTATCTAAGTTATCTCCATTATTGGAATTAGAATCTGCTAATACAGTTACCTTTAAAGGTTTATCTGGTATGAACTCTGATAGAAGTTATTCATTAGATAAACGTACTTATGATAATACCATGATTAATAAGCTATCTATGTCTACTGGTTTCTCTGCCACTGTAGGTATTAATAGGCAGGCTACTATCAATATGGGTATTGAATCCACTAAAGGTTATATTAAATCTGGTGGTGAACTAGATA